AAATTAAAAGGATTGAAAATTTGAAGGAAATTAAAAAAATTCATGTCAACTCCTATTTTAAAACATTAATTATACATTATTTCTGTTTATCTTTTATTAAAACGCACTGTCCTTCTACTCGAAACCAAGGAAACTTTACATAACTGGTCATTGACTTTAGGGCCTGTTCGCAGGTGGCCTGATCCCTATACTGTAATTGTATGCGACCCGGTATGTCTGTGGAGTCGTAGATATTAACCACTATGAGGAATAAGATCCACATCATCTTTGCCCCGGTTCCAATATATGATTTCCCAACGCCCGTCATGATGCTCAACAAGAGCACTGCATGATTCAACCCAGTCGCCATCATTCATATAGACAAATTCATCTATGGTTTTGATTTCTGGTTTGTGGATGTGTCCGCAGATGACTCCGTCAAAACCACGCTTACGGCCATAGTCAGCAAGATTACGCTCAAAATGAAAAATAAAATCCACAGCCCGCTTGACACGCTGTTTAAGAAACTGGCTAAGACTCCAATAGCCGAATCCAAATCTATGCCTCCAGCGATTAAAGGCAGTATTGAATATGAGTAGTAGGTCATAGGCCTTGTCTCCTAAAAAACTGATCCACGGTGCCAGTCTTGTTATACCATCAAAGAGATCACCATGTATGACCAAATATTTCTTACCATCTATTCCCCGATGTTCGCATTGATTGGCTATCTCAATACGACCAAAGGTCATGTTATAGGGTATCATGGGTCTTAGAAATTCATCATGATTGCCTGCTATATAAACTACTTTGGTATCTCTTTTGGCATGTCCCAGTATTCGGCGAACCACATTGGTATGGCTTTGGTTCCAACGCCACTTGTTCTGCTGTATTTTCCATCCATCTATGATATCACCTATAAGATACAGTTGATGGCAGGTATTATGTTTGAGAAAATTATTGAGAATATCTGCTTGACAGCCTTTGCTGCCAAGGTGCGTGTCGCTGATAAAAATACTGTTATAGGTACGCTCCATACCAGTATTTACTTGTGCGAACGCAAAAAAAATATTACATTTATATTAATGTCCAGTCTTGAACAAAAAAAATAGGGCCTCTTGGGCCCTACTGCTGGTTACGAGCGTCCAGCACCATTCAATCTTATGGTCGTTTTAGGCTGCGAAACGATAATCGGCTTTTTCTTCTACTGCTACTTCTTTATGATCGTCGTCGCTATGATCGTCGTCGCTATGATCTTCTTCACTGATTTGTTCAATACGGACATTGACTTTTTCGTAGTTACTTAAAACATCTAATAGGTCTCTTACATGTGTAAGAACCTGTAATTGATCTAGGCTATCATCATCTTCTAATTCAATACGGACATCCAAGTCCCAGGCACGCATCTCAAGTTTCATTTTGTGGCTCCTTATGCTATGAGAGGAAGGCTTATGACCTTCCTCCCTTATTTACAATTATCTGCGTGTTTTATTTTTACAGATTTATTACATTAATGTTTGATTTGGCTCCAAACACGACTGCGAATATCTGCCTGTAGTTTCTCAGGTAAATGAACATAGTCAAGTTCTTCGCTGAGTTTCTTGCCGTTCTTAAATGCCCAGTCAAAATATTTTAAAACTTCTTGGCTGGCCTTTTTATCCGCAGGATCCTTATACATTATAATAAAACTGGCTGTGGTAACAGGCCAAGTATCCTTGCCGCCCTGATTTACAATACTCAAGCCCATTCCTGGAACCGAGAACCAATCCGCTCCTGCTGCGGCTGCTGCAAATGTAAGATCATCAGGGGCAACAAAAACACCGTGTTTATTCTGTAACAACATAAAATTCATATTGTTTTTCTTTACATAAGCATACTCAACATAACCTATACTGCCTTTGATTCTATTTACATTAGCAGCAACACCCTCGTTGCCCTTGCCACCAACTGAACTGGTAGCAGGCCATTTTACTGCGGCACCGCGACCTACACGCTTTTCCCATTCTGGACTGATTACAGCCAAGTAGTCGGTCCAATTGAAAGTAGTGCCAGATCCGTCAGCACGATGAACTACAGTGATATTTTGGTCTGGTAGTTTCTTACCTGGATTCAATGCCTGTAGTTTTGGATCATTCCACTTCGTGATGTCCCCCATAAACACTTCGGCAAGCACAGGTCCTGTGATGCGAAGTTCACCTGGCTTAAACCCTTCCAGATTGACCACAGGCACCGTGCCGCCGATGATGGCAGGGAATTGAATTTGAGCAAGTTTTTCAAGATCTTCTCCTTTTACTGGTGCGTCTGTGGCACCGAATGTCACGGTCTTTGCGTTGATTTGACGAATACCACCTGAACTACCAATGCTCTGATAGTTTAGTCCAACGCCGGTTTGTTTTTGATAGGCTTCTGCCCATTTGGCATAGATAGGATAGGGGAATGTAGCACCAGCACCCGTAATCTGTGCCTGCGCCAGGGTTGCGAATAGAGCAGTCGCAACGGCTGCGATAAATCGTTTCATAATTTTCCTTTAGAGATTTAATAGGGGCCGAAGCCCCTTTGTGTTATTTTAGACGCCTATTAGGCCGCCGTCAACTCTTGTGATAACAATTGTTGCTGATCGTGGGCGACCTGCTGTTCCATAACCAGCATTACCTGGCCATTGACTTTGTGGAGCAGTGCCTGTCCAAAAAGCCGCAGTGGTATCTTCGCCTGGATGTTGAACTCCAACAAATATAGCACGACCATCTGCTGATTCGGCAATACCAGTGATTTCACAACCTGCCGGTCCTGTCATAAACCTACGCAATTTGGTCTCACCTAATTCAGCACCAACAAATGTGGCCTGATCCTTAGTAGCACCGCTCAGTGTGTTGGTAATAGTCTTAGCACCACCATCTCCAACCTGACCAGGAATAGCCACTAACAATTGATTATGAACTTCATCAGTGTAGGCACCGTCGTCAGTCTGAATCCAGCACAGGCCTGTGGCCTTGCTAAACCATAAACCGTCTGGGCTACTGAATGAATTATTGGCTGTCAATTTAGAAATATTGCTGGCAGCATTATCTTCTTCTGAACCAAACACAAAGATATCCCATTGGAATACTAAACCTGTTGTGCCTTCACGCCAGCGAATGATATGACCGTTAGGATTGCCTGTTCTAACCAAGCCATCAGGATCAGCATAACTTCTTGGGTTAGCAGCATCAGTAGTCATTGGTGTGCGATTACTTGCTGAGTTGTTAGTCAGTGCGAAATAGACTTCACCATTTAGCGGATTCACAGCACCCCACTCTGGACGATCCATCTTGGTAGCACCTACTGCGTCTGCTGCCAAACGAGTGAATACATATACTTCTGCTTGATTGTTAAACTTGAAAGTAGCATAGTTGGCAATAGCAGGATTAGTGATACTTAATTCTATCCACATGCCTGTACCATCGGCAGCAAATTTGGCCACATACAATTTACCATCGTTGAGATATTTGTCACCAGCGGCTGTGCCACCACCAACATCAGCAGGATCCCAAGTCTTGGTGCTGACCCACTTGTAAATGTATTCATTGCGACTGTCACAGCCCATATAAAATGTCACTGGCTTGCCTGCTTCCAGGCGGCCGAACACACAGGCTTCGTGAGCCGTCCTTCCCATGGCCACTCGTTTAACAGGCTGGCTGTTTGGCTGGGTAGGATCGATCTCTACAATGTAACCGAAGGTCTGTGGTTCGTTCCGGAAGTCGTCTTTTTCAGTAGCACCTTTGATGCTGACATCCCAACGACTAAATCTAAAATTAGTATCTGGCTGATCTGTAACTGTGTGCCATCCTTGTGAATTACCTGTGGTAGCAGTGGCAGCATATGGCACATTACGCACACCATAACGACTACGTGTTTGTGTCATGCGAGCATCTGGAGCAGCACTGCCCTTGGGCATGGCAAAATATGTGGCCCAGTTTTCTTCACAGGTTAGGAATGTGCCCCATGGAGTATATCCTGTTCCGCAGTTGTTTAGTGTGCCACGAGCAGTAGCACCTGTGGGATCATACTTGGTAGCCAGCAGGGCCTTGATATTGGCCAACTCTGCTGCTGGACCTGCAACACGAGCCACAGTCTGGGCATTTACTCTGCGGTTGTAGGCGCTGTCTAACTTTACTGCCCAACCTGCGCTGCCTTTGTTGATCTCTACAATACTTACACCATGATGATTCATTTCTTTCAGTGCTTCCAGAGCAGGTCTTGTGCCCAGATCCCACTGACCAAATTGATCATACTTCTTACCATTCACACCATTACTGGTCTGTCCGTTAGGATGGAAGAAATGTGCGTCTGCTGAACTTTCATGATTTACACATAATATGGCACGGTCGGTCATATTTTTAGTATATTTTCCACTGGCATCAATGTGAAATAGTTCTGTTCCATCATGGTGATCACCGATACGAGCGGACCAGTCATCTGTTTCTGCGCCTTTGTTTGAGTAGGCTGATATAGAAGCATTGAGTCTGTCACCGGTAGCATGTAGCACGGTGAATTGATAACCCGGTGGCAGTGTGATCTTATCTGCTGTATTCTTGGGGACTGCTTGGAAAGTTAAGGCTGTTGGACGAGTGAATTGATCATCATCCCCACTGGCACAACTGGCCAAAGTAGCACCTGCTGCGGCCGTAAAAAAAGCCGAACTTCCTTTTAGGAAACTTCGGCGATTTGGGTTGCCTAACATTTCTTTGATCACATCGCTGATGTGCGGATTGTTAGACATATTCTCGGTCTCTGTAATCATCTGCTTTCTCCTATGTAAATGATTGTTGATAATATTTACATTTATATTAGCATATAATAATTACAGAATTATTACAATAATCATTAACATAGAGAGAATAAATAATCTATTATGAGAGCAACCGACATTATTAGAAATGTTTTAAATCTTGTTGATCAAATTGATTGCAAAACAACACAAAATGAACCTGAAATTGAACCAATTCAAACAGGTGTAGATACAAATAGATTTAAACAAATATTTGATCTACTCAGTCAAGATCATGAACAAATGTACAATAACAGTCCAGCAATAAAAGTATCTGGATTAGATTCTGTCACTGTTGATGCAGGAGGGGGGCTAAATGGTCCAAAAAATCCTGCTGATATGAAGAGTAATAGCATTAGTTTATTTCCGGCTCATCAGCATAAGATGGGAGAGTAATCGTGCCTGATTACTATGTTCAAAGTTTTTTAAACAGTGGAACAAAAAATGTTTATACTGTTACCACAACAACAACTATTCTTCAATTAAAACAAGCTATAAACACAGCCACAGGTGTTACAACAACAATCATGCAGTTGTATTATAATAATGTTGAAATGGTTAATACTGCCACTATAGGCTTTTATAATGTTGCTAACAGCGGAACAATTTACAGCAGTAATAATATTTCTAGTACAAGTACCTGGACCAAACAACAAAGACAAATTTTAAAATTAGATCTTGCTCAACTTAGACGTAAAGCAGCAGGAGTTACCACTGCTACCTTTTATCGCACAAGAAATGCCTATATATTAGCGGAATTGCCAACTACCTTTGTTAATAACACCACTACCTTTAATAACACTAACTCAGGAGGTTTAATTCTTGGTCGACCATGGGGTGGAATACCTAGTTCTGGATTAGTAGTATGGGCAGACGCAAGCTATCCCTCCAGTTACACAGGTTCAGGCAGCACTTGGTATGATCTAGCTAGTCCTTCAAATGATATTACATTGTTTGCTTCTCCTACTTATAGTTCTAATAATGGAGGATATTTTACCTTTAATGGCACTACTCAATACGGAACCATAGCTGGTAGTGTAATGTCAGCAACATCATATACAAAGTGTGTTTGGTTTTATCTCAATGCTACATTTGACAACAATCTCATTAGCAGCGATACTGGTCAACATTATATGTTTTTCAACAATACTAATAGATTATACAGCGGACATACAGGATGGACAGGATTTCCTGCAACTTACCCCTCCACTGCGACCTTTAGTAACTCAACATGGTATCATGCTGCATTGACATTTAATACCACTGATGGCATGGTCTTATACATAAATGGAGTTCAAGATAGCACCTACACAGCACAAAAAACGGGGTTATCTGGTGATGGTTCTGCAAGAATCGCCACTTACGGGAATCCGGGAAATTTACTAAATGGAAGGCTGTCTCAAGTTTTAATTTACAATAGATCACTTACTTCTGAAGAAGTTTTAGGAATATATCAATCATCTAAAGCTAGATATGGTTATTAAACATGCCTGTTGATCGTTATCTTAATACAAGTTCAAATTACATTCATCCCCAAGAAAGTAATTTATTAAATGTACACAAGGCCATGGACTATAGTTCAGCTGGAGAGCCATTAATTAGGGTAAACAATGTAGGAGGTGTCACATATAATAATGCAGGAAATATTTCTGCTAGTTTAGATGCATTTGGGAGAATGCGTGTCAGCCAACCCTTTACGTTATTCGATGGTGGGCTTCGTTATAGAGACGATCCATTTAAATGGAGTCAACAAGATATCGGCGCAGGTACATCTACATTTATCACAAATGAAAGTTCCATTCAAATGGTGGTCTCGGGTAATGGTGACTCGGCTATTAGACAGAGCAAACAAAATTTTTCTTACCAACCTGGTAAAAGTTTGCTAGCCATGGTTACATTTGTTGGAGCTACTCCTTCGGCCAACCTTACACAAAGAGTAGGTTATTTTAGCAGTCAGAACGGTGTATTTTTTGAAATCGCAGGTACTACCTTAAATTTAGTTATACGAAAGTATACGTCGGGGTCAGTGGATGATACTACTGAAAAAATTCCACAATCCGCATGGAATATAGATAGGCTTAATGGAATTGGTGGACCTTATAATATCAGCGGAATTAATTTAGATGTAACTAAATCTCAAATTTGGTGGTGTGATATAGAATGGTTAGGTGTTGGATCTGTAAGAACTGGATTTATTATTAATGGACAATTTATAGTATGCCACATATTTCATCATGCAAATATATTTAATAAAGTTTATATGACCACAGCAAGTTTACCTATAAGATATGAAATTACCAGTACGGGATCTACTGGCACCATGCGAGCAATATGTTCAACAGTGATTTCAGAAGCTGGATATGTAAATCGAAGCACAAGTAGAACAGCAGGTACTAGTCTTCTTGGAAAAAATTTATCTAATGTGGTATATACTCCTTTAGTTTGTATAAGGCTTAAAAGTACAAATTTAGAAAGTATTGTTGTACCAAAAAAGTTTGATCTATATGGATTACAGCAAACTGCTTTTGGATACCAAATAATTCTAAACCCAACTCTTACTAGTCCAACTTGGACTAGTGCAGGGAATGATAGTTCTGTAGAATTTGACATTTCAGCTTCAGGGGTCAGTGGCGGTACTATAATAGATCAAGGAGTATTTGTTGGCGCAGTAAAAGGTGGATCTACCTCGATATCTGCATCAGACGTAGATTTTAGTCAACAGCTAGGTAAGACAATTCAAGGTGTAAGTGATATTTGGTGCTTGGCAGTAATATCTACAACAATCAACGACGATGCCGTGGGAACTATTACATGGCAAGAATATATTTAAGATTTACAATGAAAAATAAAATTTTTATAACATGCCTTTTAGGTTTTCTATGTTTGCAGCCCATAGCGTTGGCACAAAAAACACCGCAAGGAGTAACATATGATGCAAAAATTGTCAGAATTAATGATGGAGATACTGTGGTCATTGCAGCACCATTCTTGCCAGCACCTTTGAAACCAGAACTAGCTGTGCGTATATACGGAGTAGACACTCCAGAAAAAGGCTTCAGAGCACAGTGCCCTTCAGAAGATCAGCGTGGACAAGCCGCTACAGCATTTACCAAAAAAGCAGTTGAATCAACGCAAAAGCATCAAGTAGTGCTCTATGGATGGGATAAGTTTGGTGGTCGTGTGCTAGGTGACATGATCCTAAACGGTGTAAGCCTAAGAGCAGAACTTATTAAAAATGGATACGCTCGTGAATACTTTGGTGAAGCAAAAACTTCTTGGTGCAATTAATCAACCGTGGGTGTTTCATACCTACCATTTTTCGTGGCTAGGTCTCGCACTAGGATCAGGCTATTTTATTTCATGGTGGATACCTCTAGGCATAGTAGTAGCATTGATCTACTATGCAATGACTTATTAAAATAAATATCACATGCGCTTCAACGAATTCAAAGACTCACCTAATATAGTAGATATGTTTCGACATTTTCTACCTATTGCTGTTAAAGTATTAAATTTACCCAGTCTACCCGACTTTGAATTTGAAGGTGAACTTAATCTACACGATCAACCTAGTTTCGGTGTATATCTCAACGGTGAGCGTAAGCTATATGTGGCCCTAAAAAATCGTCATCCTAATGACATCCTGCGCACAGTGGCGCATGAACTTACACACTACAAGCAAGACCTAGAAGGTCAACTTAATAATGACAGTGGTATAACAGGCAGTGATGAAGAAAATCAGGCAAATGCCATGGCCGGTATTATCATGCGTCATTTCAATAAGCAGTATCCAGAATACCTTAAGGTGCGTGCCATTACAGAAAACACAGACGAAAGTCTTAAAGGCATGGCAGCAGCAGGACTGGTAGGACTAGGCATGCTAGGTGGTCCTAAAGATGTCAGCAGTGGATTTCTAACACCAGAATTACAAACGGCCAAACAGCAGGCACAACTCCAAAAAAAAAGTCAGGTAAAAGCTAAATCCTATAAACAGGCACAGGCAAAACCACTTACACCTCGTGCTACCATGTTAATGAAGACTGCCAAAGCACAGGGCATACAAGGCATAGAACTAGCACAGTTTCTAGCACAGATGGAGCATGAAAGCCTAGACTTTAAGAAGATGAAGGAAATAGGCAAGGCCACATATTTCAACAAATATGATCCTAAACACAATCCTAGACTGGCCACTAAGTTAGGCAACAAATATAAAGGTGACGGCATAACGTTCAAAGGCAGAGGGTTTGTTCAACTTACTGGCAGAGAAAACTATACACAGGCCAGCAGAGATATATTTGGAGATGATAGATTAGTTAAGAAACCAGACCTGGCTGCACAACCAGATATTGCAGCTCGAATAGCGGTATGGTATTGGACTGATCGTGTAAAACCTTTGGTCAAAGACTTTTCAGATACTACTCGTGTTACAAAGATTATCAACGGTGGCCTTAACGGCCTAGATGATAGAGAAAACAATTTCAAAGACTACATGTTAACATTTGGACTTAGATAAAAAACCCCGGCACTACCCGGGGTTGTTATTTTAACTAATTTGGCTATGCCGATATAATATTATTTTCTACCGTTAGCAGCATTAACAAAGGCATACATTTTTTCAGCGGTTTCAAGCACTTTGTCAAGTCCTGGAAATTCAGGCATGCCAACTGACGTAACAATCTGACCAGTCTTTTCATCACGTTTGGCGCTTAGTTCCCAACCTTGATATTTGTAGGTGTATTCTTGAGCAACAAGGTCTTTGGCTAGATGTAGAATATCTGTGCGGATTTCATATCCGTTCTTGTTAAATTTTACTTCAGGTAGTTTCATATCTGGAATCATTTTATCACTGTAATTTGACATAGTATTCTCCTTATGTGTGTATGTCTTTATGTTAGGCTTTATTTTCTGCACGACTTTGTGCAGACCAGGCATCCCAACCTGCCTTGAACCAATCAATACTAAAAGGATTGACTAATTTTTCTACTTTGGTATGTAATATTTCTCGGCCACATGTTGAAATAATATTGCTTGTGGCTTCTACAGCTGAGTGCAAAAATTTACTTTGTGCGTCAATATAGATAATCATATCTGCCTTGATATCTTGATGACGTACATATTTTTCTACAAATTGCCTCTTGGCATTTTGCACACTGTCAATGAATAATAAAGGTTGATTAAACATAAATTGTCTCCCTGTCTGTAATATTATATAAGTTTATTTATTTTTGTCAATAGGTCTCGGTGTAAAATTTATTCGTGTAAATTCCCATTCTTCACCTAATTCTGTTTTCTGTTCTAGCATTTCGTCTATGGCCACAACTGCAAGTAAAAATGCAAATATAATAATTATAATTGTAATCATTTATTCATTAACCTCGCAGCACTTTGCCATTTACCTCTACGTGTTAGATGAGCAGCTAGCAGCCCAGAACACCATACATCATAGATTAAGGTAAGAATTTTCATCGCCATGCTCCTGGAAAATGTGAAGTCATAAATCTACGAGCACGAGCTTGGCCGCTTGCTTCTAGGGCTAGAAATATTTTGTGAAATACTGCTAAGATATAGGTCATCATATTAAAACTCCTTATGGGATTTGTATTCATACTCTTTCATATAATTTTCAAGAGTAGCAGCATCTGTTATGCTTTTTGTGCTTAAATATTGATCCAATCTATTCTGGTAAGAATCATTCGGAAACATTTCAGCGAGGCGCTCAAGGATATTGAGCATGAGTGTTGATATAGACATTGTTTATATTTCTCCTATATGTATATGTGTATAGATATATTTATGTTGCTCTGCACAAATAATTAAAAAATACTTTTATATTATTACGTAGTTGTAATAAATACCAAAAGGATATTTATTTTGAAAAGAACCACAAAAAGCCTGTTAGAAGAACTTAATTCTATAGCTCTTAAAAAAAATAGAGAAAATATAGTAGAAAGTCGTGCAGCTCATGTGATTAACAGTGCTATAAATTTGCTACAGATAATTAAAGAATCATTCCCAGCTGAACAAGCAGATGAGTTAGAACGTAGGTTTATAAATAGTATTAAAGCATCTGACCCTAGTAAATTTACCAGAGGAATACGTAAATTCCGTGACAGCACTACCAAGGGCATAAGCCATTTGGATTAATTTTTTAGATAAAAGATAAATAAGTTTACAAAGAGTTTCGGGTGAAACTTTAAAGATTAGGAGATATATAAAATGGCAACGATTTTAAAGAAAAATGAATCTGTTAGTTTACCATCATTTAAAAATGGCGTTTCTTTAATGTTTATTAAAGTAACTTTCCCAAGTGATGTAAGTGCTAAATTAGCTGCTACCTCAGCTGGTGTACGTAGCCCAGTTGTAGCTGCATTGGAAGCTATTCAATCACGTGTAAGTATCGAAGTAATGGCTCCATTACAGACAAGTGGTACAGTACTACCAGTAGCTATTGCATCTTTAGGCGGTGACTACCCAACAGATAACTATGATGGCGCTGCTGGTACAGAGACATTAGTTTCTTACCTACAAACACTAGTTCAAGCCACAGGTAACCTACAGAGCGTTAACAACGCCTCTACAACAGTTACAGCTGGTTGGCCAACTATTACCTAATTGGTAATCTAGCACTTCAAAAAGCGGCTCCGGCCGCTTTTTTTATCTATAAATATCTTATAATAATATAGGTATATTATGATAATAATCGAAATTCAAACACTGGTAGACATTACCAATACAAAAGTAAACCGGATAAAAACTGGGCATCAATTAGAACATGATCAGTATAGAAATTTTACAACATTAAAACAATGTTTAGAACTAAGATCGAACATCATATTCGACAATGATCCACAGATAGAAATCAAAGACCTCAAAGATTCTGAATTTGGGTCTAAACATAAGGGCAAACATAAAGTATGGACTTTTAGGTTTAGTCCAGAACGTAGTATGGCCTACTCTGATAACAGTAATAGTGGAGACCCTATTGCTAGTTTGTATGGAGATATTCACGGTGTGCCCATCATTCAAAAATTAACAGAATCGATAAATATCGATAAGGCAATTTTTGATCTCAATGATCCTGCCTCTAAAAATACAATCGTTAAGGCACTTTTTGGCTCTATTTAGGCTTATTATTTTTTTGCTGTAAAGATCATTGGAGACTGGGTAGATGCCTACTGACATAGAAAAAGAAAACTTAGAAGCACATGTTGAATTATGTGCTCAAAGATATGATGCATTGGAAAAACGTTTAAGTAATGTTGAACATATTTTGTCCGGTTTAAAAAACACTGTAGAAGCGGGCCAACTTAATACCGTTAAAGTTTTAATAGGCACAGCTGGTACAATTATTGTAGCTGTGCTTGGTTTACTTGGGGTAGTTTTACAAAAAATATCATGAAAATTTTTGATATACTAGAAGCCATCACACCGGTAGGTAGTACTACAATGAGCCAACCTCAGGCAGGAACAGTTACAGGTAACACTCAACAACTTACTGATCCTGCCCTACAGGCTGCACAATTGGCAAAACAAAAACAAGAAAAAGAAAAGCAAAAACAAGACCTAATGATGCAAATAAAAGCCAAACAAGCAGAACTACAGGCCTTACAAAAACAGCAGATGGACCTAAATAAAACTGTATGAAAATATCTCAGTTATTAGATGGGACTCATATTGCCTTGACAAACCAAGAACGTGAATTTATAGATTCGCACAAAGATAAAATCAGACTTACCGGGTTGAGTGAACAAGAGACATGGATTGCTCAAAATCTGGTTAGAAAAGGGATATATTCTATAAGTAATCATAACATTTTAGTTAAAAAATTAGATGAATCCCGATATAAATTACATTTATCAAAGACTATATGATCTTCAACTAAAGGTCAAACAAGACCTGAAAAGAAAAGGTTTAGCACCTGCTAAGAAAAATAATGATGGCACAGTGTCTGTTGGCAGATATAAAATTATAAAAAATAATGGTTTATATGAAATAATAGATTGGTCAGGTGAAGTAAGGTTTAAAAATATCAATCTAGCACAGACCGCTGCGGTTGTTGCTAATAGTCTAGCAGTTAATTATTTTCCTGATAACAAACTTATAGAAATAGACTATAAGTATGGATCTGCTTTGTTTGAAGAACAACATCTAAACAAACTGGTGAATAAAAAAAATTTAGATAAAGAAACAAAAGAAATATATAGTCACAAGGCCTCAGTAGCAGCAGATAAAAAAGCTATCTATAAAAACCAAATAGAAGATGGTTATGCAAAACTTATTGGTATAAGATAAATAAACACAATATATCTTTTGGAATCTCTATGAAAACTAATGATTTTAATAAAAAATTAACCAGTTCAAAACTTAAGGAGAATCTTTCCAAAATGTTTGGGATGAATGTTAAGTTAGAACAATATTCAAGAGAACAACTTGAAGACATGCGAAATAAAATCCGTACTCGTATGTTTCAACAAGAAGGTCAAGCTGGTTTCAATGATTTATTAACTAACGAAACATATCAGAAAGACAAGGCCATGTTAGCCTTGCTTAATACAAGGATTAAAGAAATGCTAGGCGAAGACATTGCAAAATTAAGAGACAGATTAGCTCAGATAGACGAAGCTAAAAAAGGTGTTCGTGCCCCAAAATACACAAAAAAAGCCAAAGGTACCGATGACGGAAACTTGGCAAACAACTATCCCCCATATGATAAAGTAACAAGAGGTGATGTCATCGCTGGTGCTACTGGCAAAGATCAAAAAGGCGGCAAAACTACCAGTGAAGACACAGATAAAGAAACACATGACTATTACTTTGGCAAAGATAAGCCAAGTAGCGATGTAGGACAAAGCAAAGAACTAAGCAAACATACAGCAACAAAAACAGGTACAGGTACACAATATACCAAGCGTGATCTACCTGGTCAGGATACAGCAGACGATGCAGATGAAAAAGCACGTAAGCGTAAAGAAAAGAAAATGAAGGAGAGCGAGGACAAGTGTAATCATACACCAAAAGGTAAGAAGTGTCCTGTGCATGGTCTGAAAGAATGTGGAACATATGAAGGTGCTATGAGCGCCTTAGATGCTGATCGTAAAGATAGGGCATATCAAAAACGTCAAGGAAAGTTTGATCCTCTAAAACATGTCAAGGATCCAACACCCGGTGAGATACAGGCCGCCCAAGATGTCAAGCGTGGTAGTTACGCAGATCGTGCAGCCCTATTAAAAAGTGCCGAGAGAGATGGTAGACTAAAAGAATATGAAACAATGGAGGGCAAGGACGAGGGTAAGCCAGGTAAGAACTTTGCTAAGATTGCTAAGAAAGCAGGCGAGAAGTATGGCAGCAAGGCTGCAGGTGAGCGTGTAGCAGGTGCCGTTCGTCAGAAACTTAAGAAGGCAGGCAAACTAGAAGAAGCCAATTCAATATTCAAACGCCACGTCCGTATTGTTAATGAAAGCCTTGCTATTTTGCTACAAGAAGATGAAGAAGGTAAGGCCAAGGCTATTACAGCAGCAGGTGATATGGTAAATGATTATACATCATGGATGCAGCGTGTTGGCCAATACCAAACTAAATCTATGATTGAACTAGCAGATGCTATTCGTGCTGACTTCGGTGCTGCTGAAGCAGAAGCATTTAAACAGGCAGTTGCTCCAGCACTTTCTGCTACATTAGAAACTCTAATGAGTCAACGTGAGGCCATTTCAAATGCTGTAGCTGTTCTAGCAGGTGAGGCAACACCTATGGAGCCCATGGGAGCAGAACCAGGCGTTGAGCCTTCAGGTCCGGACATGATGAATGAACCAGGTGCGGCAGAGCCAGCAGGTGATGAATTTGCTGCCGCTGATGCTGCTGCTGGTGAAGGTACTCCTGGACGTGAAATGCGTGAAAGTCATTTTCAAAAGAAACTTGCAGAAAGCCATTCAATAATCAGCAGATTGGCTAGATGAGATTATTTGAAGTAGACACAGGTGCGGTCATACCCATTCTTAAAGTTTTAAGAGGGTTGGCCGCTAATAACGACACAAGTGGTGTTATACCATTTGCCACTGTCATGAATTACCTTAAACGGTTTGATTTACCATTAGGTGGTGTTGACAGCGATCGTGCTCAAATAATGACAGCACTAAAAAATTCTCTAGGACCGGCCGGTGAAATGATTAAAACTATAAATCCAGATGGTTCCATAGTGTTAGATAAGCCAGAGGATCCTGCACAGGCTAAAGCCGCTGCGTCCGGCGGCCCTTCGGTTGATGCAATGGCAAAATCAAACGCAAAAAACCTTAAACCTAATCTTTAAAAATCCTAAACAAGATATTATAATTAAGTTTATGATATCTACTTTCCAACCCCCTCCTTTTGTTGAACGATTTCAATACAAAAACTGTAAACAAATAAATGACCCTATAACTCGTAAACGAGTATATCTTACTCCTGACGGAGAAAGTCTTCCTTCAGTCACTACAATTTTAGGATCTACTAAAGATATGACTGCATTGAATGAATGGAAACGACGTATAGGAGAAGAAAAGGCAGCACAGATAACCAAAGAATCAGCTGGAGTTGGTACAGCCATGCATGGAAATTTGGAAAGATTTTTAGCTGGTTTACAAAGACAACCTGGAAACAATCCTGTACATGTACAGGCAAATAAGATGGCTGATGTTATAATAGAAAATGCCTTGACGCATGTTGAAGAAGTATGGGCCTTGGAACAAAGTTTATACTATCCTGGTTTATACAGTGGCACCACTGACTTAGTCGGAGTATATAAAGGTAATCCTAGTATTATGGATTACAAACAATCTAATAAAGAAAAAAAAGAAGAATGGGTAGAAGATTATAAAATACAATTAACTGCGTATATTATGGCGCATAATGAGGTATATAAAACTAATATAAGTGAAGGACATGTGTTTATGTGTACTCGTGATCTTAAATATCAACAGTTTGATCTATGGCCTGATGAATTTGATCGTTGGCAAGAACAATGGTTAAAGAAAATAGAACAATTTTACTCACTACAGACCAGAGCTTAATCATGTGCTGACCTGATAAATACCCTATCATGGGGATAATTTATGGCTGTTATTGAAATTAGTAAACTTCAAGTTCGAAGAGGACAAGAAAACCAAACTGGTGTTCCTCCTTTGGACGGCGGTGAATTTGCATGGGCCGCTGATACAGAACAATTATATATAGGATTACGCAGACAAGACGGTGGTGCCAGAGATGCCAACATTAGGGTATTAACTGAGAATGATTTAAGAAATTTTTTCTCAATAACCAGCGAACCTAGCACTAGTTCGTATACTTACAGATATTTAACCAACCCCCCAATCACAAGTTTTTACACAGCTACCACAGCAACGGCTGTTGTAAGGACAGTAAACGATAGATTAGACGATTTCGTTAGTATTAAAAATTTTTTAAAACAAGACGATTGGAACAGTACAGTTACAACAGAAATTATTCAATTAGCAGTTAACAGATTATTTCTAACCAACGCCAGTAGTGCATATGCAATTACCACAGGTACCACTCCAGCAGCCAAGGTTTTATTTTTTCCTGCAGGAAAGTATAACATCAACAGTACAATTTTTTTGCCAGCCAATGCCACAATAGTTGGAGAGGGAATTGACAAAACTATTATTAATAGAACCACAACAGGAACAAGTAATGGTGGTTGTATTTTTCAAACTATAGATAAGTTAAGCAATCCAGAGGCCGATGATATAAGTGATCTATTATTCACTCATTTTGACAATACACCTACAGCGTTCACTAAAGCTGCAAGCAATGTATTAATTCAAGGTATGACATTAAAGTTTGACTCGACAACTGGAGTCACAGGTACCAATGGTATTGTTTCATTAGATTGTGCAGATCATGCTGTGATACGCGATGTTAAATTTCAAGGAAATATGTTCAGTACCAGCTCTAACACTGGTTATGTAGGTATTAATATGAGGGGTTATTCGTCTATTACAACAAATCATGTTTCGATAGAAAATTGCGAAATGATTAACCTATATGCCGGTGTAAAATCTAATTATGATGTAAACAATATTGTTATAAGAGATAGTCATCTTACTTTGTTAGAAAGAGGAATTGAATTTAATAATCCTGTAGATGCTTCTGCTACCACAGGCCCTGCTAATATTTTAATAGACAATAATAAATTTTTCAAAATTAACAGACAGGCTATTTTTGCAGGGACTTCAACCAGCACATTAATCAGTTCTATAATTAGTAAAAATAACTCATTTGTTAATGTAGGTAATAGAATCCCTAGTATAGGAGAAACCTATAGCACAGGCACAGCAGTGATTACTTTCAATAGTAAAGGTAATGCCAGTGTAAATGATTATTTTAACAGGCAGGACTATCAAGATTCTTTAACAACAGGCACAGTTGTATATAATGACTTAATTGAAGGTCGTGCTGTGTTGAACAACGACTACATGAAAAGCAAGGTAATTCCAACAGATACAACTGCTACCATTATGAGATTGCCTATTACTGGATTTCCTAATGGTGTTAATATAAAATATACTACAATATCTAGTACAGGCTCAAATTACGTAGATAGAGTAGGGGAAGTATTATTTGATATTACTCCAAGCCAGACCAATGTAAATGATCCTATAGTTAAAATCACAGATAATTTTACCTACGCTGTGAGTGATGGTGCATATTATTGGGGAGCTGTGACTTACGAAGAATATTCAATGATTGAAATTATTCTTATTAATCCGCCCGTGGTATCTGGAGGAAAAGGACAACTAGAGATAGCTTATCAAACAAAAATTGTTTTATAATGTTTGACCGACCATACGATGTAAGATTGAATAGCTGGATAGAGTTGAGAAACAATCTCAACTCCTCGACTCGACCTTTTGAAGAAGTACAAGAATTTTGGAACAAAGCACCTTTTATTCCATTTAATAGATATGTGGATCCATATAACCAACAATCATGGCCCACACCTTGGGAAATATTGGAAGAAAATAAGTATGATGATTTCACTAAATCATTAATGATAGCTTGGACATTAAAATTATCTAACAAATTTCATCAAAGTTCTATTGAATTACACACTGTCATAGACAAACACAGATTTAGAGAATATAATTTAATATATGTGGATGGTAAAAAAGTATTAAATTATGACGATACTGGTCCGATTGATGTTGATTTTATTCCTGGTGGATTATACCTGCAAAATATGGTTATAATTAATACACCAAGGTAAATAGAAATCTAAAAAGAATAAAGGGTACAGAAAATGATTACAGTAGTGAAACGTAATGGAACTCGCGTTCCTCTTGACATTAGTAAGATACAAAGACAAGTAGCACTATGTTGTAGAGGAATAGATGGTGTGAGTCCAAGTATGATTGAGCTACGAGCACAGTTAGAACTACATGATGGAATAACAACAAGTACTATTGATGAACTGCTATTGCAGGCCATGGTCGGCCTTATAGATGAAAGTGAAAACCCAGAATATAATAATGTAAATTACCAATATGTCGCAGGTCGCCAAAGACTCAGCATGTTAAGAAAAGAAGTCTATGGAGAATATGATCCTATACCTCTTTATGATATCATAAAGAACAATGTTCAATTAGGAATGTATACAAAAGAACTAGTAGAGTGGTATACAGAGGAAGAATGGAAGATTATCGAACTATTCATAGATCACAGCAAGGACGAAAATTATACCTATGCTGCCATAGCACAACTTTGCGAAAAGTATTTGGTACAGAATCGCAGTACAGGAAAAATTTATGAAACACCACAGGTACGTTATGCCATAGCAGCGGCCACTGCTTTTCATGCCGAGGCTAAAGATAAGAGATTAAAGTACGTTAAGGATTACTATGAGTGCGCTTCAGATGGTCATTTCACTCTTGCCACCCCTGTGCTTGCTGGGCTTGGCACTACTACTAAACAGTTCAGTAGTTGCGTTCTTATCAGTAGCGATGATACCCTTGATAGCATATTCGCTGCTGGCGAAATGATGGCCAAGTATGCCAGCAAACGTGCAGGCATTGGTTTAGAGATTGGACGTATTAGACCACTAGGTTCTCCTATACGAAACGGAGAAATTAAACATACAGGCATGATACCATTTTTGAAAAAATGGTTTAGTGACCTGCGATCATGTAGTCAAGGTGGTATCCGTAACGCAAGTTGTACAGTGACATTTCCCATATGGCATTATCAGTTTGAAGACCTCATTGTACTTAAGAACAATCAGGGAACTGAAGAAACGCGAGTTCGACAAATGGATTACAGTGTGGTGGTAAATGCGATGTTTTGGCGCAGGTACAAACACAATGAAATGATAACCTTGTTTGATCCTCACGAAGTACCGGATTTATATGAAGCATACTATAGAGACTCAAACGAATTTGAAAGACTTTATCTGCGCTATGAACAAGATAAGACAAAAAAGAAAAAAGTATTACCGGCAGATGAAATATTCAAAAATGGTATCCTTAAAGAACGTACTGATACGGGTAGAATTTATTTGGTCAATATCGACAACGTTATCCAACAGGGACCGTTTGATACAAGCATTGATCCGATATATCAGTCCAATCTATGCCAAGAGATATTACTACCCACGAAGCCTTTCCAAAGAATTGAAGATCCTAATGGACGAATTGCTCTTTGCACTCTTGGGTCGATCAACTGGGGTGCCTTCCGTAATCCTCAGGATATGCGCAAAGCCTGTAGGGTATTGGTCCGCTCATTAAGTAACTTACTTAACTATCAAGATTTTCTTAGTATACAAAGCGAATTGGCCAACAAAGACTTTGAACCATTAGGAGTAGGCATAACCAATCTTGCCTATTGGCACGCTAGACGTAATTTAAAATACGGTGAGAAAGATAGTCTAGCAGAAGTCAAACGATGGATGGAGCATCAGGCATACTATCTTACAGAAACCAGTGTTGAACTAGCACAAGAACGTGGCCCATGTAAGCGGTCATCTTATACCTACTATGGTAAAGGTATATTTCCCTGGGAACGCAGAGCTCAGGGAGTTAATGAATTAACTGATTTCACCCCCAGTATGGATTGGGAGTCTTTACGTGAAAAAATAAAGCAATATGGTATTCGCAATGGTACATTAATGGCAGTAGCTCCGGTTGAAAGTAGTTCAGTAGTATTGAATTCAACCAATGGTATTGAGATGCCAATGGAACTAATTTCTGTAAAAGAAAGCAAGGCAGGAAGTTTTGTCCAAGTGGTTCCAGAATATAAAAGATTAAAGAATAGATATCAGCTCATGTGGGACCAAAAAGATTGTCTAGGTTATCTAAAAACAGCAGCAGTCTTGGCTGTGTATATAGATCAAAGTCTTTCTACTAATACATTTTATAATCCGGCATATTTTCAAGACGGTAAAGTTCCAGGAACACTGATTGCCAAAAATTTAATGCTCGCTTATAAATGGGGTATAAAGACAATCTATTACAGCCTTATCAATAAGATCGGAGCCAAAGCAAATGTTACCAATACTAATACCACAAATTATATGAGTAATAATTTTATATCAGCAGCCGATAACATAGTACTATATGAGAATTACGATGTAGAAGATTGTGAATCGTGCAAGTTGTAGGAAATAAAAAAGGAGACACACTGATGAGCAAAGCACAATATGATATTTCCAAACGCCCTAATTATTTAAAAAGAAAAATGTTTTTAGATTCCGAAGGGCCAGTTACAGTACAAAGATTTGAAGAAGTAAAATATCCTAAACTACAAAATTTCGAAGCATTGGCCAGAGGTTTTTTTTGGGTGCCTGAGGAAATTTCTCTGACCAAAGATAAAATAGATATGAAAGATGCTACCGACGCTGTAAAACATATCTTTACAAGTAATCTACTGCGCCAAACTGCGTTGGACAGTATTCAAGGTAGAGCCCCTGGCCAAGTGTTTAGTCCGGTCATAAGTATACCTGAGCTCGAAGCATTAGTAAGTAATTGGAGTTTTTTCGAAACCAATATTCATAGCAAAAGTTATAGTCATATTATACGTAATGTTTATGGAGTTCCAAAAGAAGAATTTAACAAGATACACGACACTAAAGAAATTGTTGACATGGCAAGCAGTGTTGGTGATTATTATGATAACCTTCATAGACTCAATAGTTTAAAAGAAGTAAATCCAGAATCAGTTAACGAAAAAGAACATGTCAAGGCTATCTGGCTAGCACTGAATGCTAGCTATGCATTAGAAGCATTTCGCTTTATGGTATCTTTTGCTACAAGCCTAGCCATGGTAGAGAATAAAATCTTTATTGGCAACGGCAATATCATAGCATTAATTCTACAAGATGAAATTCTACATGCAGAATGGACCGCTTGGATCATAAACCAAGTGGTAAAAGAAGATGAAAGATTCGGACAGGCCAAACAGGAATGTGAACAAGAAGTATACAAGATGTATTTGGATGTCATTAGAGAAGAAAAAACCTGGGCAGAGTACCTGTTTAGCAAGGGAGTAGTAATTGGATTAAATGCAGGAATTTTAAGAGATTTCGTAGATTATACAGCCTTTATGAAACTGAAAGATATCAATATAAAATATGTAGAAGATCATCCTAAAACAAATCCAATACCCTGGTTCAATAAACATGTAAATATAAACAAGAAACAAACAGCGTTACAAGAAAATGAAAGCACAAATTATGTTATAGGTATTATGAGTGATGTAGTTCATTACGCTGATCTTCCAGATCTATAAGGAGAAACATGAAAGCAATCATCTGGAGTAAATATCATTGTCCGTACTGTGACCAAGCTAAAGCCCTGTTAAAGCAAAGGGGCATTGAATTTGAAGAAAGAAAAATCGGCGACGGATGGACTAAAGAAGATTTATTAGAAGCAGTACCCTTGGCAAAAACAGTTCCACAGATCTTTCTTGATGGCAAATTAATCGGAGGCTTTACTGAACTCAAGGAGAACTTGAATGGATGATAACAGGGATAACTTTATAATTTCAGCAGACCACGACTCTGACATAAACCTTGATAATTTAAGTCTAACTAAGATATCTACATTGAATTTAGATGATCTTATAAAAGATATAGATATAAGTTATAATAATGAGATGTCATCTACAGCTAATACTACTTATAATAATTACGGAAATTGGCCCTCTTTGCAGCCTTTGACCACACAGCAAATTAGCGCCATGCCTTACAGCGCAGGAAATATTACAATCAGCAATACCGGGCCTACTTATTCATGGGGAAGTGGTGGGACCGGTCAATCTACTCTAAAGGTAAATGGTGATGCAGAAATTGATGGCGATATTAAATGGAAAGGTCGTAGCCTTGGTGAAATGTTAGAAACCATAGAACGTAGATTATCTATTCTTGTACCAGACCCAGAAAAACTAGCTCATTATGAAGCACTGAAAAAAGCATACCAACACTACAAAACTCTAGAAGCTCTATGTGATAAACCACCGAAGGAAGAAGAAGAATAATGTTAATGTCTAAAACTGTTTCTAAAGGTGATATAATTTGTTGCAAATTAATTTCAGGCGAAGAAATTATTGGTCGTTTAGACAATGAAACGAAAGAATATATAGAAGTAAACCAGCCGTTAGCCGCTACACTGAGTAGTAAAGGAATTGGTATGATTCCTTGGTTATTCTTAGGTGGTAAAGACACAGTGCAAATTAAACATTCTCATATACTGGCCATGGTAGAATGTAAGAAAGATGCTGCTGATCAATATATAAGCAGCACAACAGGCATAGATATAGGAAGATATTAATGCCCTACGTTCCTGGAACTGGTAGATTAAACGATGTATACCATAGCAATAATGTATTTGCTAATTTTGTACCCATAGCACTTTGGTTACAGCAAGGGGGGACGGACGCATTGGTCATGCAATCTATGAGTGCAATTACAACTAGTGCAGAATATGAAAAAGAAAAAGAAGCTCAAGAAGCAGTAGAAGGAGAAACCAGCGACGAATATTCTGTTACTCAACAACAAAAAATATTAATAGAAAAAGGTGTTATTAGCCAAGCAGATTTAAAACGTGGTGATGGGGCAGGAGCTAATCCAGTTGCTAGCGATCCAACAGTTGGCACCGCTAGTGCTGGCTCAGCTACCACAGCCAGTAATTTAGATTCCGTAATTGACGATACAATATTATATGTTTGGACATCAATTCCTCCTGGACAAACTACTACTTCAACGATATATGTAAAAACTGTTACTAAACAACCTGGTGTTATATTTCCGTACGATGTTGCCACAGTGGCTCCGGAAAACGGAGTACCTGTACAAGATGTCTGTGATAATCTCAAAGCATTAGTGGTTAATTGTTGGGTCCCAATTAAGACGCAGTTTCCCGATGCTTTTATAACCTGTTCATTCAGAAAAGGAGGAGTAGGTAGTCCTACAAGTCAACATCCCAGAGGCATGGCCATGGATATTCAATATGCCAGTGCGAGTAAATCCGATTATTACACACGAGCTCAATGGGTCAAGGCCAATGTTCCATATGATCAGTTCATACTTGAATACAAGACAACAGGAACAGGAAAGCCGTGGCATCATATAAGTTTTAATAGGTCTGGTAATCGAGGACAATGTTTCACTTATATGAACGATAAAAATTGCCAAGGTCCCGGTGTGCAGGGGCTGTATGATTTAAGTAACGCCTAGTTGACTTAGACTAGTTTTTGTCATATACTATAAGTACAGTAAACAACTTGGAGCAATATTATGTATCTTTATGAACTTTGGGTTAGGATTAATAGTTATCAAACTGCTCATACTCGTATCTATGCTAATAATGATTGGGAAGCCAAAGCACTAGGCGAAGCACAATATGGGCAAGGTAATGTCCTCAACTACACCAGACTCTCAGAAAATTCAAACTCAAGCTGGTGATCAAAAGCCCAACTCTGCCAAAGGGAGAGATAGTTTTGATATCACTGTCGGCGGCGGGTTGGTTAATTTTTTCAACCGAAATGTTACTCCTTATCCTACAGAAGTAGGAGGTCCCTCCTTTGATCTGGTCCCTGTGACCAAACAAAAGGACATCATGGTCAATGTAGCACGGTTACATGCAGAACAAGAATATAACCGCATAATGGAAATGGTTGCCGTGTTACAAAAACAGGCCACCCAAATTAAGCGTAGATTAGAAGTTACAGATTGGGTTCATGCTGCCGAGTACCAATTTCAAATTTTTCACGGCAATATCTATTGGCTTCTATACGATAAAAAGAAAGATTGCACAAGGTTGAGTCTATTAGGTCCGAACGACTGGTGTACAGGCGTTCCCGTAGAGTATGAATACATTTGTCAGGTTAAATGGTTAGGGGACTATTCTTGGATAGAGGTTGACTCTAACGGTCAACCTGTTTAAAATAAATATTAGATCTAGTAGGGGTAAGGAAGCGTAGCTAAACCTGTATGAGTGTAAGGCTCATATGTCTAAACAGAGGACCCACACGCCCTATAGAGTCTGTCAACGTTTTTTCTTTTAAGGCGTTAATAATATTATCTAGGAGATAATTATGAAGCAACTAGTTACAGGTTTTTTAGCAGCATTATTTTTAACATTTTCTTCTTTAGCTTCAGCTAACGGATTTCACAGGCACCATGGACATGGACATGGACATAGACATCATCACTGGCATCATAATCATAGTTGGGTGGTTCCTGCATTGGTAGGAGGTGCTGTTGCCTACGCCGTGACTAGACCATACATTATCGAACAGCCTTTAGTGATTCAACAACCCCAATATATTCAACAGACTCAAGTTGTAATAGACGGAGTAGTTTATAATAAGCAAATTATGGTCGTAAATGGTGTTCAACAAGAAGTGCTTGTTAGAGCGACACAATGATTTCAAAGTAATCGAAGGTGTAGAAGGTAAGGTTCCTTCAGGTAAGTAATGTATACAGCAGTTAATGCTAGACTTAAAGCAATAGCAGATCGTGCAGGAGTAGAATACTCAGAAAGCATAGAACTTTTTGCAGAAATGATAGCAGAAGAATGTGCTGAAATAGCAGATACAGCGTGGCAGGTTAATCTGCCCGCTACTCCTGTTATACGTAGACATTTTAATTTATTAGAACCAAAGAAGTAAGATATTGTTGTATGAAGCAAAGAGAAAGGTGTTCTGGACGCCGGTTCGACTCCGGCCATCTCCACCTAAATGTATTGAGGTATGTTTAGGTGGGGGTGACTATGGTTTTCGACAGGGCAAAGAGTAACAGAGTGGACAACACGATAGGCGAAGAACGTAATTCTAGCAAAGCAAATAATCGCAAATGACGATTACTTCGGAGAAGTTCGCCTAGCGGCGTAACCTCCGCGGGGTAGGAAAGACCTTGTAAGCCAACAAACCAATAGGGCCTTAGGGCCCTATTTTTCTATTAATATTATCTATTAACCTTATTAAAAAAATTCATTAAAAAACTTAAATTTATAGTAGATTTCTATTGTAAATAAATGTACAATATACAATATTGTTTAGTTTTCAACACACACAAAAAGGAGATCAAAATGAAAACAGTTGGCGATAAAGTTACAAAATTTGCAATTACTGGTGTTAAGCCAGGACAACCTGAAGATGCTTTCTTTACAATTACAGACGAGTCATTCGCAGGTAAGTGGAAGGTGGTAGTGTATTATCCAAAAGATTTTACATTTGTTTGCCCTACAGAAATTGTAGCCTATGATAAATTAGCCAAAGACTTTGAAGATCGTGATGCTGTATTGTTAACAGGTTCCACAGACAACGAATTCTGTAAAGTAGCATGGCAAAAGGCACATCCAGATCTACAAAAAATTACACACATTCAATTCGCCGATACGGCACGCCATGGTCCTGGTGAGGAAAGAGGTCATGTTAGTCTTATCGAACAACTAGGCGTATTTTATGCACCGGCAGGCGCTGCTCTACGTGCTACATTTATTATCGATCCTGATAATGTTATTCAACATGTAACAGTAAACAATCTTAATGTAGGTCGTAGCCCTGAAGAAACACTGCGTGTATTAGACGCACTTCAAACTGGCGAGCTCTGTGCTTGTAATCGCAGCATAGGTGGGGAAACTCTATAATGTTAGACTGCCTTATACTAGGTGATAGTATTGCTGTTGGTGTAGCCAATGAACGCAAGGAATGTAAAAGTATAAGTGTGGGTGGATTCAACACTTGGCAATGGAATCGTAAGTTTATCGATAGCGATCTCACAGCACGTAGTGTAGTTATCAGTCTAGGAACTAATGATCACAAGGGAGTTCAAACGAAACAGGAACTTGAATCTATAAGAAGTAGAATTAATGCTGATCGTGTTTATTGGATTTTACCCCCTTGTAATGACAAATTTTGTAAGCCTGACATCAATAAAATAGTAGAATCTATAGCAAAAACCCGCGGAGATTTTATTATAAAAACACAAAAACTACAATCAGACGCAATACATCCAAGTTGGGCAGGTTATAAAGAATTATCGGAGAAATCAAGATGACACAATGGGTAGATCAATTAAAAGAAACTATTCCAGACTATGCTAAAGATATTCGTCTTAACTTAGACGCAGTTATCAAGCGTAGTAGTCTACCTGTAGAAGAAGCAGAAGCCGTAGCAGTGGCCGCGGCTTTTGCTACAGGTAATAGTAAGTTCTGGACTTGGGTACATGCTCAAATCACAGATCGTAAAGAAGCCGATGCTGCCATCACCGCGGCAAGTTTAATGGCTATGAATAATGTTTGGTATCCATACGTAGAAATGGCAGAAGATGAAAATCTCAAAGGACTTCCAGCACAATTACGTATGAACGCAATAGCTACTCATGGCGGCTCAACTAAGGCTAGATTTGAAGCCTATAGCCTTGCCGCAAGTATTGTTGGTAAGTGTCATTTCTGCGTTAAAGCTCATTATGACACATTGAAAAAGCAAGGCTATACAGTAGAACAACTTCGTGATATTGGTCGAATTTCGTCTGTTATAAATGCCGTTTCTAAGGTTTTGGCTAATTAAATCGGTCAAAACCTGGTTATAATCCCTAATATTTTGGGCATTATAAACAAAGATGATATATATTAAACACACATCTTTAAAAGGACTAAAATTTATGGCAACAAGTATTAGAATTACAGACAAAGCAGTAGATACTACCTATCAGAATGTAACTGGTGTGATCGGTGGTGGCGGAGCAGGAAGTGGTGCTGAATTTGACGTTGTTAAAACCAACGGAAAATATTCAGTCAGCCTAGATAAAGACGGAACAGGCTATGTAGCAGGTGATACTGTTACCATTGCTGGTACTAATCTAGGAGGTACATCGCCTGCTAACAATCTTATCGTAACAGTAGGTACAGTGGGCCTAGGTGGAAAAATCGCTACCTTTGGTACTGTTGGGACTGGGCGAGTAGGTGATGGTGTTATGGATATTTTAGTTGATGTCGATGGCACTAAAAACGTAGATAAATATACATTCAACGGCAAAAGCTCAGATTACTCTTTAGTTCATAAAGATAATGATATCATTGCTACCAGTAACCTAGTTTCCAATATCACCTTTACTCTGCATGATCATGAACGTGTGGCATTTGAAGATACAACCCTAGCTTTCGATTTTACAGATAAAAACGATCTAGGCAAAATGTATGCGTTAATGACAGCTGCTCTAGGTGACAATGACGTACCTGATGATTTTGTAGGTGCGGGCATTTATTTAAAAGAAAATTTAGGATGGAGTTTGCAAGAAATTGCAGCCAAGATTTTAACCAGTGATGAATATCTTGCTGATGCAGGTGGCAAATCTAATGCTACATTTGCAAAACATGTTTGGAAAAATGTTTTTGGCAAAGATGGTACATATGATGAAATTGCCATGGTAGTAGAGGTAATTGAAAAATATGGTTACAGTCAAGCAGATGTACTCATGGTGGCAGCAAACAGACCAGAACTACTTTCACAGATTGATTTTGTGGGTATTCAAAACAGTGGTCTAGAATATACACCTTACGGTGGATAATTTTTAAAAGAGGATATAACATGAAGAAATTAATTCTTGCCGCATTACTGGCGGGTCTTACTACAGTGGCCAGTGCTCAAACTAGCTTATATGGTTTAGTTGACGGCTATTACGGGCAAACAAGCTCTGCGCGATCAGTGAATCAGGTCAGTTCAGGTGGCATGACAACTAGCTACATTGGTATTAAAAGTGTTGAAAAAGTTGGCGACTATCATGCCAGTGCTGTGTTAGAAACATTTTTACGTCCAGACACAGCTCAACAAGGTCGTTTCAATGGCGATACTTGGTATGCTCGTAACGCATATGTTGCTCTTGGCAACAAGTCAGGTGAAGTTCAACTTGGTCGTGTGACTACACCATATTTTATTTCAACCATAGCCTTCAACTCATTCGGTGACAGTTTTGTTTTCAGCCCGATGGTTACCCAAAGATTTGGAGCCAACAACTATAACCTTTCAGGTGGTGGTTCAGACACAGGTTGGAATAATTCCGTTTTAGTTAAGACCAATGTAAATGGTCTTGCTCTAACAGGTGTATATAGTGCTGGAGTACAAGACGATGCACTAGGTACTAAGCAAGCAGGTAAGAGTGTAGGAGCTATGTATTTTAGTGGTCCAGTGGGTTTAACAGCTACTTGGCAAAATGTTGAACAAGGTGCAGGTAAACCTAGTATGACTTCTACTATCCTAGGCGGTAGTTATGATGTAAAATTTGCCAAAGTTTATGCTCAATGGGATAAAGTTGAACATAGCGATGCAGTAACCAAAGAAGATAAAGGTTGGAGCCTTGGTGCTGCTATGCCAATTGGTTCTGGAAATACAGCTATGGTTAGTTATGCCAAACATGATCATCATTTTGTTGGCAACAAATCAGCAGAAACAACCAGTTGGGCACTTGGATTAAGCCATGCTTTGAGCAAGCGTACTGACTTATATGCAGCAGTTCGTAACACTGAATATACAAATGACGGTGTTAACAGAACAAACGCAGTATGGGCAGATACTCGTGTAACAGGCGTTGGTATCCGTCATCGTTTTTAATTTACCTAAGGAACCCCGCTCTTATGATATTATAAGGTGGGGTTTTCTTTTGGATTAAAAAGGCTTGACAACAGTGGTTTTTTCATATATAATATACAAACTCATAAATCTATAGGATATTTGTATGTCATTTCACCTTGAAGGTCCTTGGTTATCTACTACAGGCAAGCGTAAAGGCAAGTTTAAGTATAGATCTTCTGAACAGAAGAAACAGGCACAACAATTAGATCAAGATTGGATAGATTTAAAGAAGAAATATCAAGTAGATCATGAACAGAAAAAACACCGATATGCTATGAATACCAGTGTTTATAAACCACCAAAAGTTTATGTTAGAGAAACTGCGGTCATTCCTAGTCTTAATAATGGAGTAGATAGTGGCCCTGCCTTACGTGCTGCAAATAAAGTTTACACAGGCACTAAAATAATTGGTATAGGCACCATGCACAAAAGTAATGCTGTACCAATTTTTTCAAATAATGAGGCCAAAGAAATTTCATCAATGAGAAGATAATGAAGGGTAAAATTACTCTAATCACTCCTCCTGACTTTTTCGAAAATGAAAACTTAAGTATTTTATTTTGCCATTTATCTGACCAAGATCAGGGACTAGTTAGTCAATGGTTGTCAAAAACAGACATAGAGGTAAATGTAAACATTTACTTCTATAACAATGAAACAAACATAGAATGGCTTTTATACGCAATAAACCTTTGTGATCATAAGTTTATAAACTTAGATAATAGAAATGTCATAACAGGCACACTAACTGGTCATTTTTTAGCCAAGAAAAATTTGTACTATAAAACATCTGATACCAATTTGGCTCAAATTTGTCAATATCTTAATTCTAATCGAATAATTAAAATAGAAGATTTCCTAGAGAAGGTATTTGATGGCCAAAATAGAAACGAGGCACAGATGTGACTTTTGTGAAAAGACCAAAGAAGAAGTTGAAAAACTAATTGTAGGCGAAAATGCCGCTATTTGCAATGATTGTATAGATCTATGTGTCAATATATTATCCGATGAAAACGAAAAAGAAATAGAAGAACACCCAGATAAATTATTGAATCCTGTAAAGATTAAAGAATATTTAGACGAATACGTAATTGGACAAGACTACGCTAAAATAGGATTAAGTGTAGCTGTCAGTCAACATTACAAACGAATCAACAATCCCAGTAAAGAAATAGATTTAGAAAAAACTAATGTTCTTATGTTAGGACCAACTGGTTGTGGTAAAACCATGATGGCTAGAAAGATAGCAGAATATTTAGATTTGCCATTTGCAATTTGTGATGCCACTGGTTTAACAGAAGCTGGATATGTAGGCGACGATGTTGAAAGTATTTTAATAAGACTAATAAACGAAAGTAACGGCGATATAGCCAAAGCAAGTAGAGGAATAGTTTATATAGATGAAATTGACAAAATAGCTAAAAAGAATGAAAACGTAAGTATCACACGAGATGTTAGCGGTGAAGGAGTACAACAAGCCCTATTAAAAATGATAGAGGGTGCTATAATAAGGGTTCCTGTTTCTGGAAAAAGAAAACATCCAGACGGAGACATGCAGGAGATAGATACCAGAGGAATATTGTTTATTTGTGGCGGTGCATTTGTTGGTTTAGAGAAAATAATACAATTAAGAAAAGAAGCCAGGACAATTGGGTTTAATGCAAAAATAAATTCAGAAAGTGAGTCAAATAAACTTTATAATGACGTTACAACTAAAGATTTAATTAAATATGGTTTTATTCCGGAGTTCATTGGCAGATTCGGGTTGATAGTTAATGTTGAAGAACTTAATGAAAACCAGCTAGTGGACATTCTAACAAAAACAAAAAATAGTTATGTTAAACAATATCAATATATGTTTCAGTTAGATGGATTAAATTTAGAGTTCGATAAAGACAGTCTATTAGAAATCGCCAAAAAAGCAAAGACACTACAGACCAATGCTAGAGGACTCAAAACCATAATAGAAAAAACTTTATTACCATACCAATATGATGCTGTGGATTTAAAACAACAAGGTGTTAGATCTTTAAGAATAACCAAAGAATGTATTGATGGTAAACCTGCTGTGCTTATTTTTGAAAAAAAGAAAAATGAACAACAAAAACACTAAAAAAATTATAAATGGGAACAAAATCATTGTAGGAGATATGCCCTTAAATCTCGCCCTTAAAAAATTTAAACAAAAGGTAGATGATTCGCGAATTCTGGAAACTTTGAGAGAGAAAATGTTTTATGAAAAACCAACAACCACTAGAAAACGTAAAGCTGGTGCAGCCAAAGCTCGTTGGCAAAAAAAATTAAGAGACCAGCAATTACCCAAAAAAATGTATTGACTTTTAAATCTTATTCCTGTATAATATATTATCTTTCAAAGGATAATATAGATGCAGGCGAAAATCACGAAACTCAATAAAGCAGAAAAGTTTTTAATTAATAAAAGCATACCTGCTCAAGATCCTAACGATCTTGGCAATATTGGAAGATATTGTGAAAATTTACTTATAACTTTAGGATACAAAGTTGAAAGTAATGCTATAGTAGATATTCCAGGTCTTGGTATAGAAGTAAAGACTAGAAATATTCATGCTGTTTCACCACACACTATAGGTAAAATGAAGGTAGATCAAATTAAATCTACTCCTTGGGAAGATTCGCCAATTAGGAAAAAGAGTCTTTGTCAATTTAGAATCGAATATAATGACTATCTTAACATCATAACAGAGGCCAAAGTATACAATTTTCAAATTCACGAAATTCAATATGACCTAAAAATTTCATACGAAACTGCTAGATCTATACTTAATTCTGGTAAAGTGTTTGGAGATTATATTAGAGGAAAATATTACGGTAGGCTTACTCCCGCATATTTTGAAAACACTACTAAGACCGCGTTTTACGACTTTAGAATTCCTCATGAAAAAATGGAAGAATATAAGTCAATGGTTAAAAATTACAAAATTCATTCAAACCTATTTGAAGTAGTTTGACATGCCTAAGCATCTTATGGTAGACATGGAGACTCTGGCTGTGTCTCCTAGAACAGTGATTTTATCCTTGGGCGCTGTGCATTTTGATCCTTATTCTGATAAAATTACAGATGAAATTTATTTAAAATTAAATTTAGATGATCAAGATAAATTAGGCAGAGAGATAGATCCAAATACATTAGATTGGTGGGCTAAACAAGATCCAAAAATCATGGAGGAGGCATTTAGTTCAGATAATCGTATTTCTGTGGCCGATGCCCTAGAAGCATTTCATAAATTTGCATGGGGCTGCGATAAATTTTGGAGTCATGGGGCTACTTTTGACCTAGTAATTTTAGAAGATTTATATAGACAATTCAATAAGCCTTTACCATGGCATTATTGGCAATTACGTGATACCCGTACTTTATTTGATTTGGGATATGATCCCAAAATGCCTAAGGAAAATAAACATGATGCGCTACAAGATGCAATTAGACAGGCTATAGGCGTACAAAATATATTTTCACAGTTGGCTAAATTAAGTGCATAAATAATTCAAGGGGAATAATCATGAAAATCTTTACCATACCTTTAATTATACTAGCCCTAGCAGGTTGTGCAACCACAGATAGCCTGTATTATGAAACTGTGAAAAGCGTAAGCAAAGATAGCACAATTAGTTCTACAGCCTGTTGGTCTGCCATTACAGAAATTGCTAAAGGTGGGTCAGAAGGTGCCAAAGTTGGTGCCATTAGTCTAGCGGATAAATGTAAGAATGAAGCTTTAAAAATTGAACCACCAAAAAAGGGTTGGTTCTGATATCGGACAAATTAGTAATTGACTAAAATGTCTTTTTATTATATACTAGTAGCATAATAAGAAATTAGGTTGGATTCAGCAACAAATACGATAAAGTCTAGTCTAGGGCAGGTAGGGACAACAAACTCCATACTCCTAGACAAGGTGAGTTTCGAATTTCTCACTGTAAACAAAAAGTAGTAGCCAACCTGTAGATTTTAGGTTAATTTCAGCAATCATTTTATAGACTTGTAATCTAACCACAAAGCCGAAAGGCATTAACCTGTTGAGGATCATATGAATTTATTTAAAGAAGCAGTTGAAGAAGTTCAACTAGAAACTCATACCGAAAACGGTATGAAAACCTTTGACTCTAGCAAGAGCGCACTAGTAGACCTTTTCTTTTCAATTGGTGCAAGCCGTGGAAAAGATCTCAGTGCAGATTTTGCCAGAGCCCTTGCTCAGGACCAAACCTTGGCGCTTAAACTGCTGATGTGGGCACGTGATGTGCGTGGTGGTGCAGGAGAACGTGATGTTGTTCGTAAAATCATAAAATATATGGAGACCCATGCTCCTATGCCTTTGTTTCGTTTATTGCCACATATCCCAGAATATGGACGTTGGGACGACCTACTAATTTTTGAAACCAAGGCCTTTAAAGAAGCAGCCTTTACTCTAATCAAAAATGCGTTGAAAGCAGATAATGGTCTTTGTGCAAAATGGATGCCACGTCAAGGCCCTGTGGCTGTAGAATTAAGAAACTTTCTTGGGTTTAGTCCGAAATATTATCGTAAACGTCTTGTTGAATTGACCAAAGTCGTTGAACAAGATATGTGCGCTAATCGTTGGACTGAAATTAACTACAGTCATGTTCCTAGCCTAGCTGCCAGCCGCTATCAAAAGGCTTTTCGTAAGCACGATCCTGAGGGATATGAGGCTTTCAAAGAAAAACTAGTTAGTGGTGAAGCCAAGGTCAATGCCAGTGCGGTGTATCCATATGATGTGATCAAGGCATATAACAACAGTGGAGATCCGACCGTAATCCAAGCACAGTGGGATGCTCTGCCAAACTACTGTGGTAACGAACTGGTTCTGCCATTGTGTGATGTCAGTGGTTCAATGATGACTTCTGTAGGTGGAAATAAGAACCTTACCTGTATGGATGTTTGTGTATCTCTAGGCCTATACCTTGCAGATAAAAACACTGGTCCGTTTAGAGACATGTTCATGACTTTTACAAATGAGTCAAAATTAGAAATCCTTAAAGGAAATCTAATTTCCAAGTTAAACCAACTTCGTCACGCAGCGTGGGGTATGAGCACTAATCTACATTCGGCGTTTGAGGCTATCCTCATGTATGCTGTAGAATGGAAAGTGCCACAGCGCCATATGCCTAAGTATTTGTTGATTATAAGCGATATGCAGTTTAATCAATGTGCTCGTCACGATGATAGTGCTATGCAAATGATTGAACGCAAGTATGCAGAAGCAGGCTATCAAGTTCCTATGATTGTATTCTGGAACCTTAATGCTCGTGCTAACCAAGTGCCTGTTAAATATGATAAGCCTGGAGTAGCATTGGTAAGTGGATTTAGTCCTAGTATTATGACTTCGATCCTTAAGGCAGATGAACTGAGTCCACTAGCAGTTATGCTTAAGACTTTAAATAGCGAACGATATGCCTTAATAGCCTAACCAATTAAGTAGTTCGACTAAACCGGACTTGACAGTCCGGTTTTTTTATTGTATAATAAGATATACACTAACAATTTGGAGTGATCATGCAGGAAAAGGTAGAACTTTTTTGCACCTACGATGAAGACGATGCTGTTTGGCATGTTTGGTTCCCTCATCCCTTGGGCGGTATGAATGTTTTGGAAAGCTTTGAGCATGAAAAAGATGCTCGTGCATTTTGGGAAGAAGAGATCGCAAACGCAGATTATGGATCGGAATGAACAATGGATAGAATGTTTTGTTATCTATGGCATGAAACCACAGATGAGAATGAATGTAAATTTGGAGAACGCTGGGTAAAGGCTGGTCAAGACCCTGAAAAAGAAATTTGGAGTAGGATTAAAGATTCTGTTGGTGTACGCAAAGATAAAATTCGTGACGGAACTATTGAGCTCGTTAGTTTTTGGGATGTGTCAGAATTAGCAATATCTAAATGTCCAGAACGATTTAAACAACATGGTCGCGTAGATGATTATATACGTGAACAAATTGGGTATCGTAAAGGCACTACAGGAGAAGTACACACACTCAATTCTACTGAAATGTCGTTTAGGATAAACGAGTTATTAAAAAGAGTAGGTCAATCACTACCTTTGGTAGCTATTAGCCAAAATCAATATGATGCTGCTATCAATGTTATTAATTCCATTAACCAAGATAAGAGAACGATTGTGGCAGAATTATGTGCCCGCTTCGGAAAAACAATCTGGAGTGGAGTATTAATAAGAGAAACAGAATTTGCATTGACTATTGTTGCTAGTTATGTATTAACCAGTTTTGCCAGTTTCAAAAAAGATCTAAACAGTTTCGAACAGTTTAGGAATTTTGTTCTGGTAGAAGCTGGCGAATCTAATTGGGAAAATAAAGTATCTGAATCATTGGCCGAAAATAAACAGGTTATTGTATTTTTATCCATGTGTTCTGGGCAACGTAGACAAAATAAAATTGATTTCTTGTTTTCACAGGAAACAAAGAAATTAATGATAATTGACGAAGCAGACTTTGGTGTCCATAGGCCGGGGCAAAGTTTACCTTTAATTCAAGCAAGAGCAGAGAATGATGTTGTCTTATTAATGACCGGCACTAACGGAGATAAAGCGGCTAGTATTTGGCCAGTAGATCATTATCTTTCTGTAACCTATCCAGAGTTATTAATAGAAAAACACAAAGAACGTTTGGAACAATAATATGCTAAAACATTTTAAAGTAGATACTACAAGACATCAGCTTTACGTAGATGTTGAATTCTATCAGATGAATTTAACCAGTGTGGTCAATATAGCTAGAACAGCAGAACCAGATGCGTTCATTCAGGATGGAATATTTTTACCTAGTTGGACAAAATTTTCTGCTCAGCCAATTAAAGCCAAAGGGTTTTTTACAAACATGCTACAGGCTGTCTTTGAAGGCAAAGGAGGTGATGACAGCCTCAATGTAGATTTCCAAACAGGACGTAAGGCCAAGGAAGGTATTAAAGTTGCTATGATGTTTTTACCTGGGTCCACTACTAATGAAAATTTATTGGAAATTAAACCAATTGCAGAACAAGCTCTTAGAGGATTTCGTGTTATATTAGTAAGTGGTGCGGAAGATATTACCAACGCCACAGCTGAACGAGAAGTGAAAGAAGCGATTGAACTGGCAGAAAAATCTAGTCAACATGTTCTAATAATCAGTGCAGGTATGGCACAACGAAGTTTTAGCATTCCTCAGATTACCGAGCTATATTTGGCTTATGATACAGGAGATAACGGTGCCACTATTCAAAAAATGAGCAGAACATTAACCCCTCATAAACAAGGTAAAATCGGTCGTGTAATAAGTTTAAGCTTTGATCCAAACAGAGATGATAAGTTCGACGCTATGTTGATTGAAACTGCCAGAAACTATAATAAAAATAAGCAGGTGAAAGACATGAAACAGGCTTTAAGAGATGTACTTAAAACTGTGGATATTTTTAAATGTCAACCCGATGGCGCAGTCAAAATTGAAATAGATGAATATTTAGAAGAAGCCATAGCAAGGAAAAGTATTCACAGAGTAATAGGTAAAGTTGCCAGAATTGAAGAAATGACCGTAGAGCAGATTAGAGCGTTAGCTCTAGGCAATATTGACCTATTTAGAGCTGCTACGAAAGAAGTTGCACAGCGTGGAAAGACTAGTATAATCAATTCAAAAGACAAAACGTCTAACAAAAAAGACATCTCCAAAAGTCTGCTAGAGGATGCACGAAAAATGATTGTTACCATAGCTCAAAATATTGACATTATAAAGTACCAAGGAGGAACAACATTAGACGAAGCATTTGAAATTTTAGATAAAAAACCAGCTATTATTAGGCAAGGAATAAGTGAAGATTTTGGTGTAGAATATGACATGATTAAAGAGTTAATTTTAGGCGGTGTAATTGAGCGTGATCTAATTGAACTTATATTTGCCTAACAAAAATTGACAATAAGAAAGATCTGTGCTATACTAACACTATCACTTCGGAGCTCATATGTTAGGTAGAATGAAATTTGAAATTAATTTATTAGTTTCTGAAATTTTAGATAATTTACCAAATTCAATATGGACCAGTAAAACTTCTACTTTCTTAGATCCTGCTATCGGCGGGGGTCAATTTGTACGTGAAATTGAATCTAGGTTAATGAAAGCAGGGCATGATATTGAGAATATTTCAAACAGAGTCTTTGGATATGAAGAATTTGAGCACCGTATAACGTATGCTGTAAATAAACATAAACTTGTAGGAAAATACAAGCAAGGCGATTTCTTAGAAATGGAGTTTAAACCAATGAAATTTACCGTGGTGGTAGGCAATCCTCCTTATCAGAAAAAATCTAAACATGGCAAAAAGGTAAACGATAATCTTTGGGCTCCTTTTACATTTAAAGGGTGGGATTTATTACAAGATAATGGATATATTTGTTTTATCACCCCAGATGGTTGGAGAACTCCTACAAATGATCTAAGAACTGAACGAAAGGGCTTATTCAAGGATATCCTTAAGCCATATAAAACTATTGCCATAAATCTAAATGAGTGCGAGAAATATTTTAATGTTGGATCTACTATAAGTTATTTTGTTGTTCAAAAGATTCTAGATAATCATTCTACCTCAGTTATGACAACAAACTTCGGTAAAGAAACTATTGATTTAAATAAACTTCCTCTAATTCCCAGAGATCTTAGCAAAGAAGGATTTAGTATATTCAATAAGGTTGTCCTTTCAAAAGGAAACCGTTGGAAGTTTTTTCAAAAACAAACAAATCTTAATAAAAGTCTTAGAATTAATATTTCTAAAACCAAAGAGTTTCCATATAAATTTTTTGACAGTCATGGCAGTGCAGAAATAAAATACTGCAACAAACAAGGTGAAAATCATAATGATTCTAAAGTAATGTTATCTTATGTTGGAAAATATAAGGTTATGGCTGATGACGGACAAATCACTCCTGCGCAACATGCACATAGAGAGCTTATAGATAAACAACATTTAGCCAGTGCAGAATCCCAACTTAACAGTAAAATATTTAAATTTATTATAGAAGGTAACCGTTCTAATCAGTACATAGAAAAACATATTCCTAATATAATGCCAAAATTAGATCTTAATAAAGTTTGGACTAATAATGATATTTACGAATATTTTAAACTTACTAAAAAAGAGATAGATTATGTCGAAGACAATGTTGAATGAAGTTATAAAACATATCAGAGGCAGAGAATATATGAGTGGAGTTGAGCGTGATAAACAGCGTATTAAAGCCACAGGAGAAGTATTTACTCCGACACCTTTGGTAGAAGAGTTATTAGACCAATTACCTGAAACTGTTTTTACAGATGAGTCTAGTACGTTTTTAGATAACTCTTGCGGTGATGGACAATTTCTTGGAGAAGTTTTAATACGTAAAATGGAGCATGGCTCAACTTTTGAACAGGCATTATCTACTATATATGGGGTGGACCTAATGCCCGATAATATTGCTGAGTGCCAAAAACGCTTGTTATGTGGTAGAGAAGATCTTCAGCATATAGTTGAACAAAACATAATCTGTGCAGATGCACTGAAGTATCATTATAGGTTCGATGGAACACCTTGCGACATTGAGAAACCAAAGGAAAAGAAAATAAAAAAAAATAAGCCTAGACCTAACCCTGAAATTAATTTGTTTGAACTTGTTACCTAATCCATCCTATTTTCAACCCATTTTCTTTTCTACGATCATATTCTTCAGGTGTTTCAGGATATTTCCACGCCCAAATTGCTACTAACATCATCATTAATCCTATTCCAGCAGTGAGTTTCCAATTGTAAGTTGTGAACCAAATAATGATTAAACTTATGTCCATGGTAATAAACATTGCCCATTTGCCATACTTAGGAAACACACGCCTCTCACTCCAGTTCCTAAGAAAAGGACCAAATAGTTTATGATTCATTATCCAGTTATGCCATCGTTCGCTTCCTTTCGCAAAGCAGTAGGCTGCAATAACAGTAGGAGTAGACCAAGGTATGCCAGGAGTGATTACACCTATATATGCGATAACTAGAAAAACGAATCCCAGTGATACCCAAAGAGCTTTTTTAATTTTAGACATAACTATCCTTTATAGTAATATTTATTGACCATAATCTAAATTTTTTGTATAATAAACATATGAAGACTTTAAAACTAGACAAAAGATACAACGGACATACCATATTCAAATATGGGATTCAATTTCATAAAAGTGAAGCTAAAAAATTTATTGAAGTTAGAAACTGGTGTTGGCAGAATTGGGGACCTGGTGCTGAAATAGAGCATCACGAATTAGAGCCAAATGTATGGTCTTGGGAATGCTCGCAGTGGAACAGAAGAATTTATTTTCAAACTGATAAAGAATACAACTGGTTTACTCTTAAATGGAAATAATATGACAGAGATCAAGATGAAAGAAGTTAGTCTTCAGAAGTACAGGGATATGCGAGCCTGGTGTAAAGAACAATATGGGCAAGAAGCATGGTGGAAAAAACAGTTGGAAAATATGAATAGTCCGGTAGCTTGGTACGCGAATTCTGATACATCTAAAGATATATGGGAAAATGAGGATAAAGGCAACGCTACATTTATATTCAAAGATGACAAAGATGCTACTATGTTTTCACTACGTTGGGCAGAGTCACAGTCATGCTCAACTGGCACGTAATTAGTATAAGCCCGCCACAACATGATGTTCATTGGAATAGATGTATAGCATGGTGTGAAAAAAATATATCCGCATATGAATGGTTTTACCAAGGTGAAGGCGTTTTTGAATTTAAGAATGAACGTGATTATCTTTGGTTCCTATTGAGGTGGTCATGATTGGTTTTTATTTAGATACTATGCTAATAAATTGTCCCATATATTGGCAAAACTTTGTAAAGGCCAATCAGGATAATCCTGACCATGACATAGCCTTAAGAATACTTAATAGAAAACTGAAACCATACAGAGCACGATATATCCCGGCAGAACTACACGATATTGAAGATAAAGTAATATTTGAAGATACTAAAGATCTAACTTGGTTTATGTTGAGGTGGTCATGAAGTTTCTTTGGGCAGATCTTAACGGTATTATAGTGGACTACAGTTGGTATGCTGATAGAGTATTGGAGATTGACTCTTAGAGTTTGAAAACATTTGGCTATCAACCTAGAGAGGGTATGGCATTGACATTTCAAGAACAATCTCATAAAATATGGTTTATGCTAAGGTGGGATTCATGAATGATATAGATAAGTTTTGCAGTAGGTATGAAGCCACAGTAAGCACTAGTGGTAGGTATTTTCGTAGACACCAGTTACCACCTTTGCGTGTGAATAACACCTATGACACTAGCACGGCTAAAGACATTTTTGTTAACATAACGGAAATTCCTATGTTAAATGTCTGTTTACCGCAAGATCGGTTCGCTGCTTTGGTAGAACATGAAAACCGTATAACACAATTAGTTGACAGTAAGCCATTTGGCCTACACGCTTCATACCAGCGTTTGCAATATATTGTAGCAGAGCATGAAGAGGAATGTCGTCTGCGTCATACTAATCCTGCATTGAAAAAAGCCTGGGAAAACTATCAAATGATATTAAAGTTGACTAAGTAATCGTTTTGTGCTAAACTAATTATATGAAAATAAAAGTTGTATCAGATCTACATTTGGAATTCAGTGATGTCAATGTTACGAATGAGCATGACTATGACCTTTTAATCCTAAGTGGTGATATCATGGTTGCTCAGGATCTACATGATCATCCAGAGCCACATGTTCCTTACCCTCCCGAGATCGTTCGGATATTGGGCAGTCGTCAAGCAGCAGCACAGCGTTTTCGTGACTTTCTTAAAAGAATTAGTTTTCAGTTCCCTCATGTTATCTATGTTGCAGGTAATCATGAGTTTTATCATGGTAAATGGGTAGCCGGACTAGATTATCTTAGAGCGGAGTGCTCACGATTTCCTAACATCTATTTTCTAGAAAATGATACAAAGGAAATTGATGATGTCTTATTTGTAGGCGGGACATTATGGACAGACATGAATAAGCATGATCCTATTACTAAACATACGATTCAAGGTATGATGAATGATTTCAGAATCATTAAACATGATCTAGAAGGTTTTAGGAAAGTAAGACCAGATGACTGCATCAAGAGACATATTAGCACATTGAAATATTTCGGAGAAGTTCTTGATGCTAATCCCAACCGGAAGTGTGTAGTGGTCAGTCATATGGCGCCTACCTTTGCTAGTATTGGTTCTAGGTATGTGGAAGAGACAATTATGAATGGTGGTTATGCTAGTAGTCTATCAGATTTTATTTTAGACAGACCACAGATAAAATTGTGGACACATGGGCATGTTCATGACCCCAGTGACTATATGGTAGGAACAACTAGAGTTGTTTGTAACCCGAGAGGTTATGAAGGCTATGAAGAGTCATATTGGAATCCCCAAATTATTATTACAATATGACAGATGAAGAAATCCAGCTGTATACAGAGTGGGTAGAGATGGCAAGGTTATTAGAAAAAGATTTAGCCATCTCTCAATTAAAAAGAAATCAATTAGAATATGTATTGGAAAATTTTAGTTCTAGATTAACTAACAAAATGTTATTTCCACTAATAAAATTCTTAGAAAATAAAGAATTAAATATATATTACAATTCTAAGCAAAGTATTGATTCTTATACAGAAAATTATCTAAAAAAATATGATCCGAAAGCAGATCATGTTATAGATGAATGATAAATAAAAAATGTAAAAAGCCATAGGTTTTTACATCGAGCATGGTGCTCAAATAATCTTGCTTAACAAAGGAGAATTCAAAATGAGTAAAGTAATAGGTATCGATCTAGGTACCACTAATAGCTGTGTCGCTGTTGTTGAAAATGGAACAGCAAAAGTCATAGAAAATTCAGAAGGCGCACGTACTACCCCAAGCATAGTAGCATACACTGATAAAGAAATTCTTGTAGGTGCCAGCGCAAAACGCCAAGCCGTTACCAATCCAAAAAACACTATCTATGCCGCAAAACGTCTTATTGGGCGGAAATTTACAGAGCAATCTATACAAAAAGAAATAAATCTCATGCCGTATAAAATTGTTAAAGCAGACAATGGAGATACATGGATTGAGGCCAATGGTGAACGTGTAGCGCCACCTCAAGTTAGTGCTGAAGTATTACGTAAAATGAAAAAAACAGCAGAAGATTACCTAGGTCATGAAGTGACAGAAGCTGTTATTACTGTTCCAGCCTATTTTAATGATAGTCAGCGTCAAGCCACTAAAGATGCTGGCCGTATTGCTGGCTTGGAAGTTCTTCGTATCATTAATGAACCCACTGCTGCTGCGTTGGCTTATGGTGTAGATAAAGAAGAGAAAAAAGATAGAAAAATTGCTGTATACGATTTAGGTGGCGGTACGTTTGATATAAGTATTATCGAGATAGCTCAGTTAGAAGCAGATAAACAAATCGAAGTATTATCTACAAACGGTGATACATTCTTAGGTGGTGAAGATTTTGACCAAAGAATAATGGACTTTTTAGTAGATGAGTTTAAGAGAGAACAAGGTATTGATCTTACAAAAGACGTGTTGGCTTTACAAAGGTTAAAAGAAGCAGCAGAAAAGGCAAAGATTGAGTTAAGTAGTAGTCAACAAACTGATATAAATCTCCCGTATATCACAGCAGATTCAAATGGTCCTAAACATTTGAATATTAAAATGACAAAAACAAAGTTAGAAAATCTGGTTGAAGATCTTATTGATCGTAGTTTAGAACCTTGTAGAATAGCATTGAAAGATGCAGGATGCGAGCCAAGTGATATAGATGAAGTAATTCTTGTAGGAGGCATGACTCGTATGCCTAAAGTTCAAGAAGCAGTTGCTGATATTTTTGGAAAGTCGCCTAGAAAAGATGTGAATCCAGATGAAGCAGTAGCAGTAGGTGCCGCTATACAAGGAGCTGTATTATCAGGCGATAGGAAAGATGTCCTTTTATTAGATGTAACTCCGCTAAGTGTAGGCATTGAAACACTAGGTGGTGTGTTTAATAAACTTATAGAAAAAAATACAACTATTCCTACGAAACAAAGTAGAACATTTAGCACAGCTGAAGATAATCAGCCTGCAGTCACAATCAAAATCGCACAAGGTGAAAGAGAAATGTTTGCCTATAATAAACTGCTAGGAGAATTTAATCTAGAAGGTATTGAGCCTGCACCAAGAGGTGTTCCCCAAGTTGAGGTTACAGTAGACATAGATGCTAATGGTATTATGCATATAAGTGCCAAAGATAAAAACACAGGAAAAGAAAATAAAATAACAATTAAGAGTGACAGCGGATTGACAGAAGCAGAAATACAAAGAATGATTAAAGAAGCTGAAGAAAATGCTGAAGCCGATAAAAAAGAAATAGAAAAAATTAATTCAAGAAATTCGGCAGACGGTATGATACATAATGTGGAAAGTGTTTTAAAACAAGCTGATTCAACATTTACAGCAGAGGAAAAAGCTAAAGTTGAAGATATCATAAAAGAATTAAGAGAAGCACTGGCGGAAGATAATAAAGAAAAAATAGATGAATCAAGTTTAAAATTAAGTAATACTTTTAATGATATACAACGTAGTAAAACTCCCGCCGCTCCAGAAACAAATGGACAAGAGTTTGTTGATGTAGAAGCCAAAGAAAAAACAAAAGAAACTGATAAAACAAAGATTTGACAGACAGACACAGTTAGTTTAAAATAAAACTGCGGCGCTCAGGTGAGGCCGCAATTATCTTGCTTAATAAAAGGAGAAAATTATGACACAATTAATGCGTATTGACACAAATGCTTTTAACAAAGCACTTATCGGGTTCGATAGAATTTTTAACGATTTTGAAAATCGTTGGCAACATTCTGCCAGTAACTATCCCCCGTATAATATTTGTAAAACTGAAAATGACACTTTTTTAATTGAAATTGCCATTGCAGGGTTCAACAAAGAAGATATTACTATCCAAGTAGATCAAGACCAATTAAGTATTATTGGAAAGAAAAAAGAAGAAGAAACTGATAGCAAACAATATCTACATAGAGGGTTAGCTACTAGAGATTTCGAAAGAGTTTTCACTCTTGAAGCACATATGATTGTGGGAGAAGCCACTTGTAAAGATGGTATCCTAACCATTCAGGTTAATAGACAAATTCCAGAATCTTTAAAACCTAGAATTATTAATATTAACTGATGTGTTAAATATTAGTGGGGGATATCGCCCCCCACTATTACCTGGATAAAATCTATGGAACCTATTACAGAAAAAGTTGTAAAAAAAGCAAAACAAATTGACAAAATTAAAGAACCTGGTAAATTTAAAGTTATTTTTTGTAACGATGATGTCACGCCAATGGAGTTCGTTGTCAGTGTTCTTATAACTGTGTTTAGGCATACACAAGATAGAGCCATGCAAATAACTATGGAAGTTCATCATTCAGGCAGCGGAGTAGCAGGGATTTATCCCTTTGAAATTGCCGAGCAAAAAGAACAAGATGCATCCAATCTTGCCAGAGCAAATAACTTTCCTTTGGTAATTAAGATAGAACCAGAATGAGAAACTAAATGGCTCTAAAGGATTTAACTGCTGATAAGCACAAAGAAGCAGAGTCTACATCGTTTATGAAGGCAGTGTTCGCAAGGACCCTGCCTTTAACTTTGTGGACCGACTGGACATATCAAAAGGCAATTTTCTACAATACAATAGAAACTGCCGCTCTAAAAAATTTGCTATTAGAAGATCTTAGAGGAATAACTAGAGCACCTGCTCTGGCTCAAGATTTTAATGCTAATAATAGTGATTTAAAAGTATACGAAATACGTCCTACCACTATTGCATACCATGATTATATCAAATCAATTCAACACAATGCTAGAAAGATTCTAGCACATTTATATACGTGGCATATGGGAGATATGTTTGGAGGTCAGGCAATTAAACGTATTGTACCGGGATCTCACCTTAGTTTAGAATTTGATAATCCTAAAGAACTTATGACAAATCTTAGAGCCAAATTAGATGACAGTCTTGCAGACGAAGCAAACACAGCCTTTGACTGGGCAATAAAAATGATGAGGGTCTATGACAGTGATTTGGAACAAAATTGAAGAATTAGCACGATATTTAGAAAAGAGATTTAACGACACAGGTGATGCAATAGAGGGTAAACTCAACGAAAATTACGATTGGGAAAATACACTTTGGTCTAGTCTAAGATATCGTAGAGCACACATAGAAATAGTAGACAAGCGTGATTCGCATGGAATCTACATTTTACATTCTACAATATTCCCACATTACAACGATCCTAGTCCTATTTGGGGATTTGATGTTATATGCGGCCGTAATAAAATCACAGGAGCCTTTCATGATTTTAGCGCAGCTGGGGATAGAAATCATGACATGATGTTGTGGTTCACAAAACACGTAGAATCTTTAGAATGGACTAAACCTAGAACACTACCGGATTGGGCTAGACAAATTTTTAGTCCTTCAATGATAGCAGCAGGTAATATCAGTGATGAAAAAGAAATTGATTTGTTATGTGAAACTGCTAAAAAATCACTAGATTTCTATCTAGCTAATGTAGGCCTTACACAGACCTGTGGTGCAGATTTTCACATGGCACAGGATCGTTATTGTTATTACCAAAAACAAAATCCACAAGTCATAAAAAGTATGATAGCTATGGGTGTACAAGAATCTATAATTAAGCAGTTTGTAGACGAAATTCTCTTTCCGGAAACAGCATAAATATTCTATTATGCGAGCCCGTGATTTTTTATACGAAGCAGGATTAAGCCAATCTGAATTACTTAAACATGGCAGAAAATATGCGGAAATTTTAGCCAACCTAGCAGATAAAGGTCCTGTCGAAATTGTGCCTAACAAGCGAGGCACATATGGGAATACAGTTGAGTTAACAAGAGATACTGTAGATAATCTAATTAATTTTGTAGGCGGAGGTGACCTTAATGCCACGCCAGAATTCATTTTAAGTAATGGAAAAACTGTCAAAGGATCTTGGGGTGCTATATTTAAAAGCGGCGCATTTACTGGTTTAATGGGCAAGAAACTTTATAACGCAGGACACCTGAATGAATTATTCATGGGGTTAGCAGTAGCGGCAAGGTTTATTAATCAAAACAGAGACGTCTCTAGCGATCAAGTAAGAAGAATGATGTTCGAAGCAAGCCCGGAGTTTGCTGAATCTCGCAGCACTATGGACTTTCAAGTTGAAAAAACAATTCAATATACAACTAAATCTAAACCAGATAATTTAAACTTTCTTGCTGTAATTCCTGCTAAGAGTGCTCAGGCTTTAATGGACTATGGAGTAGGACCACTACCCGGAGATCTAGCCAGTATATTACAAGGTGTCGTTCGTTATGTTAATGAATCAGACAGTGTAGATGCTGCTGTAGCACGGGTAATGAAAGATCCTAATACTAATTTAGTAGAAATTAAATCAGATGGAACAAGCGACTCAAAAGGCACCAAGGCCGATATGGTGTTGACTATAGACGGCAGTAAGGTATCTTTATTAAGTTTAAAAACTAGTTCGTCTGCTACATTAGGTCAGCGTTCGGGACTAAGTTTTGATGCAATACAATATTTCTTTAAAACCGGGTTTAATATTGACCTATCCGATAAACAGGCATTGTTTGATCCTAAACTTAGCAAAGAAAAATTAGAAGCTAACTTATTCAAACTTTATGACACTGTTTTATTCCCGAAGATAGATGCACTAATGAAAATGCAAAATCCTGGTAAAGAGTCACAAATAGTTAAACAATTAGCCAATGCTGCTAATATATTTGCTAGAGGCGAAAGTTTAGAAGACGTAGAGATTGTTAAGGTAAACGATACTATTCCTAGCGGCGCATATAAAATCTTAAGATACAGTGATAGTCTTGTAGATGCAATGAAATCCTTGGACCTATTCGCTGTAAAAGTACCTTCTAAAGGCAGAGGAAGGACTATACAGATATTTGTTAGGCCAGATGTAGCCAATGTTAATCAAAAACCTGTAAAACTTTGCCAATTTAGAAGTCAGGTAACAGGTGGATATATGCGAAACTATTTTGAATCTGGTGAAATGTTGGACGAATTAGTCTCTATAACACCTAAACCAAAAACTTTTAAACAAGACAAAAACAAGCCAGAACTACAAACTCCCGCACAATTTAACCAAAATGCAGCACTGCAACAGAGTAAGGTTCCTATGGCTGCTACTTTTAATTAGTAAATAAAGTAGTATATAAATAGCAGTATGGAATACCTGCTGCTCTTATTTTTCCTAAATGTCAAGCATTGGTATGCTGATTTCTGTATTCAAACCTATGACCAAACCATTAAAAAAGGATCATATGGCGATCTTGTAGGAGTTAGTCATAGTTTAGACCATATGCTTTACACTATTATTGCACTGGTTGCATTTAATTTAATTCATCCAATAAACCCATTAATAATATTATTTGTAAGTATTTTTGAAGGTATAGCTCATTACCATATAGATTATCTTAAGGTAAAATATGGTACAAAAGATCAACAAACTAGTCGTTATTGGTCAGAATTTGGGGCAGATCAGTTAGCTCATCAGGTAACTTACTTGTTTATTGCATATTTTATCCTCAAATATACTTAGATCTAATATACATAGTTATTTTACCTAGATTTTGGCTTAAATAATAGTGCAATTTTTTTGATACGGAGCGAAAATGATCAAGAAACTAATATCACTTGTGATATTATTACTGACTGCTGGAATAGTTCAAGCACAGAATACAAGCACTCAAAGCACCACAAGTGGCACAACCACTAGTACAATAAACCCAATTAATCAGGGGACTTACGATAGCAAGAGTTTGGTTGACACTAACTCAACCAGTAACAGCACCAGTGCAGTAACCACTAACAATTTCAGCACCAGCACTAGTACAAACACTTCTACAAGTACTGTGAATAGCACTAGCACGAATACCAACAATAACAATAATACCAGTACCAGTACCAACGTTAATACAAATAACAATATTCAAAGCGGTACGTTAACAAATATTAACCAAAATACCAATTCTGGCACAATGACCTATAACAATAATAATGTTAATTCAGGTACAGTTACCTATAATAATAACAACGTTAATTCAGGAACAATGACGAATAACAATAATAACGTCAACACCAATACCAGTACTAGTACCGCCACCACTACCAATATCAACAATAATATTAATTCTGGAACAATGACTTATAATAACAACAATGCCAGCACAAGTACCGCTACCACAGTGAATACAAACAACAATATCAATTCTGGCACAATGACTTATAATAATAACAATGTAACTTCAAGTGATAATACTAACAGAAATATCATGAGTGGTACAGTGACTTATAATAACAACAATGTCAACACTAATACTAGTACCAATAATAATGTTCAAACTGGTGACATGACGTACCGTAATATAAACAATTCAACTAGCACCAGTACGGCTGTCAACACCAACAACAATATACAAACTGGCGACATGACCAATCGGAACATAAACAATTCAACTAGCACCGCAACTTCTACTAATACCAATAACAATATTCAAACTGGCGACATGACCAATCGTAACATCAACACCACCACAGCTACTACTACCAGTCAAAGCACTAACACTAATAACAATATTCAAACTGGCGACATGACTAACCGTAACATCAATAACTCAACCAGTGTCAGCACCAATAATAACAACAATGTTAGCACCAGTGTAAGTACCAGTGACCAAACGGTAAAAACTGACAATGTCAACACCAATATAAACAAGAGTGAAATTACACAAAAGGTAATACAACCACCACCAACTGCTATTGCTCCTGCCATGATGAGCATGGGCACAGACCTATGTGTAACCGGTGTTTCTGGAGCTGCTCAAACACAGGTATTAGGTATCAGTTTTGGCGCTACCAATCGTGACATGAATTGTGAAAGATTGAAACTCAGCAAGACTCTATACGACATGGGTATGAAAGTGGCTGCTGTGGCTACCATGTGTCAGGATCGTCGTGTATGGGACGCTATGATGGCAGCAGGTACACCATGCCCTGTAAACGGATTAATAGGTGAGCAGGCTAGAGAGTTTTGGTCCAAGAACCCAGATCTAATACCAAAGCAGGTTGTGGCTGAAAAATAATGGAACCAAACTACGGGTATAAGCATACTCGAGGATTTTTAATCTTCCTTTTAATTATCATCGTCATGGCTTTGGGTGCTGTCTATGCTCAGACTTCGCCTAACACGCCTAGTGGTTATAGTATTGATAGTGTAACAGGCAATCTTATATCAAATGGTTCTATATCATCGGTGTCGGGATGGACTGTAACAACTGGTAGCCCTACCTGGACACCGGTCAGTCCAGGGGGTTCATTTGGTGTAGATGGCTATACTTTTGGTTATGGTGTAGAATCACTCGGCCAAAACCCTAGTGTCAATTTAAGTAGTTTTAATCATGGATATTTAAACTCTAGTGCAGTGTTTGTTACTGGATTCATGTATGGCTTAAAATATAGATTTCCCTGTGCTAATAGCATAGGAACTAATTGTGATGGAACAGCTCAGGCAGGGTTTATTGCCAATCCAACACAGGACAATCTAAGAGTGGAAGTTGGTTACTATCCATCGACAGGTTCCCCTACTTTTTATACACATCAGTTAGGGCTTAAAAACATAAACGATGGTAATAGTCCCTATAACCCCAGCTGGCAAACTTTATCACAAACAGTTACCTTTGCTGGGGCAAAACCTTTAGCTCAGGCCGGTGCTGTAAATTATGAAATCATTGGAAGTGACCAGGGATTTTGGGCATGTAATCCAAACTGTTATGGACCTCAAGTAAAAGACGCATACATCCGTGCCATATATAGTGTAGATCCTTGTATATTAAATCCTGCATTTAATTCCAGTTGTGCCGGATTTTCTAATGTTCTACAAGGAGCCAAAAGTCCAACATTTTATTATAGTTATAACATAGCTCAATCCTTGCCACACATTGGCGGAGGTGTGGTATTGCACGGCTACGACTACGGATTCAATTGGTATAATTACGGTGCTTGTTATAATACCTTTTTGTTTTGGTGTACAGATTGGCGTACCGATGGTGGCGGTAATATAAACTTTAGAATAAGTGATAAGAACAATACTACTATGTTTCAAAATCAATGGTATGTATCTGGTAATAATAATGCTGGTAGTTTTAGTTCTAGGCATTTGTTCACTGAAAGTAAGAATAGTTTAGACATGGGATCTGTTCAATGGTGGGCCAGTGATGTATGGAATCATTTTGGTTGGGTCGGTTGGACTAGGCCTATCTGGACTCCTGATCCTTGTTACACTAATGGTTTATATAGTCCTAATTGTAGTAATTTTCAATCAACCTTGACTCAAGTCATAGCAGATGTTAAGGCACAACAAGAACGCATAGCTGCTCTAACACCAGCAACTACTAGCTCTAGCTCATCTGCCCCAGGCGGTGCAATCACTGTTACTATAGAAAATGCCAACGGTGCTACACCCTCTGTTAATGTAGCAACTGCGGTAAACACTAGTGCCAGTAATGAACCATCTGCGACTAGATCCAATACACAATTTGCCCTAAGTCTTGTACAGGCAAATCAGCGTAGAGAGCAAACTATAGCACAAAGAGCGAGTGAAAATGCTAGAAATGAAGCTATTGCTCGTGCCGATGCCGCAAGATCGGAGGCTGTGTCTGTAGCAGACGCTAACCAACAGCAAGGTGCAGCGGCCTCAGATGCTGCTGCTGACGCCGCTCAAGCTGCTAATGTTCCAATGACTACCAACAGTGTTAATACCATGGCAGCGCAGATGAATTTAGGACCTGTTACCAATACAACATTAAGCTCAATTTCTGCTGCACTTCAACCACAGTTATCAATAGCACAAAGACAAACTTCAACACCAGTAGAAATTGTAATGCCTAACGAACCTACAAATACAGGGTCATTGATCTCTCAAGTTAGAGCGCCTGAACCACAACAAAATATTGTCACGCAAACAACAACCGTAGCAGCGATAATTACGCCCTATCAATCACCACAGGGTAATGACATAGTACAGACACCTAAGCAAGAACCAATGTTAATGACTGTACCACAAGTTGACCTAGCGGTAATTGACAATCGTCCGCAGGTAACCAATGTGTTTAGACCAACAATACCAATGACAGATTCAGCGCCCGCACCTGCCAGTGTAATAATACCTGAATCAAGTACTATTACGCAGTCCACTGTGGTAAATCCAGTTGAAATAAAAACTACAGAATTAGATTCTATAGTGAATCCTGCTAATTTCATTACTAATAGAACAAATCCAATAACGTCAATAGTTGAAGGACGTATATTAATGACTGATTCTAATCAGCCAAAAACAGAATTATCTAGCGTGAATAGAAATGTAGCCAATAATGAACTTGCCGGTGGTATCGGTATAGAGACCATTGCCCTAGCCCCTCAAGGTTTTAATGTTTATGCTTCTTTGGTGTTAAAAGATGCAGCATTTTATACACCACGCGAAATATATCGTAACCAACGTACAATAGATAATGTTAGAGCATTACGTAATCTAGCTCAAGATGCAAGGCATCAAGAAATGATAGAACAGCAGTATAGGAGATAAAAAATGTCTAAAGACAAAGATGAAACAGAAGAAAAACCTGAAGAAAATAACGAAGAGCAGCAGACTGAAGAAGAACAGACTGAAGAAGAACAGACTGAAGAAGAACAGACTGAAGAAGGCTCAAATGCAGCCTTACTAGCAGCAGGTGCTCTTGGAGCTGCGGCCTTGGCTAATAAAGGAAAGACAAAAAAGGCTGTCAAAGGAAAAAAGGCAACTGCTTCGAAAAGTAAAAAAACGTTACCTAAAAAAACTTCAACTGTTCAAACAACCAAACCTGCTAACTCAACAACTCAAACAGCCGTACCATCTACCGGTGAGAAGCCTGCTACTATAAATTTAGATAAAAAAGTAGATGAAATTAAAAAACTAACTGATAAAAACAGAGTGTGGACCGTGGCCGGTATTGAATTTACGCCGGCCAAAATAGGAATTGCCGCTGCTGCATTGAGTTCTGCTATTGGTGGTATGTATGGTGCTTTCGAAGTTTACAAAGGCTATATAGATATGAAGGAGAAAATTGCCAAATATGTAGCTCCCGATCTTTCAACCTATGACAAGCGAATCACAGTGATTGAAGAAAACATGGCCAAGACTGAAGAAAGCATGAATAAAACTCTCAAAGCCGTGCAAGAAGGATCGGACAAAACAGCAGAGTATACAAGAGATATAAAGAACGATCTTAAGAATGACATACGTAGATTGGATAAGGTAGTAGAAGGAGTAGAAAGCAGTAATAAGAGTCAGCAAAGAGAAATAGATAAGACCGTACAAGAGGTCAAGGCTGATGTAAGGAATATTCAAAAACAAGCCGACCTTGCTCTGAACAATGCAACTAAAGAAATGAATCGTATGTCTGCTGAAAATACCAAGGCCATAGCTGCTAATAACAAAGAAATAGATGCAAGAATGAAGGCTCTAGATAAAAAGATTAATGAGGATTTGAAAAAAGCTCTAGATAATCCTTTGGCAAACAAATGATAAGTATATTAATCTATGATATACTTTCAAAGGTTAGTTAAATATGACATGGTTCAGATCTAAACGTAGACCTGAACCACTTCCTCCTAGCTTTATTAGGGACAAAAAATTTCCCATTAATCAGTCGCAATCACAAAATCCTGTAGATAAGATAGAAAAAGAAAATGAACGAAAACCAATTGCACCAAATAATAAGTTATAGTATATTTCGTGTGATTGAGTTGTGTTTTGACCAAGGTGTAACTACTACATGGAGAGACATTTACCTTTTCTTACGTTTTCCTAAACATTTTTGGGAAGATGATGAAGATCTAGATTCTAAAATAATTGTAAAATCAAAAGACGAATTAGAAATGATGAGAGAAATGTTAATCTCGAGGTTTACCACAAAACATTAAATACATTTATTATACTGATTTTAAAATATATGAACATATCCGGTGGTGTAAATTTTTTCGGTCCTATAAATATCCTTGCACCACCGTCTCCAGTAGTTTCTAATTTAATAACGTATTTAGATGCTGCCAATTCAACCAGTTATCCTGGGTCTGGAACAAGTTGGTTTGATCTCAGTGGTAATAATAGAACTGCAAGCTTGGTAAATTCTCCGACCTATAATTCTGCGGAAAGAACATTTACAATAGACGGTTCATCGTACCAATATATACAATTGAGTTCTGGAATAGATTATAACTCACTAGGAAGTAGTAGAAATTTTTCATTATGTTGTTCTTATTTCATAACGAATTTCGGCGTTGGTGGAAATAATTCCGGAGATAGTTATATAATTCATGGAACAGGTACAGGGTATTTTAATGGTTGGCGCATAATTAATGCCAATGGGGGGACACCAGGAAATGCATATACGGGAAATCCCTATACGATGTTTGCGGCAAATAATTCTGTAGCAGGAAATAGTTCAGGTTTACAAGATACAGCTAATCGTTGGCAATTTATAGGCATGCGACAGTCCGGTGCAACAGTTACAATGTTTACTAACGGCGTATTTTCATCTGTAAGCACTTTTGGTGCATATGTCAGTAGTACAACTGATGCACCTGCAAAAATAGGATTAGCCAACACCGCTGTAAATTGGGGAGTTGGAAGATTTATTGGTAGGTTTGGCGTTTTTCTTTTATATGATCGAGCATTAACTGATAATGAAATAATTCAAAACTATGACGCCTTTAGAGGTAGGTACAATTTATAATGAAAATAATAAAAATTCTAACTATAACCATGTGTATATTTTTGTCTGATAGTACATACGGGCAAAATCTTTTTTCTAAACCAGTTGTTTGTTTTTCGGATTTTACTTCGGTACTAAAACAACTCAGCGACCCTAAATATGGAGAAACTCCGATTTGGAGAGGTAGGAATAACGACGAAGGTAATAATGTAGTTTTACTTTATAATGAAAAAACTACTGCATGGACTATAATTGAATACAAAAATAATCAAGGGTGTGTATTAAGTGCCAGTGAAAATAGCGAGTTTTCGGTTAGAGTTAAGATTGAAAAATAAAATAAAAATGTTTAAATAATATTATAATTTAATATTAGGAAATTTCTATGACACAAACAACTTTTGTTTTTACTCCGTTTATAGATTCAACCTCCGGTACTCATGATGAAGTATTACAGAGATTAAATTCTAAGTCTCATTTAGAACCTGGGTTTGACATTAAATCAGACAACTTTAATGCTATGTCCGGAAAAAGGTATGGAGTAGACAGTAGAAGTCAAAAAATAACCGCTACTTTACCGGAAATTCCATCTATTGGAGATGCTATATTTTTCTTAGATGCCTTTGGAACTTTTTCTACCAATAATTTAATCTTAGATGGAAACGGTAATACAATATTAGGGACTCCTTACATTACGGTAAGTTTAAACAATGATAGCATTGGTGTGTTTTATAATGGTGAAGAGTGGAGATTATACGAATGAGTACTTTAATAAATTATAGAAAAGAACAATTAAAGGCAATTCTAGGCGAGCTTACCGGTTTAGATTCTAATAACACAACAGTTATAAAGGGAGAGGTAGGCCCTAAAGGCGATCGTGGAGAGAATGGAAAAGATGGAACACCTGGGCCACAGGGTGACATGGGACCTAGAGGAGAGAAAGGTGAGCCGGGACCTGCTGGCAAGGATGGACTACCTGGTGCTCAAGGACCTAAGGGGGATACTGGTGCTCAAGGACCTAAAGGCGATACTGGTGCTCAAGGACCTAAAGGCGATACTGGACCAAAGGGAGATTCAGGAGGTTCTACAAGTTTTAATATTCCACAAACAGGAGGCAGTGCATCCTATGTGAATTTAGGAACTTGGACTACGGTTAATGAGGGAACTACTCTTTATATGAGAATAGTTGCTCACTGTGGCTACAACACAGAATTCTCTCAAAATCAAGTGACAGAGTTATATTTTAAAACTTCAAATGGTCAATCAAATAAAAATGGATTTTACGGTGACGGATCTGCCAGTAGAAATACTGCTTTAGGTAGCAATGTTTCTGCCCCATCTATTTTTAAAGTTATACAAAATTCTCTAACCAGTTATACACTATATGGATATTTTGGGACCTGGAGTAATGGATCACATTATACTGTATCTACAGATCCTGCCAGCAGTTGGACACATACGGGAACACTAACTCAAGGTGAACCCCCAGGCACATTCATTTATATAATACCTACAGTATCAGATTTTAAATCAATCTCTAACTATGTAGATGCAGGACAGTTTGTTACATTAGACAATATTAAGGCCACGGTTACTACATCAGGTAATAGGGGATTAAGTGTAGCCGCTGTTTCGGGATCATTTCAAGCTCATATTAGTGCCACGTTCGGTTATGTAAATGGTGTAGGTGGCAACGCAACGACCAGTGCTGCTACATATACTACAACTCCCAGCGGATCCTGGTTTGGATATAATTTTCCAAATGCTGGTGATGGTAGTCAATATCTAGTAAACGATGTTACAAACAATCGTTTTTACAGAATAACTTTGATGATCGGCCCTGGTTATTCAAAGAATTTTATCAGCATTGAGCGATTATATTAAAGTACATCAAGGATAATTTATGTTAGAAACTTGCTGCGATGTTTTAGCAGAAGCATACCGTCGTAATTGGATTACTAGTAGAGATGGTAATCTAAGTATACGCTATCACGATCGTAATCATTTTTATATAACACCTAGTGGTGTGCGTAAGCAAAAACTACAATACGATATGTTTAAAAAAATCCGTATTGCTAATAATGGCACAACAGAATATCCTGAAGTCATAGAACAGGATGACATTAGCGGGAATCTCAAACCAAGTGGAGAATTACCTTTACATTGGGGACTACAAAGAGAGATGGGACAGCACTCAGAAGATATTCGTGTGGTAGTTCATCTACATCCAACCTATACCATAGCAGCCATGCACCGTGGTATCGTGCTACAAGACCTAGTAAAAGATTTTCCTGAACTAAGCCGTTATACCAAAGTAGCACCTAATGTAGGAGATGTTGCTCCAATTAGCCAAGAACTAGCAGATCATTGTCATCGTGCTCTAGAACTAGATCAGTTTGGAAATATTGCCTATGACATAGTGGGTATTAAGGGACACGGTGTAGTCAGCATAGATACCACTCCATGGCGTGCTTTTGAACATATAGAACGCTTAGAACATATATGTCAAATAGTTCTTGCCAGTGGAAAAGTTTAGCGGATGTTATAATATGCAACTTCAAGGAGGAGTGGTTATAAGAGGAGGAGTTACTGTTTCCTTGTTGCCTTTTAGATATTATAAGTGGGAAATTAATAACATTCGAGGAGGAGTAAATCAAGGTTCTAATAGTTTTCCTCAAGCATCGGAGTTTGTATTCACAGCTGATGGTGTTAATCAAAGTATGTCTGGTGTTACGGTAACTAATCCGGGGGGAAGTAGTCCTGTTAATGAGGAACCACCAAAATTAGTAGATGGAAATACTGGAACTAAATTTTTAGACCTAAATGATTTTACAGGAAGATCTACCATAGTGGTTTTTGATTTTACCACAACAAGAACCTTTAATGGTTACAATTGGGCAACAGCAAATGATGTTACTGCTAGAGATCCTAGAACTTGGAATATTTCCGGAAGTAATAATAATGCTGATTGGTTTTTATTACATGCTGTCGTAGACTTTTTTGCAACCACATCTAGGAATACATATAATTCAGGTTGGTCATTTTAATACTTTTTACCTAGTAAATTTCTATTCAAAAAATTTAAGTAACCATTGACCTATCTAATTAAATAGTATATAATTATTATTTAGGACTGACACACTATGAAGTATTTAATTGCTATATTTGTAGCCTTTGTACTACCAATTTTAATCTGCCTAGGTCTTTATTGGATTAAAGACAAACATTACGCTGTAACCAATGTATGTAATGAACAATTTTACCCGGATCTCTGCGGTAAATCTAAAGACTAATTTTTCGGAGATACTTAATATGTTTGGACTAATTAAATTCATTATCGTTGTGTATCGAGCATTCGTCGAACTTCTTGACCCCAATCGAAATGCTCTAAAAGATGCACCACCACAAATCAAATATATTGCCAGTATTTTATTGGCAAGTTTTTGGGCCGTGGCATTTAGTTTGTGGGCGGGAGAACTTTATCTCATTGGCTATAATGTAATAGGACATGTAGCAGTAGTAAGCATGGCATTTGTAACCTGGTTGGTATTTAGACATTTTAAACAGACGTATACGAAAAGATCCGAATATGATTTATTACGAGATCCTAATCGTTTGCCTAAATGCTACGAATTAACAGATGAAGAACGAGCCATGGCTGCTCAGAAGATGACTTTATAAAGTTAAATACAATTAGGATCCTTACAGCAAAATTATTTGGCCTTCTTTGAGACTGTTCGCAGTCCTGATATCCCAAAAACGGATCCTGTTAAAATATTTTATAGATGATATTTGTAACCAAAAACTCATCAATACAAAATTTAATTTCTTAAATATCCATATTATGGCAATTATAAAGGCATCTTATGGAATCAAGATACAAGGAATTAGATTATCTCATCACTAAATTTACCAGGCAAATACCCGATACTGAAGAATATAACACAAGACTAACAGAAGAATTAGAACTCATAGCACAACTAGGTTTTGCCAAACACTTTCTTAGGGTTAGGGAAATACTAGACCTAACTCGTGATATTCCACATATAACTAGAGGATCAGCAGGATCAAGTCTAATCTGTTATCTAATGGGAATATCGGATGTAGATCCTGTTAAAGAACACATACCGCTGGCACGTTTTATGAATCCAAAACGCGACGATTTACCTGATATAGATCTTGACTTTCCGCACTGGCAACAAGAAACTGTTATGAATCGTATATTCAATAAATGGAAAGGGCAAAGTGCTCGTGTTAGTAATTACGTGACCTACAAAGAAAAATCCGCACTACGCGAAGCAGCAAAACGCTATGGTGCCAAGGGCAAACTCAAACGCAACTTTAAATTAGAAGAAGTAGTTCCTGAGTTTGTAAAAGATGCTGAAAGACTAGCCAATAAACTATTAGGCAAAAAACGCTGTATTTCTAAACACTGTGGTGGTATATTGATCTTCGATCGTGCTGTGCCTAAAAGCCTAATCAATTCTGAAAACCAAATATTACTAGACAAGTATGAAATTGAAGATCTTGAACACTTTAAGATAGACGTACTTGCTAATCGTGGGCTGAGTCAACTATGGGAAATAGAACAGCGTTCTTTGTCGGACTACCCGGAGCACGATGAGGCTACTAGCGAACTATTGTGTCGTGGTGATATCTTAGGAGTCACACAGGGCGAAAGTCCTGCTATGAAACGTCTGTTTCGTGCTATTCGTCCTAAGAGTAAAAGTGACTGCACCTTGGCCACTGCCCTAATTCGTCCAGTGGCCACACAGGGTCGCCGCAAGGCTTCATTCTTTCAAGACTGGAGCAAAGATGGGTTCCAAGATACTATAGTATTTGAAGATGATGCCATAGATCTTATTTCTGAAATACTAGATTGTGACAAGTATACAGCGGACATGTGGCGACGTGCCTTTGCCAAGAAAAATGAAGAAAAAATGTTTGAATTTATGCAATTAATAGGCGATCATCCACGAAAAAATGATGTTTTTTTAGCTTTGAGAGAGCTTAGTCATTTTGGCTTATGTCGAGCTCATGCCATTAACCTAGGTAGATTAATTTGGGCATTGGCTTATCAGAAGGCGCATAATCCTGAAGCGTTTTGGCGTGCTGCTCTAAAACATTGTCAAGGTTCATATGCTCGATGGGTATATTGGCAAGAAGCAAAGTTAGCGGGTGCTGTTCCTGCTGTAGGGCAAGGTGGTGAGATTGAGGACCTAATGAAAATGGGTCGTTGGCGTTCAAAGAGTTTTATACCTCAATGTCAAGAAATACGCCGTCCTGGACGGGTAGAATTTTGTGGGTTGGTAGCTAATTATCGTGTGTTCAAGTCTAAACCAAAAGAGTACATAACATTCGTCACATTGGGAACAGGTAATGGTCGTTATTTAGATGTTGTTTTACCACATGCTACAAGTTTACATGAACATCCAATCATATGGGGGGAAGGAAAATTGGGATATAAAAATAACACAGAGTATGTTACAGTATATAAACATAAAAAATTTAAATTAGAAGATGTCGCATGAAATTAAAACTAGCATTGTTTAATCATCATCCAGAATGTAGCATAGATTGTTGCAATGGAATGATAGAAGCATTATCTTCTTATTATAAAATAGACTTGTTCACCAAAGAAGAGTTTAATAAAGTAATTTTGAAAGACTATAGTGCAGTAATGTTTCCAGGAGGTATTGGAGATAGTCATACACATTATAATTTTTTTACACGTCGCCAAGGTAATATGATGGCTGAGTATATTGAATATGGCGGGAAATATCTTGGCATATGTATGGGTGCCTATTGGGCGGGTCCATGGTATTTTGATTTATTAGAAGATATCGATGTAGTGCAATATATAAAACGACCAAATTCAGATGTAAAACGCTCGTATGCCACCACTGCTCAGATCAAATGGTATGATGAAGATTACGATATGTTTTTTTACGACGGATGTACTTATCTAGGAAACGAACGAACATTTGAAGTTATTTCAAGATACGCCAATAATGATCCTATGGCTATAATACAAGGTAACATAGGCCTAATAGGTTGCCATCCGGAAAGTGAACAATACTGGTATAGAAAGAAATACATGGTAAAACGCTGGCATAAGAAGTTACATCATGAATTATTATTAGATTTTGTTAATGAGCTATTAAAAAGATGAAAGTACAATCAAGATTACATATATACCCAAGTGCTGATATAAAAGGACAGGCTGTGATTATAGGAGAAACAACAGCATTAAAAGAACTTGGAAGAGCCCTGCTCAGAGCAGCCGAAAATCCTGTGGGATTTGAAACTGTAAATTTATATAAGGGCACCGGCCATGACTATGAAATTTTTATAACTAAAAATATCACAGAATCAGAATGGCAGGATACCCCTAAAGATCCTAAACAATTAAGTTTTGTAGACGATTATAATAATCTTAAAAAAACTTTATTGTTACAGCAAAATAATTAAGCCTGTGCTTCAATCCAGTTCATACGAACAAGTGCTGTTGCACCGTTTGAGGTTGGAATGCAAACCACTGTTAAAATATCAGGACCATCTGGATACTTATTATTCACTCCAGTTGGATAGGTATTAGTAATACCACCACCTAAAATACTATTTCCAATATCACGAGCTTTAGTTAAGTCTAGCACAGAGAATGAACCTACCGGAGCAAAGAAGGTAGCTATACTTTCACCCCCACTGATAACTTGTGTGTTTGTATGATCAGCTCTTTGTGTCAAACTAGAACCACCGACACCTACAAAAGTTGATGAACCACTTACCGCAGTGTTCAACCATAGTTCAACACGAATTGTTGATCCTGCTGCAAACACACCAACACCGTGTGGCTGTAATTGCATACGATTGATAACTTCTCTCTGACCTAGGGTTCCTGTGGCACCGAAGTCCACTGATGGTCCTAACCTTATACTAAAAATTGGATATCTTACACCGGCAGTGGTTAATGTGTAAGGCGTGTTAATACCATAGTTAAACAAAATAGCTCTATCATCATCATAAGCACCGTCCATGATAACCGAGCTGCCCCAATGGCTAATAGTAACAGCGGCCTGTGGCCCCCAATATTGTATACCAACCGGGGCAGTTGCAGTAGGTGTAAAAGAAGATGCTGCACCACCTCCCATATTCGCCTGTGCTCCTGGTCCAGATAAAGACTGTATTCCTCTTACTAGACCGGAAAATGATGTAGAAGTTTTACTTGTATAATTTACATATTCTACGGCTGCTCCTGTATTACCCGCAGCCTGAATAACAAAAGTTCCTGTATTAGGAAATCCTGTTGTATCTCTAACTACAATAGAATTAGATACTGCCGTGATACTAGTTGTAGGATCCATAATAGTTTTTGGATATAGAGTATTAACCTCATAACGTGCTGGCAGATTACCAGAACGCATGTAAGCCTCTGTTTGTTGATTACCATGAGCCATTTTATGGCAATACATTACCTGACCAGCTTGATTTCTCAATCCAAATCTCACTGTACCAGCACCATACCATGCATAATCAATAAAGAACATCTGCATCTTTGTAATATCTAAGGTGAATAAACTCTCCCCAGTTCCGTCACACTTGTCTATATTCCAAGAACTCTGTGGAACTTTAAAATCAATCGTCTTGCTTATAATCACAGTAGAAGGGCTTGTAATCGAAGGACCTCTAAAATCTGGGTAGATTGTCATGCTAGTATTACTTTCAATACTAACTACCATGTAGCTCATGCCTCTAATTACAACGTAATCACCTGGAATTAAATTTTCTGCCCACTTACAGGCAGCAGAACCTGTACAAACCTGACTACCGTTTGCAAGACTTGTTAAAAAACCAGGAATCTGCGTAGTGCTAGATCTTCTTACTGCATAAAGTGTTTGTCCATCATATTCAAAAAATAAACCGTTTTGTTGATCGAACATTCCTAATCTACAACTAGCACCGTACCAATTTTTTGGCTGCACTGTAAAACCATTTGCTGTAATAGATGTTGCTACTGTAGGAGTTGGAGCTGATAATGCAGTATAGGTAAATGTTGTTTCCGTAGGTATGCTGGTTACAGTAAAGCTTCCATTGTAAGCTGCTTGATCTGCTCCTGCTACTTGAACTACACATCCTATATTAATATTATGAGGATATTTGGTCGTCACAGTAACAGTGGTACCAGAAGCTGATAATTGATCAGTTTGAAATGGTGCGCATAAATTACTTCCGGTAGAGAACTGAATTCCTTTGCCTGACTGATAACGAAAGTATCTTCGAGTCTGCCTTATCAGTTGATTTCCATGATATGGCAATCCAGCTGTGAAAGTTACCCCACCGTCGAATGCTCTGTGAGAACTATTACCCCATGTTTTAGAATATAAACTTCCATTTAGTGTTGCTGTAATAGCTCCAGTTGGAGCCGAAGCCTGAGGCGCAACATCAAAGTCAAAACTATTTGAACTTAGAATTCTTCTAATCACCCAAGTACCGTTTGGTGCATTTGTCGTAGCAGAAGTACCTGTCACAAATATTGCCTGCCCTGCATTCATGTTGTGCGCATGTGTTGTTGTTACAGTAACTATACTTCCTACATTGGTAAATGCATTGGTTGCATGTGGGAAAGCAGCACCGGTATAAAATGCTCCAACAAATACAATGGTTTTAGCACTATCAAATACACTACCGTTGGTTATTTGTCGTTCTGTATTATATGTAATAGAAGTATTAGCAGATATAGATGTTGGAATCCACCAACCATTTATATTAGCATCAGTTGTATCTTGAACGAAAATTGGAGTTGAAGTTGTAATACCAGTTGTATTATTAATACTTATTGTAACTGAATAATTACCATTTCCTACTACGTTGGTGATTTGATAGTTACCAACAGCACCACCATTAATACTATATTGTGTATTTACGTTAGTAATTGGCTGTGTGTAATCATAAAAACTTGCAGGACGGTTAGCTACCAAGGCAATAGTTTCCCACTTAGTAGGCTGGGTGCCATATTCAAAGTCAGTATCAATCAGCGCCTGAGGTGCGCTGATACGCATCTTTTCTACAGGATCTTTATATGCTTCTGCAGGATATAACCACTCATTAGTATCTTCGATAAGTATGGCCAATTTGTCGGTAGAGCTCATACTCCCTGTGTTATAGGTCAATACAATCGTAGTTGTTTCTACATTGTTAGTAGTGGTAACAGTATAGCTGCTGGCAGTTAAAGATGTATCAGCAAAATTATAAATTACTACGTTTGTAGTTACATTGGTTATAAGAACAAGTTGCTCTCTTCGCAAGGACCTACCTGTTATAGTAATAGTCCTTGTCGCAGGATTAAAAGTATAGGCTTCTCTTATTATTTTCTTGGCCATAGGTTATCTCAGATAATAAAATTATTCATCAGTTGGTTTTTGTTGGAATAATGGTGTATGTGGTGAACCTTCCACTGGATCTAACCATGGAATATCTACTGTTTCAACATCATGATTAACAGCAAAAATCACTTGATTATTATAATGAAAAACTTGACCATCATCTAGAGTTAATCTAGCGCAACGATCCATAGCTTCACTAATTTGCATTCCGGATACTACATAAAAATGTGTATGATTTGGAAAAGCATTGTTTAATGTTTCAAACATTGACATGAAATTCTCCTTTGTTTGTTTGCTTTCAATATTTATATTTATTTATCTGTTTAACTCCAGAACTGAACTGGTACTCTGCGTCCTGCACCTTCGAATGGTGGTCTAACGTTACCTAATCTTCTGTTTCTGTCTTGTCCTATGCCTACTATACCGCTATTAATATTAAAAACTGTACCTTTATTGACTGTGCTAAACTTAAGGATAGGATAATCAGCTTTATGATAACTCCACCGTATTATAGGAATATTACTAGCACCAACTCTTATATTATTGGCTTGTATTGCTCTGACACTAATAACACCTTTATTCATCACAGTTGGTCTTAACTCAAAAGGAGTACCTCTAACCTGTCCTACAGAATTTATATTACGTTTACCATAGACACCTGCTTCTTTAAAATGAGGAACATGTTGAGGACTTGGTATTCTACGTATCAATCCAGAAGTTCTGTCTTCTAAAGTAGCACGTTTAAGTGGTGTAATAATTCTTGCTGTACCTGTTCTGTATAATCTATCTTCGATAGGTTTTATAGTAACTTTGATATCTTTTATCTGCTGATATTGAGGTACTCTTGTTTTTTCTTGAAAATCAAAATTAGTTACTCCTTGAGTGGCCAAGGAATATCCTCTATTCATCAACAATCCGCCATACCTTGTTTCAAACTGTATATTTTTTCTTAGCCCAGGTGCTAATTCAGTAAAAAATAATCTCCGTCTGGTAGAAATATTTTGCCTACTTTGTCCATAATTAAACCCACTTGGAGTATCAATTGTTTCTAAAGATTCTATGTTATTAGATTTAATATTATTTTGCAGATCTTTCAATACTGTAGATGTTTTCAATGTATCAATTCTAATATTATTTGGTGACATTTGGTTATTGAACCAATTTACAGGACCTACGCTTGACTCATATATCTCCGTTGTAACTGAAGCACCTGGTACATCCGCCTGTATGATAGAAGCATTGACCCCAACACTATTAATCATATCGGATAAGGTAGATCCAGTTGGTTCATTCCATGTATTACCGCAAGTAAATAGGTATTTCTCACACTTAAATGTGTCGTAATTGCTTCTCTTACCATTACCTGAAGTCACAGTATTTCCTGCACTGTACCAACCTGCAAAATAATGGTTAAACGATCCGCCCGAGGGAAGTGGTAGGACAAATAAAGGACGATATCCTTTAAGAGGTGAAAATCCCCATATAGTACCAACAGTTCCATTTAAATATCCAGTACCTTGTGAATTTTCTCCTCCGAAAAATGCATAAAAGGCTGCATTGCCGTCAAAATCACCACCTGCGTTTCCAGGATTAAAATAAAATACAGCCTGATCGCTTCCATCAGCGGAGCCGTCACCAATCATCACAGCTACTGTGCCTCTGGAAAAATAATTACTAAAGCTGCCTACTTGAACGAAAGTATAGGGTAAGTTTGCGTGACCGGTTAGCCACGGACCTGAACCATTATTACCATCAACTGGTCCAGTAAATCCTAGACCATTAATAAAACTTAGTAAAGTTTTACCCGTTTCTATACTCATTGGGGTTAAGAACCTACTAGAAGCTAAGTCAAACTTTGTGTTATATTTGTATCCAGGCGCTATGCTGATGTATTCGAACCTACCTCTTGTTGTATTTGGTAAACCGTAATTCATACCAGCTACATAGGTCTGAGTATTTTCAGATTCAATTCTGCTATAATCTCTAATTCTTTCTACACCAACTGGTCTAGTCACTAGGTTAAACCTGCTAGGTACAGTTAATACACCAGGAGAAACTAATATTATTTTTTCTGCTTGTACTGTAATTGGTACAAATGTTAGATTACTAGTGAATACAGGTACAGTGTTTTGATCATTCCATATAATTTGATCAACAGTACCAGCTGAGCCAAAATAAGCATTTAGAGTACTTATTGACGGAAAATTCGCAGGTCTAGCAATGGTTATACTGTTAGTTGTGTAAGACACTATAGGAAATGACTGATCATAACCTACATAATTGACTAATCTCACATGCGAACTAGATAATACCGTAGATATAGCGGGAACATTGTCAAAATACAAGACCATATTAGTTCCGGTGTTATATGTTAATGTTAGTCTAGGATCATCAGCGGTATACCAATTTAAATTTGCAGTGGTCTGTAAGTTTGTCCCTCGTATTCTATAGGCCTGATTTACCCATACCACACCTGCTCCAGATACCACTATACCTGTTTTAGGAGGTGTTAGGTTAATAGGACTAGCTATGTTTCTAGTCTGTACATTAAGATCAACACCATACTTACTTCTTGCTAGGTTAGCAAAGAATAAACGTTCTCTGGCATTAGTTGGTGGGTTAATTGGTCTAATATCTATTTGACTAAAGAATTCTGTTGTAGTGCTGAAAGATGAAAAGTTTCTGGCGATTGATTTATCGTCAGGCATCTTAACTAAATTTCTTATCTGTGTTTGACCACTTATTATTCTACTTAATTCTCCTGTAATTCTAGGAATCTGTAAAACTTTATCAGTGGTTAACCTTGTAGGCAATGATCTTAGCGATATTGCCGATTTATTGATTAAACCTTGATTTTGTAAAAATAATGAAAAATAATTCGTTGATTTGTATTTTTCCTGTCTAGCTACTTTATTTAAATTATCTAAAGGTAATCCCCTGACTTTAATAAGACTTTTTTGGCTAGCGGACCTAGGTACTTCCAAAGCCGAAGTTACCTTAGGATTAAACATAAATTGATCAGCTTTGACTTTATCTTTGGCTTCTTTTACTGTAGGTATAGCTAAGAATTTTTGTGGCTTATCTAATAGAGTTGTAAATGTTATATTTTGTTGAGGTTGATTAATATTCTGTCCAGTGAACGTAACTCTATAGTTAAATCTGTCCAAGTTTATGTTAAGAGGTAAATCAATTGTCAGGGTATTAGTACTGGCTGATAAAACGTTATAAGTTTTTTCTTCATAGAAAGGACGTCCTGTAGCATTGCCTAGGTTTAACTTAACTGTACCAGTGCTACCTGCCAAACTTGCTAGGTTTTGACCTCGATAATCGTTAGAAATATATGTGCCAGGGCCGGGCACGCTGATCATAGGTGCCTTGTCTGTACATGCTAATAAAGTATTTTGTCCTATTGTTGTTATGTATCCTAACCATTGGGGTGTGAACTTTCCTGTATACATGATTACTTCATTAATTACTCTTACCCCATACAGGTGTCCGTTGAAATAAACTTGTGTAGTATCAACCCCATTGTCCCAACGTTTTCCAATAAAGAATAAATTTCCATTAAAATCATTTAGGTTAACTAGCCCTACTACAGTAGTTCCTTCTAAATTACCGTTTACATAAATCCTTAATTGATTTCCATCATATTGACCAGCTACATGATACCATGTATTAGTTTGAAGTTGGGTAATTCCAACAGCAGTATACCACGTGGCTCCGGTATAAAATCCAAACCATGCTCTATTACCAGAACCTGTCGGAGGACTATTACTTAATCCTAAAACTACGTTAATAGAGTTGCTACCTCCGGTATATTCTTCACTGGCAATTATCATACCATTCGTTGTCTGTCCAGGCATTACCCAAGCTTCAACCATTTGCGGACTAGACCTAGACACTGGTCTAATAAATGCATATGGTATAGAAATATAATCACTTGTACCATTAAATCTGACACTGGTACCTACACTAGGCACTGTATTATATGGATAACTTCTACCTTTACCCCACATGATTCTTACAGCACCATTACCGCCGCCTCCATGAGTTTCGGCAGTACCGTAGGCACCTGGTCGTTCGCTTCTACCACCCCCACCTCCAGGAAATCCTCCACTACCGCCAATTGGGTTATTACTATTACCCTCAGCATTTTGGCCGTGACTACCCGGAATACCAAATTGTCCTCTCAAACCAGATCCAAAAGTAGGGGTATTCCCTCTAAAACCACCTCGCCCAGTAAGATTTATTCCGTAATATCCTGTACCAGATCCGCCACCACCAGCTCTATAAAAATACCAACTTGCAGTTGCATCACCTGCTCCACCACCACCACCTGCCCCACCACTACCTAACTGAGCATCTAGACCATCAAAAGTTGTAGAGCTCAGAGGAAATTGTCCACCGTCTCCGCCTGAGCCAAAATAACCACCTGCCCCACCACCACCACTAAATCCTCTTCCTCCACGGCCGCCTCCATCACCTACATATCCGCCGCCAGCACCAGACATAAATCCAATGACAAGATTTGTAATGGTTCCTACTATGGTAGTACCAGTAGTACCTGCTATCCTTCCAGTTTTACCGCCTAATCCTGCCACAGTGGCCGTGCTAATAAAGTAACTATCGCCTCCATCTGCACCTTCAACATAACCTGCTCCGTTACCAGAACCTACTACAACAGTATATCCTTGTCCTGCAGCCACAGGAATATTATTTCTCCACCCAAGTCCACCGCCGCCACCTGCGTATTCGTCCCCAGTAAAATTGAATCTTCCTCCTCTAGCCCCTGCACCAATGCAGACAACATGTACTTCTGTTACGCCCGGCGGGGGGAAGAAGGTATAGGTTCCTGCCGAAGTAAACTCAACTGCTCCTACTACGTTGTTACCATAGGTTCCTTGTAAAGGATTGTCATAATCTGATTCTCTACTGGTAAGAAATGTCTCTAATGTAGATGATCTATAGTCTAATCTAACATAGTTAGGTACTGATAGATAAGAAACCGCAGTGCTTAAAGTTAAAACGGTTGAGGTTCCTACCACAGTGCTAGTGGTTAGGAAAATATTCCTTTCAGTCCAAAACGTACTAGTGGTTGTGCCTGATGAATAATTTTTTACAAAGTTTACATCAGAGAAATTAAGTAATCGTATACTATTTTGACTACCAGGTAATATTCTATTACCTAATGATTCTTTAAATAAATTAACGAAACTAGCTTTGGCTACTTGAGTACGTAATGCTACAGTTTTTAATTGTTGTAAACTTTTAACTTTGCCTATTTCTCTTGTTCTAGTAACCATGGTAGCAGTAACACCATATAATGGTGTTTGTGGATTGTTAAGTTGATTTATAGTAATTTTCCACTGGCTTAAATCTCTAAAACTAGCCAATCCTTTAATGTATAACTGGTTACCCGACGCTCCTATCACTTCATATGTTTCTTCAGGATATACAATTGTCACAGTATTTGCTGGTCTAATGAAGGCTACGTTCTGAGGGAAATTAAAATTTTGAGGATTAATAAAATTAACAGTGCCTACACTCAATGCATTCGTTGGAAAAGCAATCATAGTTGTTGTGTTTACTGTTTTTGGAAGGTTATTATTATTAAATGGACTATTAAATGCTACCATCCTAGTTCCAGGAACAATATCACCACCATAAAACTGACCAGTTGGGCCAGCAAATCCGTTACCTGGTAGAGCCAATACCGAAGGTGGCACAGTGGTTATAGTATTAATGATCCTGAAATTAAATATTGAGCCATCAAAAATTTCACCACCACCATTGTTAGCTAAAAGATTTACATATCCAAAACCACCATTTTGTAACTGACCACTTGTACCGGACGATCCCTCTAGTGTACCGTTTATATAAACTCTAAAGGTTCCGCCATCCCATGAACCTGCGATATGAGTCCAACGGCCCGGTGTAACTTGGTTTGTTGACGCAGCTATATACCAAGTACTCCAGCCCGACCAATATCCAGTATTATAACCCATGAATACCCTAGTTCCCCCGCCTACCAAGGCAGGTCCAATACCAAAGGCTATATTAATTGAATCGTCCCAACTTGACTGCTGTTCCATAGCAATGAATCCACCATTACTATTGTTTAAATTCACCCATGCTTCATAATAAGTTGGAACACCAAAAAATCCGTTATATTGAAAGGTATTGGCAACAATTTGTCCAGAAAATTGAATATAAGCATTAGCTCCAACTCTAGTAGAAACATCAGTAGAGCTTGTAATAGGGGTTAATTCTACTGTTCCACGTGATTGTGTTTGGATCTTTACTTGGTATCCTGGAAAAAACTGCGGTAAAGTACTATCCGCTGTAATAGTTGTAAACAAGGTGCTTGAAGTATTAAAAAACACTCCTGTAACGTTAGGATTTTCTGGTACCCCTGATATTCCTGTCTTTGCTACTACGCCCCAAGCATCCCCATAAGTGACGGTAGGTGAATAAACTTTAAGAATATTTGCATTATCTAATAAGGGATATTTTACTGTTACTGTATTAAAAATAAGTACCTTAGTTTCAGTTTGTGTGCCACGGTAACCTACTCTTATTTCTTTGAATAAATTTAAAATCCTTAGATTAGGTGTTCTATTAATATAATTATCAGTGACCACCCCCCTAATTTTACTATATAAATTGGTTGTGGCTACTTTCACTGGAGCTTCAACTACTGCCTTGATACGTTCAACTTGATTAGGTATCTTTCCTGTGACCAAAAGTTGAGTTTGTTGTGTAAAGCTATTAGAAAAAACTGTAACTGGACTGTATACAGAATAAACATTTAAGAAATTAGTAACTGTACCAAGAACTGAAGGAGTGGAAATTCCGCTAGCCGTAGTAAAAACATTTAAACCTTTTACAAATATAGTGTTAGAGCTTGTGCTAACACTATCCACCAAATAATTTCCTAGACCAAAGTTCACTGGCAATGACACTTGATTACCTCGTACTTGTAATTTAGCATGACTTATATAGCTTGCTTCGTCAGTCTGTACTTGATCGACTCCAATAAAGTGATTAATTATCACGCTACCGGCAAAGTGGTTAATCCAACCTGTATCAATAGTTATATACCCGTCACCTCCTTGACTGCCACCATAGAACGGTCGATAACTATAGGTTTGTACTCCTGACCAAGCATAACCTCCACCATTAGATGAATTCGGAGTCAAACGATCTACGGAAATATTTTGAGGAGCCCCTACAACGCCGCTTTTGGTAAATTGGAAATATCTAAGTCCATCTATTTCAAACCAGCTAGTTTCACTATCTACACTATCAACAAAATGCCAATTGAAACTATATCTCATTTGTGTATGGTTAGGTAAGTTGGGATATGTTAAAACAAAACTTGTTGATGGTACATAGCCGTGAGCTGAACCACTTCCAAGGTTACCATATGTCATTGAGAAAGTTGTTTGCGGACTCCAATAAACTAAAGTACCTGCAGGAGACAGACCTTCATCTAATAATACCACTCCAGCAGAAGCTGAAAAGTTCAGCTGCGGAATATTAAGAATTTGAATTAGAGAATTCGGAAATACTGGTTGGTTTAACGGAGCTGTCAAAACAATAGCCGTAGTTGTTCCTGTAAAATATGACGTAGTGGCTGTGGTATTAATTATTAAATATCTGTCTTGAGTAGAAGTCGTAGCTGAATAGATTCTTCTTGTGGCCCACCCTTCCACGACAACCGGAGGTGTTTTTAAAAGTTGATTACCTGGTATTAAAGGTTTCTCGCTAGTTTTTAATCTTTGTAATAAATCTACACGTTGACCTGTTGATATAAATCTTGAATCTAATCTTGCACGAGCCGTGAATTCTCTTTTTACACTACTGGGCACAATGACATTAGATATCGCCCGCATTTTTGGTGCCACTGTATAATTCAGTACCTTGTTATCCAGTTGAAAACCAGAGGTTGGATATGTTATACCAGATGCTACAATTACTTGAATATCTCCAAAAGTAAAATCAGGAAATCCCACCGGAGGCACAAAAGTAATGCTATTATTGGTATTTGTGGTGACATTCACCGTTTCTACATAGTAAGATGTAGTAAATGTTCCTGTGTAACTTAAACTTAAAAATATTGCTTGTGTTATGCTGCCACTGGTAGAACCAGCTCTGTTATTATAAAAATAAGTTGTAGCAGTAGAAGTGTTTAATGTAGTAGTAAGAATATCCCTATCATATGTATAGTATTGAACACTATTACTTGTGATTTTGTTACTACCACTGATTTGATATAGATTACCGATTGCAGGATAGATGTAGTTCATGATAAACTATTTACCAAAAAAATGCCCGTCATTGACGGGCATTTAATTTCTACCTTTAAACTCATTAGGCAGGCAAAGCAAACCTAAAGTTATTAGTAAATGTTAGAACACTGTTAGCCGCAAGTGTTGTTGAATCTTCTAAACTACGTGAAGATTGGAAGTTATTACCTGCCAATGTAGTTCTAAATGTATTAACTGAAGAAGTTAGTACCCAATGATCAGTGGCTGTTCCTGCTGCGTTATAAAAGAACGCACTGTCAATTGTTACACTTACTGTATCCATTAGTGTACCTAGACCACTTGGAATAATCTTCAATCCGTAAATTCTACCACGGATATCTGGATCATATTTTGGACCAAGTACAACCACTGGACTAAACATAAAACGCTTACTGTTATATACGTTAGTATAAACAGGCACAATCTGTCCCATGTGTAACTGAGGGAACGCACCAGCTGGTTGAGCTACTAAAGCACCGCCCGAACCTGCTGAAGTAGTTTGATAAGCACCGCTACCAATAAACTCAATCATATGACCCCACGCACCAGTTGTAATAGTACATGCGCTATAGATATGTGCGTTTTGACCTGTTAAATCGCCTGTTGAACAACGAACACGTGGTGTAGCAAATAACATACCGTGTGTCCCATGTGTCAATGACACAGGAAGTGTAGCTAATTGCGATCCACCAATTGGGAAACGCTCACCGTTGAAATAAGCATAGCAGGGCCATGGTGAAATATTCAACGAAATTGGTACGTTAGATCCACTACCACCAACAGTAAGTAACGGAGCACCGAGGTTAAACGTAATACCTGCTGTGGTACCAAGACCAGTTGAAGTATCTTCTGGTTGGGCACGCTCAAACTCAATACAACCGAGCCATCTCTTTTGAACGTTTAAGAATGTCTTGCCTTGAACAACCATATAACGTGGATGAGCAAACAAGTACAAGAAACCGCCTGTGGTCTGTGACATGTTAGTTTGATCAACACCATAGAAGTTTGGAGCAGTGGCTGTGAGCGCATGTGTACCGCCACTTAAATCTGCTTGGTTAATTCCAACACCACCTGCTTGACCATAACTAGCTGCCCAACGTTCGTATACAGTAAGATTCATTGCGCTACCAGCGTTGGTAATTAAGTTACCTGAACCATCACCGGTTGCTAATGGATAATATCTTAGCCCGAAATACTTTCTATCTAAGCTTACATTACTCAATGTTGCCGTACCGCCGCCTGTTAAGTTGTCAATAGCATAATTTGGAGCACTGTAGACATATTCAATAAAGTCTGTGGCACCTGTATGTGTGTAGATTAGATGTGGCAGTTGACCGGTGCTATAAATTGGGTGACGTAATGGAACACCCAGTGTGATTGTCGTGCCGCTTACAGCAGCCATCCATGTATACAAAGGAATACTTCTGTAAATTGGGGTAATTGTTGCCACAGCAATAGTGAAAGACTGTGAAACAGTACAAGCAGTATCACTGGTTATCGCAGTTACCACGGCATGTTGTCCAGCAATAATAATTTCTGCACCAATATGTAACTGTGTTGTAAACAATGTATTGACACCAGTAACTGCGGTACCTGTTGCAGTAACTTGACCTGCTAACTGCTGAGGTGGTCCACCTGCACCTGAAATCTTTATAATACCAAACTGTGAAAAGTTTGTTGAAGAAGCAACAACAACCTGTGTTGAACCTGCTGGATAAATTGTACCAGCGGCCAACGCCATCGAAGTAACCTGAGAAAATTTACCACCGGTACCTGCACCTTCTCTTGTACCTTCTAGTACATAACCATGTAACTTCTTCAGCTTATAGGCAGTGGCTGCTGTGATATTATGACTAAATGGTAAACTGATTCTCATACTGGTTGCACTTAATACTGCTGTTACAGTAACTCTTGTGCAATCAATTACTAAATCGTCGCCTACTCTAACTTCGTTGATAAAATTAGAACCTGTACCTATTAGGTATGTGTCATCTCGATAAAACTGAATAGCTGTCACTGCTTGACGTAACACCGCAATCGATGATCCTGCATATCCTGTATAGTCGACTAGTGTAGCACTGTTTGTAGCATTAGCAGTAAATGTAAAACCTCTAAGCTCATCACCGATCCACATTTGATCACCGTTTACACAATCCCAGCTAAAGTTTGTACTAACACCTGTAACACCAGAACTACCAGCAGAAACAGTAAGTGTACCTCTTGGCCATGATCTAATTTTTAAATTGCTATCGGTGAAATCCATTGGAGCGTTCAGAATAATTTGGTTGTTACTTACAACAGATAAAACTGTTCTTAATCTGCCTTGTATTTGAACTGTTCTTCCTGAAACTGCGTTAAGCGCTTTAGCAATAGTAGCACCAGCTGAAATAGCCACCGCAGGAGGAGTTACAACAGTAGCAGCAGTATCACTAGTTACTGTTGCAATAATAAAATAAGCACTTCCGATAAGCACACTATCGCCTACCTGTAGTCTATTAGTGCTTCCATCTGCACCTTGGTTAAATGTAGTAGCAGAACCTGTAACATTTCCACTTGTGTCTACTGCAACTGTACCAGCTAGTGCATTTGTTGTTACGCTATTAGTTAATTCACTTAAAAAATACGTTCCAACACCATTTACCACGGCAGAACCGTTGGTGCAACTAACTACACCTGTTACATTATTTCTTACTGAACAAGCAATAGTTCCTGTAAGACTTCCACCGCTTCCACCGAACGTGTTATTAATGTGTTCCATTAATGTTGGCAAGCTCACGGCAGGACTAAACGCCACTGTTACAGTACATGATGTATCTGATACCACAGTTGCAATTGTTCTAAGTTGTCCAGCGACCATTACAACATCGCCAGCACGTAATTGTGTAGTAAAAATAGTACCGGCACCTGTAACTGTTGTGCCAGAAGCTGTAACTGTGCCTTGCATGGTATCATTTCTAATCCATTGATCAAACAAAGCAAAAGTTGGCCAAATGTCAGCACCAGTCGCGAACGGTCCGTATGTTATACTTGCACTATTTCTACCTAATTCATTTAAAGTAGCCATTAGTTTAATCTCCTATTTCTCAAGTCTCACCCGAAACTTATTGTAAATTTATTTATCTATTTTTATTATTTTTGGATATTAAGCAGTTCCATTGAAAAATTCAACCCTTGACCAGTTTCAATGCTCACTGTAAGTCTATCATTTACATATAAGGTGGTAATAGGACTATTTATCCACAAGTTTTGATAACCAGCTGGCAAAGTAAAAAAAGATATCAAACTATTATTTCTATATAAACCCGCCATGATATCTGAAGTAGAACCAGATCCTACACTGATATTAACAGACCTTAGTGTGGTTTGTTGAGTAACAAAAAAGGCTGCTGTGCCTGCTACAGGACTCCAAAATTCACCTGCAACATTAAAAGTTTTTATAACTCCTGCTGCGCTAACAGTGCCGTCTACTCCTGCTGCTAGACCACTACCAATAATAATACCGCCTAAAGACTGTGTGGTAGCTGCTCTTACGCTGAGAGTTCCGTCTGCAGAAATGTTTAATCCTACGCCAGATTTTACACCGCCTAGAGTAGTTGTGGTAGCGGGTAATACGCTAAATGTGATAGATTTGTTAGTGCCAGATGTAGTTGCTACAATTCTAGTGCCTGTGCTGGCAACAAAATTAACTGTATCTAATGCCTCAGCTGTTAATCCTGGAAGACCGTTTACGTTCCAATATTTAAAGGTACTATTGAGCTGTATTTTGGCAGCACCGCCGCCTAGGTTCACAACATCAAATCCGCTGTCCTGATCAAATCTCAATGCGGTTACATTGTTTACAGCATTGGTAATAGTATTACCAATAGTAATTAAACTTACCTGTATACTTCCAGTATCACCCTTTAAACCTTGAGGGCCTGATGGACCAGAAGGTCCTATTTGCCCCTGTATACCTGTTGGGCCAGTTGGACCTGGAGGTCCTCCGCTGGGACCTGTGGGACCTATAGCACCCGTTGGACCAGTTGGGCCTACTGAACCTGTGGGACCTTGTGGCCCTGGAACTGTGCTGGCCGGGCCGCTAGGACCAGTTGGGCCAAAATCACCCTTTGGCCCTTGTGGACCAGTTACACCAATTGGACCTAGTCCACCCTGCGGACCTTCTGGACCAGTTGGTCCTGGAACTCCTTGGGGTCCTGTAACTCCATGCTTATCGAAACTTGCAGTGCTTAAATAGGCAAAGTTTTGATTTACTTTATTAAACGCTGTTCTTAGTGAATCGCCATTTTTAGCATTGGCTCCAGTTCCAGTGTTAATGAATAATATACTCATTTTACAATCCAGCTAATTTTTTAATATCTTTTAGAGCTTTATCATCTTCTGAGATAGTTAATTCAAACGCCTCAGCATGAGATTTTTTAGTTAGTACACCAGTATCTTTTAATTCTTTAATTTTTTCTAAAATTGTCTTTATTTCTTTACGTCCGTGAACAGACTGTAGGATTTCAGATAATAAATCATATTCAATAACCACAGTTTCGGGTTCTTTGTTTTCGGGTAAGACTGTGGTCTTTGGATTAACAATGCCAGAATGGATAAAGGTAGAATACGTCATATCATTATTTAGTTGCATTTATTTTTATTTTATGTTAGAATAAAGTAGTATATTTACTTTCATAAATAAATTCAAAAATGACGACGTTGATATTAAATGCAGACGGAGCCCCAGTGTCTTGGCTTCCGTTAAGTGTAATTCCATGGGAAGAATCTATAAAATACATGGTATTAGAAAAGGCCGCAGTATTAGAGTTTTATGAAAACTGGGTAGTAAGCTCACCAAATTGGTCAACTCCTGTGCCTTCGGTGATGATGTTGCACGTTTATGAAAAACGTAAGTTAACCGTACGATTTAGTAAATCTAATGTATTTCTACGTGATAGATTTACCTGTCAATATTGCGAGGTAAAAGTGAATCGTGCCACAGCTACGTTAGATCATGTCTTACCGACCAGTTATGGTGGTAAAACTGTGTTTGAAAACACAGTGACAGCCTGTGGAGATTGCAATGCTAAAAAGGGAAATAACAAAAAAATTAAGCCAAAGATTAAACCTTACAAACCTAATTACTACCAGTTAGTAGATAACAGAAAAAGCATGGAGTTTTCGCTCGCCCATGCCAGCTGGAGACGTTATTTAGATTTAGATTAACTATTTTTCTCTATAGACAATGCGTCCTTTGGTTAAATCATAAGGACTCATTTCAACTTTAACACGATCACCGGTTAAAATTTGTATTTTATTTTGCCGCATACGACCACTGATATGTCCTAATATTATTGCTCCTTGTTCTAATTTCACTCTGAACATGGCATTAGGTAAAACTTCTTCAATTTTTCCATCTAAACTTATTAAATCCTCTTTTGGCACTAGTCTTTGTCTCCTTTTAATCCTTTAATAACTAATTCTTTAGCACGTTGGTCTAAAATAGTTTTTTCTTCTTGCAAAATTTTTTCTACCCATATGGTTAAGATTTCTAAAACAGCCTTTTCTCCTTCTGGAGTAAAATGATTATACTTTCCTCCAAAGGGACTATGATAAAAATATTTCTGATCTTTAGCTAACTCATATATACTTCCATATAAGATATTCTTCAAGGCTTGTTTATCCAAACTAGAGTTTCTCCCCTGCTTTAAATCCTCGGAAACGTAGGAATCTCGGAAACCTAAGCGAGTAAGAACCGTCTTGATTTTGTGTAATAGCATCTGCACGAACCTCTACTACTTGACCAGGTAGCGTATCACGCCCTGTCCAAAATATACCGCGGTCAGCGTCACTAAAGCCCGAACCACAGTTAACTCTGATTGTCTTGTCGTCATCCACACCTTCCAAGACCAGTGCACCAAGTCTGCCCACATTCCTGCCTGTGCCCTCTTCAACCTCAACGACTTGAAGTGATACTTCAATGAAAGGTTTTTGCTTAAGCCAGCTAGCTGATCTTTTACATTCATACTTTGCCTCTAAATCCTTTATCATAATACCTTCAAAACCCTTGTCTATAGCATCTTTGTTAAACTGTTTAAATTGCAACTCTCCAACATAGGTGTCCAGGTCAACTTCTTCTTGAGGAATAATATCAATATGACCAATTATATTAAAAATTGGTTTCATCGTACGTAACAAATTACTACGGCGGCGCTGTCCCATTACACTAACCCCTGCCCTGAACTCACTTAACGGGATAATATCAAACAGCATTAATCTTGCGTCGCCAGCCTGTACATTGTCCTTGCGATGTACCTGCTTCATAAGATCTTGAAAACTAGTACTTACTATTTCACCGTCTAATACCATAGGACGTTCAATTAGATTAATGTGTTTTAACAAACTGTCGGTAATATGAGTGAAATTTTCTAATACTTTACCATTTCTACTATATTGCACCACTGTGTTATTCACAGTGTCAACTATGGTGATTACTCTGACACCATCTAGTTTGGGTTCTAATAATTTTTTACCTTGAATTTTCTTTTCATGATTAGCAGAATCATGTGCTAACATACACTCAAATACAGGAATAGGTACAATGTTAGGAAAATCCTGTAGTACCTTGTTGATAGTTTTTTCACTTACGCCACAACGCAGATCCTTAATCAATATGCGTCTATACCAATCATTCCATTGACTTCTGGTGCTGGCTAGCATTACTCGCTCAATAGCATCTCTTGCATCGTGTCCAGTAATAGTTCGTGAACTCAGCATGTTCAATAATGTTTCAAAGTCGTTCCAAGACACTCCGGGACCATCTGGGTTTTTGTGTTCTGGAACTTTTTTCACACCAAATGTAGCATATGGGCTCAGGCACCATCTAAATCCGGCGAAAAGTTCTTCATTACCAGATTCTGCTTCTGCAAGAATAATAGCTTCTTTGTTTAACCTGCTGGGGTGATCTTGTAGAATACGAATAATTGAATCGCAATGTCTCATAGTGTATGAATGTTAATAGTTACGATTCAATAATTATATGTTAAATCTGGCTTTTTGTCAAGTCAAATGGAAAAGGAATTTCCGCATCCGCATGAAGAAGCAGCATTTGGGTTTTTAATTTTGAAACTAGCACCAGATAAATCGTCTGCATAGTCAATTTCTGCTCCTTGCAGATATTGTAAACTCATTGCATCTACAAGAATTTTGAATTGGCCTACTGGAATTTCAAAATCGTCATCTGCTTGGTCTTCATCAAAAGTAAACCCGTACTGAAAGCCAGAACATCCACCTCCTTGAACAAAGGTGCGTAGTTTTATATTAGGATTGTTTTCTTCCAAAAGTAACTCTTGTATCTTATTTTGTGCGGACGTTGTGATATCAATCATGCTTGTATTTACCTGGTAAATATGCTAGTATAGTAAAAAGGAATTTAAAAATTAAACTCGCAAACGGGCACGCCGAGATGATAAATAATGTTATGAAAAAATATGGCATTATTAAAACTTGTCTTTTTTGTAGTTTAAAATTTGAAACTAGGCCGAGATTTTTAGATTATTGTTCACAAAAATGTAAAAATCCTTTGAACAGAGGAGAATACACACCCTGGAACAAAGGAAAAACTCTGACAGAAGAACAAAAGTCAAAACAAAACAGAGAAGGATTAAAAAAAGGATGGGGCTGGAATAAGGGCATTGCTAATGAAAAACAAAGCAAAAGATGGAAACAAGATAATCCTAACAAAGATGGTCGCGTTAATAATCGGCGTCCTAAGAATTATGTAGACGATAATTTTACTGCATATAAGAGAGAAGTTAGAAAAGCAACATATCGATCTTGGTATGCTATGAAACAAGAAGGTTTTATACCTGCTGACACAGGTAAAAGGAAAAATCAATATCAGTTGGATCATATTATTCCCTATCGTCAAGGATTTGAGCTAGGAATAGATCCCTCTATATTAGGGAGTAGGAAAAATTTAAGATGGATCTTAGGAGAAGAAAACAGAAAGAAATGGGATTCATTCCAATCAATGGAAGTTGTTAGAAGTATTTTAGGAGAATAAAAATGGCTTACAGCGAAAAAGTTCTGGATCATTATGAGAACCCCAGAAACGTAGGATCTTTTAATAAGGAGGAAATGGCGCAAGTGGGAACCGGCATGGTCGGTGCTCCCGCTTGCGGCTGACGGGCGATGTGATGAAACTACAGATAAAGGTAGAGGATGGTGTTATTACCGATGCAAAATTTAAAACTTATGGTTGCGGCAGTGCAATCGCTAGTAGTTCGCTGGTTACTGAATGGGTTAAAGGCAAGACTCTTGACCAGGCTTCCACAATACGTAATACGGCGATTGCCGAAGAGCTGGCGCTCCCCCCAGTAAAAATACATTGTTCAATCCTCGCAGAAGATGCCATAAAAGCGGCAATAGCAGATTATAAACAAAAACATGATCTCGTTAACTGAAAGAGCAGCAGAAAAAGTAAAGCATAATCTTGCCCGCAGAGGTAAAGGCCTAGGCATTAGGGTAGGAGTAAAGACCACAGGATGTAGTGGGCTAGCCTATGTGCTAGAATATGTTGATACTCCGCCTATTACCCGAGATCAATTTGTCTATGATAACCACGGGGTAAAAGTTTATGTGGATGGTAAGAGTGCGGTTTATCTAACCGGTTTAGAAATGGACTGGGTCAAGCAAGGATTAAACGAAGGGTTTGAATTTAAAAATCCTAACGAAAAGGCCAAATGTGGATGTGGAGAAAGTTTTAGCGTATGAAGCCTTGGTTAAGAACAGACACTCAAGACTGGATCAAGAACTTAGAAAATAGATTAGAAGATATAGATTACTATCTCAAACGCACTGTAGAATGGTGTGAAATACAGGGAGTCTATAATAATAAAATTGTGCTTATGGCCTGTTTAGTAACTTGTATTTGGGTAAGCAGCATGAGAAATGAAGAAATAAGTTTTCAAGAAATAATTGAACTTATTGGATTAAAAGGTATGGAACCCATGGACATAGACAAAATTTACACAGTAAGCAAAGAATTCCAAAACTTAGATCATAAAGAAATTTTAGAAATTTTCATTGAAAAAACAAGAGATTGGGACGGTTATTTGCCGTCGTAATCTTTCACAGGACCTCCGTGTATCACGCTTTTCATCTTTTTGCCCTTAAGACGAACGCCGGTTCCTTTTTTTCCTTGTTTACCAGTACCAGCTGTATGTTCGCTGTCATGTTTTAGCATGCCTCTACTAACGCATTGACTATAGCGAACATTACTTAACCTTGCCTTGCCTACAGAACATTGACTGGCAGATGGAGCAGATATTTTCTTTTCTAATAATTCGTTTATACGCATTAAATTATTTATTTGAAAAGTATAAGACTCATTATCACTGTTTGAGCTCCGAAGCCTAGACAAATTGTCGCAATGTACAGAAAGTTACGTTCTATAAGACTTTTAAAAAAGAAAGTAATTAGTCCACTCCACACAAAGATCATAAGATCCACGGGCGGTAATTTATCATTTTGCGCCATTAAAACTGCCAACAATGTAGGAATACTGGCAAAATGTAATAGTATTATTGTCAACCATCCAAGAGTATGTGCGCTGATCCTACCAAGATGATTACGCAAAAACTCCCATACTGTATTTGGAATATTAGCTACAAACCCTGTTATTTTTGTAACTACGCCGTTAAATTTATTTGTAGAAGATATGCCGCCCAATTTTAGCCACCCTTTCCCTTTTCCAACCCGGGTTAATATAATCTGCATGAAAATACAGCGCCTCAGTTAAACTTGGAAGTCTAAACCCCTCAAGTAGTACCTTTTTGGCTACTTCCATGCTTTCATCGTATATCTCGGGATGTTTCGGATTAAACAATACGTTTCTGTCACAGACCCAACTAAACTGACAAAGTACTTTATCATAAAATAAATTTTTCTGATAGATGACGTGACAGATATCACCTGGAAATTTACCTTCGCTATTGGCCCGATTTATTGTGACCTGTGCCACTGCTACCTTACCTTCAAAAGGTTCAGAACCAGCTTCATGATAAATGTTTTTTGCTAGGCAAGATAATTGTCTTTCTCTAACCTGAGCTGTTATTTGAGAAGGTTCGATAGTTTCAACTGTCTGTAATTTATGTTTTATTGCCCAAGACAGTAGATTTACAGACATATATAAACCTACTAGCATTAATAGAACACCGAGAACCATAGCAATATTTTTAACGATGTTCCGATCTGCTTGTTCCCTGTCTAGCGTAATTTCAGTCATTATTGACCTCCTTATTCGTTAGCGGTAAGATTAATTATACTATGCAAGGTAATTATATAATAAAACCTGGCAAAAAGCAAAGATTTTGAATTTATTTTATACCGATTAACATAAATCTTGTAAATTTCCAAGTAGGATATTCAAAATCTAATTGTCCGCTATAATTAATTTTTGTCAAAGGAAATTCTTGCAGAAATTCTTGCAGATTTTCAAAATGTATAACATGATCTTCGTGTTTCATATTATTGCCTTGAAGAACAACTCTTGTACCATAATTTATGTTGTCAAACCATTGTTTACTATGAAAATGCTCAGTGCTAGTATTGATGATTATATCAGCTGTAGATTTAAGAATATTACAATCTTCTGTTATTGCCTTAAACTTCCAATCCTGCCAAACCCAATTTTCATTTATCATGTCTGCCATAGGTTCACAATTAGAGTCAATATCATAACTGCGTATTTTATGAACTTTAAATTTATTTCTAGTTAGTAACAGAAATGCTGTGAGACCATACCATCCACCGTAGATGGCTGTTTCGTTACTGGTCCAACGAGTTCTCTCTAGTTCTTCACACAGCCATAGTTTGCTAGATATTTGTCCACTACTAAAAGCATCTTTATTTACAGGAATCATATTCATCTTTTAATAGGTAATGACTATATTTGTCTAAAATAGAAAAAACTTCTTTTCTTAATAAAGATTTAAATTCAGCTATTTTGTTTAAGGTCATTCTAATATCAATACCTAGTTTATGGTTATAAAAATAATGGGCACTAACTACAAATTGTAACTCTTTATTATCATAATCTGTCCATTTTTTCCATAATTCGCTTTTTAAAACGAAATTCTTGAATTCAAAAAATGATGCAGGAAAGTATGGTGCAAATTGTAAAAGACATTTTGTTTGGGCACAGGCAAGCTCAGGAGCTATATTGATAGCATCAATTCCACACAATTTCCGTAACAAAAGTTGTTCCTTATTTAGATAATCTGCATTATGCTCTTTAAACAATAGCCCCTCGGCATGAATTTTATCGGCTATAGATCTATTTCTATTTAGAATAAAATTACCTACCTGTGTATGTTTCGTTAAACTCCCGGTCTTATTCACTAAAAACTTTACATTTTTAAATTGTTTTACATAATTTATATTATTATTTAGATGTGTCAAATCATCTAAATTTTCCATGGTGTTGTCTTCACTACCAAATTCTAATATAATTTCAGGATTTAAATGCAGTGCTCTGGAAATAAGGCTGTCGGCAATTTTATAAGGGTCTTTGTTTACTTTTCCTACATCAATATGTAAAATATCGAATCCATTCTCGATATCATTTTCAATGGTAGCCAGACAATTGGCAGTAGCTTGAGTAATATTTTTAGATTTTTCATCATCTCTAAAATATGGACCACAATGATCTCTACAAATTAATATTTTAGAAGAGTCATAGTAAATACTACTTTTAATTTTAGCTACTAAGTTCCTTGTATTACTTACATATCCTAGGTCATGATCAACCTGATTCCTACTAGCAATTATCATTATCGGCGTTTCGGTAATATGAGCATATTCTAAAATAAGATTAATTATTTCAGAGCTCATAGGACCTACCCCAATTTTAAATTTAGATAATAGCATTTTTGATCATAATCTTTTCTAAATATAAACATGCATCCAACACAGCACCATTTCCACCTGGACTTTGAGTAACATAGTCAGCAGACTGTTGAGCTTCAATTCTTCCTGAGCCGGGGCAAATACCTATTTTCACCCTTGAAAGAATAGGAGCATCGTAATATCCATCTCCCATAAATGCAGTTTGTTCCATCTCACAATTATCTAAAAACCAATCTAATCTACTTTCTTCTGGAACAAGTATTAAATCTTTGGGATCAATTTTCCAATCTTTAACAAATCTTGCATAGGTGATGTCCCATCCTGAAGTATCTGCCGTTATAAAGTTTATATCGTTAATATATTTCCTTATAATTTTTATTCCATCTTTATCATGAGGTCCGAAAATTTTATAAGATTTACCATGTGCATTATATAGTATGCTACCATTGGTGAATACTCCATCTATATCAAAAACTAATTTTTTTATCATAATAAAATTAAGGAAATATCTTCTTCTATTTCATTTATTGAAAGTTCAATACCTGCATATAAACTAAATTGTTTTTGAAATACCCTTAAATAGAAATCTAGCCCTTTTATATATTGAACTTCTGTATCTAAACACTGTTGAAAAAGTTTATTTTCTGTAAGGCTAAGATCAACAATTAGTCTTGTATTTTTTGGTATAAACTCAACTGGACTATCAGTATTTACTGTTCCTATTCCTGTACAATTAATTAAAATATCTGTAGGGGTGTGCCTATCATTAAAATTTCCTTCATGACGACTATAAACCTTTGTTCTATGATAATGATTTGTTTTAAAGAATTTAGTAAACATCTTTCCAAGAGCACCCTGCCCTAGAATAGAAATTCTGTCCATTTTCTGTATAAAGGATGCTACATAGTAAATACCTTGAATATCAGTATTATAACCTGTCCGCCTATTATTTTTAACAATGACAGTGTTACAAGATAAGTAATCTTTACAGCTTATATCCAACTCGGTTAAATTCTTTAATACAATATTTTTAAAAGGCATACTCACACTAATTCCATCTGCTTCATCTTCTATAAGATGTCTAAATTGGAATTCAAATTGTTCTAAATTACAAGCAAGTGGTGTGTAAGAATTACTCAAACCATATTTTTTAAAAAAATGTTCGTAGAACTTCTTTCCGGTAGTTCCCGGATATTGGCTTAAACTATAAAACTTCATTCTCTAATTCTGCAAATAATTTTATTCCTAAGTAAAACAAAAATAAATCGAAAGGGGCACTATGTAGTGGAGACATATTCCAAAATATTAAAGGTACCAGTGTTTGAACTTTTTTAAAACAATATCCTTCATCATGAATAAATCGTTCAACTATATTAGTGTACTCTTTATTGTTCAAAATATTAGGAATTTCTAAGAATACATGGTTAGTATCAAAACTAATTTTAAAATCGTTATTTTTTATTCTAGTATAGTCAATAATAAATCCACATAGCAGTTTAGCAAGATCGTAATGTATATCCCCGGCTGCTATTTCTCCTCCAAAATCTGTTCGCCAATCTATCATACAAAAATTCTTATTTGAATCTATTATAATATTATCAAATTGCAGGTCTCCATGAATAAAGGCGCTAACATTTTCTGAAAACAATATATTCCAATCAATCTTACTAAAATAGTAATCATAAGGCCTAACATCTAAATTATTAATCTTTGAGATATTTGGCAGATTGGGATATTTTGTAAAGAAACTTTCTAATCTAAGTTTAGTCTTTTGAAAATAAAAATTCTTACTGGCCTCATATAGATTTATTTCTTTTTTTATCCACACTTTTTCCTTAAGCCATGTTAACAAATTTTCAAGAGTAAGAATATCATGTTTATCATAAAGCACATTACCTGGAAAATAATCATAAGTTAACCAATTATTAAAATGAAGACAATTTTTAGGCACTATAGACGAGTTAAACCTCCAGCGTTTGTATTTTTTCAAAGTAATATTTTTATCTTTGTTCCATTTTAATACTTTATTTCCAACTCGATAAGTATACTCTTCAGTCTTAGAAAAATCAAAACCCGTTTGTAATTTTTTATATAAATTTATATTTCCCATATCAGACCATGAATCTAAGGTATCTGCCTTACTACCAATGGAAATACCTGATATCATTTCTAAACCACCGGCTTCATGTATATTATTCAAAAATTCTTTATAGTTTTTTATAAAAGATAAACCAGTGAACACTAGATAATTTTCTGGAGAATTTTCTTTAAATTTAATACTTGTAATTCTACTATCTATTATCTCAAAGGTAGTATAATCTATATGGTTATCATTAACTGCGACAAAAAAAGTATCTTCATTAGGCTCATATGATTTAAATTTGTGTTTAAAAATTGTATCGCATGGCACATACCAAAAGCTTCTGTTTATGTATTGTCGAGCATATAATAATGAATATCCGGGGCCAGCCTTGTTGGATTCATAGTCATCTACGATTATAAAAGTAAAATGGAGTTCAGGGTAAGCTAGTTTACAGAAATCTTTTACCTGTTCGGCCTGAAATCCTAAAATAATTAAGAAACTTGAATTTTTCGGAAAATTTTCAATTATATGTGATAAAATTGGTTTATTTTGAAAAGGTAATAAGGATTTGTTAAAACTATGAGTAAGATATCCTAATCTAGATCCTAATCCTGCTGTAGGTATGACTACTAGAGGGTCATTTATGTTCTGATTGTATTCTTCCATGAGTTCTTCCATGATCGTCCTGTAACCTATATACATCATCTAATTCAGGAGAACTTACTTCAAAGAATTCTAAATCTGTAATTGCCGTGACACGATGAACGTAACCTGGATAAATTGTAAAATTCATATCTTGTTCTAGCGTAATATTTTCACATTGAGATTCAAAATCTTTTATTTCTTGTTCAGACATGCCGATGATTAAGAACTTATCAATATCTAATTGAACCTTGCTTAAAAGTAATGTTCCTTTACCTTTTAATACATAATTTGTTTCTATCTTTTTTCTATGTACTTGAAGACTTGTTCTATGTCCTGCCAAAAACATAATTCGTTTAAAAGCATACGGAGTGCTTTGTCCATCTTGAATCCATGACTCCTTACCCCAATGTTTATTCACTTGTTTTATCATGAAATGTTATATTTCCTATGTTATGTTTATCGTATAAATTTTTTATTTCTTCAAAAGAGTTATTTGCATCTAAACCAAAGTGTTTTATGTTAAAAAGGAATTCATTCAAATTTATATTGTTTTTAAGGCAGTCTTTAATTTTATCCTCAATGGTTTTATTTTGCCATTCAAAAATATTGTTAATTATTTTATCTATTTGTTCATTTGTTAAAATAGTAACAGGATCTAAAAATAAATCGGTGATGTGAGGCCTAATTATACAATGTCCGAACGGCATCATACCAGGCATTTCTATTCCAGCATCTAGGCAAAAATCTCTTAGTTTAAGTTCTGGAGATTTATCTTCAGATTTTCTTAAAAATCTACAAGATATGATATCAAAGGTTCTCGAATCACTCATAAATCCTATATCGGCCAATCCTTCCGCATCAACAAAATTATCAACCTTAAAATCATTTTCATTTCTACTAAAAATCGGTACCTTGTGTTTAAACGGCGGCTGAGGTGTATATATTTCCATAGGTTCAGGCAGATAAGGATCATAAACTATCCAATTTATAACATCAAACCTTTGATCAAAGCAGGCGTCATAAGTAACTTCCTTTTCTCTTTTCCATTTGGCAGGCAACAAGCTATAAGTTTGCATGGCAGGAGCGTAGAATGAAGGGTCACTATCAAATTTTTCGGGTTGTGTTAAAAATTCATGACCAATTAAACTTTTTCCTAAAAAATCATTTAATAATGTAGATTTGTCAACATAAGAAACATCCCAAGTAGAAAAATAATAATCTACATTTTCTGCTATAGACTCATATACAGCAAAAATATTAGTTTTGCAAAAGTTCCAAGTACGTAACTGCCCCCTTAAAAAAACACCAATATGTTTGTATTTCATTTTGTCAATATATTTTCTATATAATCTTCAAGATTTATCTGATAATTTTCGCATATTTTAATTTTTTCATCTTTTGTAATTTTATCCCATTCTGGTTGTTTATCATAATATTCTTTCACCCAAGGATTAAAAATAATGGGAGTGTTAATTTCCGTAATTTTTCCTATATCAGGTCTAGCTAATAAAATATTGTAAAAAATATAGTGTCTTAGTCTAATATTGAGTTTATTAGCAAATTTACTACATTGTGCCTCTGCCGATAAATCAGTATCGTTACCTTCTGCAAATCTTTCACAAAATTTATCAAAAGTCAAACTATCACAACACCATCCATAATCTTTTAAATGAGCTGATTGAGGATCATAGTTTATATAATCTCTTACAACGAATGGAGAATAGATAGTATTAGATTCTATTGGAATTGAGCAATTATCGTTTGGAAATACTAACAAATCAAACCTGTGATCAAAGATTACATCATATTTCACTGTTTTTTCTCTGATTTTTTTAGAAGGCAAAAGGTTATAATTTAACCAAGTCGGTGATAGATATGGCGTACCAAAATGTTCAAATATATTACCTTCCAAAAATTCTACTAAATTTTTATTATCAAAGTCTTTTTTTAACTTTGTTATATCAACACTCCCATCATTCCAAACTGCAACATAATAATCTACGTTTCTAGAAATTTTTTCAAAATTTTCAAAGGTCATAAGTTTTAAATAATCCCAAATTCTTTTATGTCCTCTTATAAACACCGCAATATTATTATACATGATTACTCCATTTTTAGTGTAAATTTTTTTCCATTTCTACGATATTCCCATTCACCAAAAATTTCAGACCCTAAGCAAAACGACTGTGGATAAATTTTATTAAATTTTTCAAAAAAATTGTTATAGATAGATGTAACCTCTTCTATGCTATATCGACAAGATAAAAAATCTGTTGAAAAAATATTACTATAATAAAAAAAGGGTCTTTTTGATTTGAATTGTTCTATGGTAGCTAAAAAATTATCTACATCAAGTAGATTGATATGAAGGAATTCAGCTTCGCTTTGCCTGAACTTATTCCAATATGTTAAAAAATTATCCTCATCTCTATAAGTCTCCATTAATAAATTTATATTAGTTTCGATATCTTTATTAATAAATTTATATAACTTTTTAAGTTCTAAAGGTTTGCTTTTTAAATACTGGAACAGATTTTTTCCATCCCAATTTTCTTTTAAGTTTTTTATCCAATCTAAGGAATCTTTGTTTATATCATAAAAAATAAACTTAGGGTTCTCTGTGGAATTAAAAACATCTAAATATTTAAAACCTGCTGCAGGGCCATAATAGTGATCAATTGAAATAAACGGAACATTGAACTTGTAATCTTCACTATTAAAAATCCAAATTTCAGGTTTAGGTTTAAGCCAAGAATTAATAAATTTTTTCTGATTAGGATTATTAATTTTGGTACTATCTAAAGATATTATAGCATCATAGAAATTATTAGATTCATGTTCTGGATAGGTGTACAATCTACAATTTCTCATTTCTTCAGTGAAATTATCTATTTTAACTTTATTTTGTAAGGCGGCTTTGAGAAATCCCCATCCGGGATATTTTCTCAACTTAGTAGTCTCTCCGTCAATTCCTTTTATCCAATGCGGAGTATATTTGTCGTGAAAATTTTCAACTGATCTTTCATAGTTAGGTAAAGGTTCTACCGAATTTTCCCAACCTCCAAACTTTGGACAGCCAAGTTCTTTCCATTTATCAATATTCACTACCATCATTTGGTTATGTATTTCTATCCATCCCTGTCCGTGCTCTGATTCCCAATCTAAAGTAAATGATAAAATAAAAAAATCGGGGTTATTTTCAACATAAGTGTTCAGGTATTCAAAAAAACTATTAATCCGAATAAAATTGCCAATACTTTGAATTAAAACTATACCATAATCATTTAAACATTCACTTAGACAATCATCAATATTATTGTAAAACTTTATGTCACCTTTTAGACTGTTAGCACTCATTTTTTTAGTAAAACTAAAAGAAGTCTGTTTCATTTTGTTATATAATTCTTCATGCTTTTCCTTGATACAATTCTGATCAACAATAGCATAATGAAATTTTCTTTCTAACAATGTATTTTTAGAAATTTTTATTTTAGTAAAAGACATTTTAATAATTCAAAAAATTCGGACTATAAAAACCGTGAACAATTATATGATATCTAGATTCGTCACTTCGGTTGATTACCATATGCTCCCTAGCAACATCAAGAATCATACCTGATCCACCTTTAAAAGGAACCACTCCATTTGTGTGAAATACAAATTCACAACCAGGTGGATTATTTATAGCTATATTTAATGGACTGAATATTCTATTAGGACCATCAGAATGAGGCATGATATAGCCACCGGCTGCTAATTTCATTATTCTTACTCTATCAAAGATTTTATAGGGTAAAGATTGTAAAAATTTTGTCAAGTTTGGAACCAAATCGCTAGCATCCGTCCACTTATAACTTGCGTCTTCTAAAGAAGTGAATCCGTACCTGGTATAATGTTCGGTTTTATGCTTATCTAAGCCATGTAAGGTTAAACTTTGCCACCCTCGATGACCATACCCTTTCTTTTTATCTTGTGATCTATGATTAAAAAATAATTGATCCACACTTTTGCATTCTTGTAAAAGTAGCTGCGGATCGAAATGAAATTTAATTTCATAATAGCTACAAGATAAATCTTTCTGAGCATCTACTAACTTGTTGTAAGTAGGATTTTTACCTAAGTGATGCAAATTATAAAAGTCAATAAGTTCATTAGGAAAATTATACATGATTTTTAATTATAACAGATTCTATCGTATTGAATCTACTCCAGATATGTTTATTCCATAGTCCTTTGTTTGTATCTTGGTTAATCATCTGAAAATCTTCATGATTTATTCTATATCCTATAATTTTACCAATGGGGATAAATCCTAATGCAATATCACTAAGTTTCATTTCTGCAGGATTCATAATTTTGCTAAAATCATTTTTTAACCACCAATTGTATAAATTTACCTGCATGCCATGTTCAGGTTCACGCAAACTAAAATTCATATAGGTTTCCGCAGCAAATCTAGTCTGTGGCCTAACTTGCTTCCTGCGAACAACTTCAACATCGTTGTCATTACAACTACTGGCCCAGTGCTTTCCTAAAGTATTATATCCAAGATAAGCCCACCCCCACAGATGATTTGGAGTGAATAAAAAATAATCTTCAGGCTTTAGATCTTCATGCAATCCTGCAGGCATAAAATCCCAAAGACATGTACATAAAGTTTGATCTCTTCTAGTATAATTTCTGTAAATTGCTTCGAAATTATGTATCTGTTCATTTAATAGCAAAAATGCTTCATGTACTTCTTTATCGTTAGAATTTTTTGAACCAGGCCATACTGGATGATAATATTTAGGAAAATTTTTCGGATTATTAAAATATCCAATATTAACCAGTTCTTCTAATCTGTCTCCATAAATCTCGTATTCCTCATGCAAATCATTTAATATATCTTGATTGTTTTTTAAATATTCTAAACTAACAATGTCTTTCAATTTTCTATCATAGTTACGATTTATAAAATTAATATTATCTTTGAAATTTTGAAATCTTTGGTCAATTTCTGAATCACTTAAAATTTTACGATAATTGTACCTTAAGCTATTATTTCTATTATTATTTTCGTTAATTAATCCTATCCATCTGTCACACACATCAGTATCTAATAAATTGTATCTTAATTCTAGTACATCATTAGTCGTATTTCCTGCTTGAATCACAAGAAATTTATCCTGTTTCCAAAACTTCATAGGAAAAAATCTCCTAATTTTCTATAATCCGTTCCGTGAAGATTGTCTAGTTTTTGTAAATATTCCTTCATTTGAACAAACATGACACTATGGTCTTCACTATTCATTAATGTAATCAGGTGATTGAAATTTTGTATGGTTTTATTATTTTTATTTTTAGAAGAATAATTCAATATTTTTTTCGTAATCTTATCTTTTAGTTTTTTTGGTAAAACCTTTACACTGAGATATCTAGGCCAATGCAGAACCCCAGTATGAAATAACCCATCATGCGCAGTTCTACCTATTTTTTTGTAGTTTTTAGATAACAACCAATCTGCGAAGTCTGGTAGATAATATAAATTTAATGCTTGCACGGTACACAGAATCTTGATGTCTATCATAGATTCCGTCTGATCATATAAATCTAAATTTTTTTCAAGCAATTCCCAATTTGAAGGATATCTTATATAGTCATTAACTTCTTTATGACCGTCCAGACTAATCATAACTTCAACTAATTTAAATTTAGTCCAAAGGTTTACTATTTCCTGACTATATATAGTACCGTTAGTATGATATCTCAACTCAATATTTTTACTCAATCCTCTGTTAACTAATTGTACTAATAATTCTTTATGCTCTTTCAATAACATAGGTTCTCCGCCACCTATGACAATATGTTTTATGTCATGGGCACGAAGGTAAAAATCTTCCCAGAAAGCAGGATCTTTATACCATTCAAAGTTTTCAATGGTAAAGTTTTCAATTTTCCATTTCCAATCCCACTTAGCTTCTGTGGTTAATTCATTAGATAAAGTTTCCGCATCTTTCAACCACTTGCTGCTATCAGTAGGTCTACACATAACACATTGCAAGTTACAGGTATTACCTAATCTCAAATCCAGCGCAATTATATTATTGTTAACCTTTCCGTCGCTCTCTGTTTTTGAAACAATATCATCTATGTATTCAATGCCGAGTTTTTTACTCCATAAGAAATTTTGAATCTGCCTATGGCTTTTTACCCCGCTTTTTTCATTATTATAACAATTTGAGCAATCAGGAAATTCATTTCCTTCAAGCATGGTAAGCCTAGCTCTTTTAAAATAATCACTATTCCAGGCTGTTTGCCAATTAACTTTATTCAAATTAAGATTGCTACTATTGGCCACACAACATAATAATACACTGCCATCTGTATAGGTAGCTGCATGAATCCAAGGTAGTATACAAAATGTTTTACTCTTTTCCATTTATAAACTCAGCTAGTTCTGGTCCTAACACAGTAAAATCTTGTTTTCTTTCTTTGTCTAATGATTTTGTGTAAATTCTTAATCTTTTTACTTGTTCCTCTAAATCATCAGGAGGATTTAACTTCAACATACCAATAACTCCGTTTAAACTATTTTGCGTTAGACCATGTGCATTTTTAGACATCACATTATCTCGATAATGTTCTAGCATATCCAGAGCTTGTTGTTTTATATTATCTGGTAAAATTGTTATTGCTAAATGAGATGGGTGAGTATTAATTAAAAAATCTACAAATATATTCTTTTTATATTTTGCATTTAACCTGTCAACCCAATTGAGTATTTCTACTAAATTTAGAATATTATAAACTTGTACAGTAGGAGTAATCCCTAATGTTATGTTAGGCATACGAGCCATTTGTTCTATATTATTTTCTAACCTAGCCCATTTACTCGGAAACCTAATATAATCGTTTACTTCTCCGAATCCATCTATACTCGCATTTACAGAACAATTAAAAAATTGTCTTATTAATTCTAAAAACTTTTTATTGATATTAGTGCAATTAGTATTAAAAAATAATTGAATATCATTTCTACCTTGATCTATACAACTTTGCATGAAGGTAAAATTTTGCTCAATTAAAGTAGGCTCACCTCCTGTTAAGTAAACCTTTTGCAAACTTGGAATTAATTCAATAACTTGATTCCAAAAAATATCACTTTGAAACCATGGTTGGTTATCCATAAATTTTATAGAAAACTTACTAAAACTTTTATTCCATGTATCTGCATAGTCTTGGTCTTTTTCTATTAATTCAACATGTTCTTTTGCGATTTGACTACTGTTCCAAGGATTACACATTCTGCATTTTAAATTGCATAGGTTTCCTAATCTTAAATCAAGGTAAACAGGATCGTCAACAACAAAACCCGATTTAGCAGCTTGTTCAACAAGTTTCATAATTTGGTCACTGCCCAACCTGTTAATCCATTCATTATTACTCAATTGCCTGTTGCTCTGTCTGCCGCTTTGTTCTTGCAGATAGCAGGATTGGCAACCTGTTACTTTACTATCGTTAAGCATGGAAATCCTTATAGCTCTAAGATGCCCTGAATTCCATGCCTGTTCTTTAAAATTATCCTTACAACTGATATAATTTCCTTGACTGTTTTTAATCCTACCTTCAAGTCCTTTGGTCAAACAACAGTACCTAATATAAGTGTCGGTATTCACCATTAGACTGATAAATGGAATCACGCAAAAACTAGAGTTTTTAGTAAGTTCTTGTAAAGATTTCATAGTATATTTTTTTAATAATTATGTCTAGCTCATTCAAAGTTTTATAAAACTGAATAATTTATAATTAAATAAATTATTAAGGATTAATCATGCACATAATTGTTCCGGCTGCCGGATTGTCAAGCAGATTTCCTACACTTGAACCTAAGTTTTTATTGGAAGATTCTAATGGACATATTATGTTATATAGATCAGTTCAGCCTTATTTAAAAAAATACAAGGTAACAGTCGGAATACTACAGGCACACGAAGAAAAATTTAATGTATCAAAAATTTTACAAAAGAAAGATGATAATATTAACATTGTCTTTTTACCTAATCTTACCCGAGGACCTGCAGAGACTGTTTTTGAAATAATAAAGAGGTCAAGAATAGAAGATGAAATATTGGTCAAGGATTGTGACAATTTTTTTAATTCAAATTATGAACAAGGAAATCTAGTATATATTTCACAACTACAAAAACATTCTAACCTGAGGGAAAAAGAATATAGTTATTTAAGGACCAATAAAAATAACCAAGTAGAAAAAATAGTAGAGAAAGAAATTATTTCTGATTACTTTTGTGTGGGTGGTTATAAATTTGAATCTTCTCTAAAGTATTGTTACTATTTTGAAAATTTTGTCAGCAATGGTGCAGAAATATATCTAAGTCACATAATTCAATATATGATCTATCAAGGTGAATATTTTAAAACCTCCATGGTCCGAAATTTTTTAGATTTTGGTACTTACGATATTTGGTTAAAAAATAGAACCCTTACTGAAATTTTTTAATTCTTCAATATTTTGTTCGTAAAATTTTTGTAAAAAAACAGCATCGTTAATTTTCAATAGTTCTCTTTTTAAGTTTTTATTTTTTTGAAAAAATTGTAAAGCGGCCTCTTGAGCATGCCGGGCTGTCTTATTTTTAGCTTTGTTCCAGGATTCAATTAATCCATATTTGTTAATTTTGGCCAATTTGACAGTTTCTCTAAAAACACTCTTCCAAATTGTAAAATTATCTGTATTAAATTTGGTAATATTACTTACTTCTTCTATAAATTTATAATTTTTGCTCACGCTTAATGTAAGATCTAAACTGTTCCATTTTTTCATTTTTAACAAATTATACTTGTTAAATAATTTTACTCCACCATAGCCATATATAAGATTATTCAAAGGATTTATACTTGCCCAGACATAAGTACAATCTCTATCATATAAGTCTAATTGAAAATTAAACTTGAATTCATCTACTATCCATGCATCACCATCTACCACATAAAACATTTCTGTAGATGAGATCATGGCTGCTACTTTATGAGCTTCAAATATTCCTTCTATTCCATGTACCCTTTTGGCTTTAGGATACTTTTCAATAAGCCTGCGCCAATTTTCTTCCGCATTTAATTCGTTATAGCTTATAAAAATTACATCTTTTTGTTTTGGCAGGTCAGGACTAACTAACCCCATATCTCTAGATTCATAGGCTAGTGAACTTTTAGGCTTATATTTGAATGCCCAGATTTTATCAGGTCCTGATGAATATCGAGGATCCAGATACCAAATTAGCTCGCAGCGGCATTCAAAAGGATCAGGCTGATATTTTTTAAACCCGCTATTATTAAAATTTAATTCTAAATTAAGATCTGGATTTTTAATCCATTGTCCCTTAGGAAGTAAAATGGATAAATCTTTGTATCTATGCTTAGGAATCCATCCTCTAGGAAAATATTTTGCTAACCATTGTCCCTTATAATTCCAGACAATACATTTTTTTCCGTATCCTTCTATAAGCGTATGATTAAAACTAACAAAGTTGTTATCTATAGTGAATAAAAAATATAAAGGTTTAGAATCATCTACCCATGGATTAAACACCATTAATTCATGCTCAGCATCTCCGGATAATCTGAGCTGAGAGTCATACGATGCGGAATTCCCATCATATCTAATATTTCTAACTATTTCAGAATCAAGTAAAGGTACACTAATTAGCATCTAGTAATTAGTTTTACAGAATACCTACCTAGGTTAATTTGGTATTGAAACAATACTGGTAACTGTGGTCCATGTGTTCCCAATGCCGCTGAACCCTCTAAATATTCTTGTACGAGTTTCTGTAATTGGAGTTTTTACCGTACCAGTGCTAGGAGAAGAATCTATAGGATATTGCGGAAGATTGTTAAATCTTGTTCCTGTGTCAGTTTGGCTATAATAGTGAAATGATCTGCTGAGATTATCTAGAGTCATATTAAAATTTGCGTCTGTGCTATATTCGCGTATCCCATTTAATGAAATACTGAGATTACCTGTGCCGTCATCGTACACAGTAAACATAGAACCTCTTGCAGTACCATTACCAAAATAATCCCCATAATTATAATAATCACTGGTCTTAACTTTATAATAATATTCACCATCTAAGTTTTTCAACCCAGATACCATGGTACGTGCTGTGCCTGTTCCTAGGTTATAAAACTGATACACTTCTGCCCAATGAGCAAAAGGTGCATCTTGCGAAGCAGCACCTATACCTAAATTTTTCATATCTAATAAAAGAGACCCACCCTGATCGTACTGTGGAGTACCATCACCGCCCATACCTACTCCTATGGTTAAAATTCTCTTGGCATCAACTAAATCGTAGCTAATTCCGACCACAGAATTATGTGTGCTTATTGGACTAAGCCAATCTATAAAATGCCTGTATGAACCAGTACTAACTATAACAGTTGCATAATTTGTTATATTCTTGGTGATACCATTTACTGTGACCACAAGGCTTTGACTATAGATATTGGTGTTGGCCACATAGTCAGCATCAAATCTTACTTTAACATGGCCTACACCATTCAATATACCAGTATCTAAAATTTTCCAGCCGCCAGAATGAGTACTCGTGGCTGATAGCTGTGTAATGATGTCACCATTTGCCGTGCTCCTACTATCTGGATTAATCAAGAAAGTAGTTTCTATACTTTTTCCTATCTCTGTAATTGTCTCATTATAATTGCTAGGAGTGCTTACCCAATTAAATCCATAGCTTATATTTTGTCTTGTAGGTATTTTAATCGAACCTTGATCATTATCACTATTAACTGTGATAAAATTTATAAAATTACCAAATGAACCACCGCCATTATATCTGAGATTAAAATATTTGTTAGTTCCTGGAGAAATTGTCGTACCCACAGCTCCCCAGCCTGGGCCATATTCAATTTTTGGTGTAGCACCTTCACTGCTGAATAAAACGCTGGTGACAACCAAGCTGGTGGTACCTGAGTTTTTAAATAATATCTTTTGGCTGTCGCTATCTTGCCCTGGGTAACAATTAAAAACAGGAATAGGATACCCTGAAGTTTCTGATTCAATTGAAAGTACCTTGGTTTGAGGTTCACCTATAGTTGAAGTGCTCTGACCTTGGAAATTCAATAGACTACCAACTAGTACATTGGGACTTACTATAGCATTGGTAGATTTAACAAATCCCATAGTAGAAGTAATGATAACATTAATTGTAGGCATGGTATATACTATTTACTATCACTATCTATATTTGGAACCTTGACTAATTGCATGACATCACCCATTACTTCTTGAAGTCGTTTAGAATCTATGACAAATTCTGCAATTTCGTCTCTAATTTTATAAACTTCTTCGTTAGTCTGCGCCAAATGAATTTTTTCTTTATATAATTCTCGAAATATTTCTGTTTTTAGCATGATGTACTTGTATCTTTTATTTGCCGCAAGCACTTCATTTATTTCTGTCGTTAACTCATAACTTTTATTTTTAGCTATGATTTCTAATAAAGGTCCTCCACCATTAATAGCTTCTTTTAATTTAATGGATCTTAAATAATATCCTTCGCTACAGGTTGGCAAAAAGGGTTTTCGTAAATGATTAACTCGTTCAGTTAAGAATTTAAGCATTTTTTCTTTATTTTGCTCGATTAGACTTTTCTTGATATTTTTGTTTAATCCTTGATCTAAGATTAATTTGTTACCAATTAATTTCCAATCCCAACAGTTCTTTATACTCATGCCCACAGGAAGATCAGCATCCCACTCTCTGAGGTATACATGTTGGTTGAGGGTTAATCTCACAGCACTAGTATCTGTGAAATATATTACTCTGTTGCAAGAACAATCTAATACAAGATAATACATATTTTTTCCTTTGCTAGCTTAATTGGCATAATTTACATAATCTAAATTTGCCTGGGGGCTAGGCACGTCATATGTTTGTCTAAGATAAACAAATAGCCCTCTATCTGCACTATGAACTATAAAGTAATCTTCATTAAAATCAGGTGGGCTTTGTACCGGATATTTTAACCAACTTTGTTCTTGTTTGTAACCTGTCAAAGCATCAAGTATCACAGCATAACCATTCTGCGCAATCACAGCCAGTTCATCGTTATATAATTTTAAATTAAACCAAGCAGGGCCTCTAATTACTCTGATCCATATTTGGTTACCTAGACTATCAAATGCTATAACTGATCCTTCTTGGTTTCCTACGTAGATTAATCCGCTAGAATGGATCTGAAGAAATTGATGAATGGTTTTTATCCCACAACAACGTTCCCATAAAATATTTCCAAAAGTGTCCATTGCTAGTAGTCTACCTTCTTCCGTGACCACAAATAATTTATTATTATAACTAGCCGGTCTACCTTTGCTCACTCCAATGAACTTTGACCAATTTAATCTGCCCTGTGTTATACTATAGATAAACCCATCATTGCTGCAACAGATAACTTGATCATTAAAGAGAAATGGACTGGCCGGAATAACATGCCGAGTAGGAAATCTCCACTTAACTAAACCAGTTTCCATGTCTTGACAGACTATATCACCTCTTGTATATTGTAGCCCGCCTTCTGTTCCTAGATATAATTCTCCTGCCTTAGTATTAACATAGGGAGTACTATGTAAAAACATATCTAATCTCATTGCCCAAATTTCTACACCTGTGCTTAAATCTAAACAATAACTATTTCCGTCATAGCTTGAAAAGTATACTCTATTATTAGCTATGACAAGTTGACTGCCTATGCCTTTTTCCATGGTTGGGTTAGATCCTTGCCAGGACCAAATTAGCTCTCCATCATTTAACCTATGGCAAAATACCTCATGGTTATCAGTGGCAAATAATACAAATTCATTATGTATAATAGGAGGACATTGTACATATTTCTTTTCGGCCCATTGTGCATAACTGAGATTCCTCCATGCTAATTGTTTTTCAATCGGTCTATTTTTTGGATCTATTCTGGTTAATCCCAGATCATGTCTTGTAAAAACACGCTCTATTGGTAATCCTAATATTTCTAAACGTCTACTACCATATTGTCTATAAAAATCATAGAATATAACAGCCGCACAGATATCTATTTGGATACCTTCTTCTTTTAAATTTTCCTGTAGTTTAGTATAAGTTGTGCCCATTACCATAGAATCATCTACAAAAATAGCTCTGGCACCATTCTTGGGTCTAGGCCCTTCAACTAATCTATGACGCTGCCTCATTTTTCTAGCTTCACGTGAAACCAAAGTATTGACCTTGTAGTTTTGTTTCTCTGCGGCAATCTGCGTGGCAACTAACAAGTTCATAGCGCCTATGCCCTGACCTACTAGAATATCTGGTTGGTATTTTTTGATTTGTTGCCAAACTAATTCACCTGCACTGGCTAAAATTCCTCCAGTCAACAGAGCCTGTCTTATATCTAAAAAATATTGCCAACGCTTGTTCTGTATATTATCACCAAATATCACAGCGTGATTTACTAGGTGGCGACGAACTTGTTCTTTTAAATTCATGTTCGTACTTATGGTAGAAAAAAAGAAAATTTAACGGATTTGGTTACATTTCTGCTCCACCGCCACCTTCGGCGCCACCTTCGGCGCCAGCTTCTGAACCTGACTCAGTGCCGGTTTCAGTGCCGGTTTCAGTGCCGGTTTCAGTGCCGGTTCCTTCGCCTGCTGAACCTTCAGCAGGAGGTATGTAAATTCCACCGGAACTACCTCCACTGCTTATAGTAGATCCGCCTACGGTAATTCCAGTTTCTGTTATCACTATGGTTACTCTGATAGTTAGTTCAACACCACTTGAACCTCTCACTGTGATAAATCCCTGTCTTACTCCAACGCCACCATAGAGATAATTATAGGCCACAGTAAAAGTCTTAGAACTGCCTGCTGCTACACTGGTATTTGTGGCAAAACTTTCTGATGTAAACCCAGCTGAGCCACCACTGAATGCTGAAAGATCTGCTAGATGACTTATACCATCTGGTGTGTCAAAAGTAATAGATCTAACATAAGCTGTGTTTAATCCACTATTAGTTATTCGATAGGTTTGTAGAAAATTTTCAACTGTGGTATAGCCTTCACCTACAACTCCTCCTGTGCCAGGATAACCACTATCTGTTCCTAGACTTTCACTGACTACGCCATCTGATTCTGTGATAACTGCTGTACTGCCAAAAGAAATATAGGGCAGTATGACCAAAAGTCCTCCATAGCTCAAGGAACCGGTGGCTATGCTATCACTTATGACTTCTGTAACCACAGCATCTGGGTCTACATCTACGTCTAAAGGATTAAGTAGGTCAGCCAACAGCGGGTCAAGATCGCTACCAGTTACATCACCTGTAGAATAATCATCACCATCACCTAAGGCAAATAAATCGGCTAGATCATCATCTCTTGACGCTGTTACTGTGACACTATTGCCGTCTGGAATATTAGCAGCGTCAATATAATCATTCCCGCCATAGCTATCTAGGCCCGAGGCATCCCCCACGCCGTCACTACCAAATCCTTCACCTCCCCAATCGCCACCACCGCCACCACCACCTTCTTGCAACGCCAGTAGTTCTTCGTCAAGGATATCAGGCATGATTTTTAACTAACAACAAAGCTAGTAGTAATTGTAGCTGTTGTGCTGGTTGTTCCATTAAACGCAGTTACCACTATGGTCCCTCCATAGGTTCCTGCTGTGCTGGTTGTTCTGTAATGATCCACAGTCATGGTCTTAGTACCACCTGTGGCAATTATGGTTGTTGTGGCAAAAGTAGTACCTGTAAAAGCAGTGGTGCCACCATTAAAATTACTGAGATTGGCCGCGTGAGTAACTTGACTTGGGGTATTAAATTGTATCCCAGTAATGGTTAAACTCACTGCTCCATTATTATAAAGCGTAAATGTCTGCGCTGCCATGAATATGTTGTCCTCGTAATTATTTATAAGAACACAGGATTGTTCCAATTACTACCATTTGGGCTGGTATAATTAGTCACTGCTGTGCTGGTATTGGTTATACTCAAAGCCATGAGCACACTGGTTTCTGTTTTATAAGTTTCTACCCTTACCCTTACATAATTGTAAGTACCGGAAAAAGCATAGGTAGTCCAGGTTCCTGTGTTCGTTGGCGTTGTCAAGTAATTATTCCTACCAAAACTGGTCACAGAAGTAAGTGTGCTCACTCTGGCCAATAGCTGTTGAATAACAACATCTTCTTGAGTACTGGTGCTGCCAGTACAGGTCACTGCTAACTGTATGGCTCCTCCTAGATTGAAAAAATATTTTGCTGTGCTGCTATTAGGCCATTTGGCCTGTATGACCTGACTGATCCCTGTATTGGTAAACACTGTGCTAGTTGAGCGTATACCATTGCTAGCCAAGGCAGTAAGCTGCGTACTATGTACAGTATAGGTGTTTGTGGATATTACATTAACCGCGGTGTTTACCGCATTTACGCCTACTGCATCATATAAAAACCCAGGTATGCTGATGTAACTCACCGTGCTTATGGCTGTTAGTGTGTTCATTTGCCAAGTGGCTGTGGTCGGAGTAACAGCAAATTCACCCACGTTAATTAACTTGGCATTACGCTGATGAATATTAATTTTATTAATGTCTGCTATGAGATTTATCCACTGTAACCTAGTAACTCTGGTTCCTGTAGTCACTGGAATACCCAATAGGTCACGTCTACCATAGGCAAAATCATTTAATCCTGCTACCTGATCTATCCTTGAGACTAATTCATTATAATTTGTTGCTGTGGCCAGCGAACTGGTGCTAGCAGGAAATGTAGTGCCTGTTGGGTCAACCACTGCCACCGTACTAGCAGTGGCCACTATGGGGCCTGCTATGCTGGTAGTGCGTATCTGTAGAATAATAGTTTCACCTAGTTCTACAGTGGCGTCACTGACCAAGGTTAGGACCACTGATCCACTATTAGAATTAATAACAAAACTACCATTGTTGGCACCACCTGAAAAATCTGCTCCTGTGGTTGTTCCTGCATTGGTCCAGTACAACGTAGTTCCATTGGCCACAGCAGTAGTGGTTATTGTGTAGGTAACGGAGTTGCCTTCTACCACAGTTGGTGTGCTTGGAGAAACTGCATAGGTAGCTCCACCTGCGTCACCTATACTCACTGTGGCCGCTGTGGCTACCACTGTGCCCGCAGTGCTGAGCAGCCTTACTTGAAAGATCAGAGTTTCTGTGCCCTCTGCACTACCATCTGATAGGGCAGTTAGAGTAACTGAACCAAGATTTCCAGAAACTGTGAAACTTCCACTGTTTATGTTACCCACAAAGTCAGCGGCCACTGTGGTACCAGCATTGGTCCAATATAAAGTAGTTCCATCTGGTACATTGGTAGTTGTAATGGTAAAAGTTACAGAACTACCTTCTGTTATACTCACTGTGTTACTGCTTACAGAATAACTAGCACTGGCAGAAGCTACAAAGGTATTCACTGTGGCTACCACGCTGGCTCCACTAGATAGGTCACCTGAGTTGCTGATATTATTATTAAAAGTCACAGTGGCAGGGTTATAACTATTACCATTGATATTGATAAAACTACCCTGTGCGTGATTGAATATGTTATTATTAGATATTTCTGTAGTTTCTACTAGATTGGTAAGATTTTTATAAAATACCACACCACCCTGCTGCGGTGTGGTACCCGAGCTGTTGTACATTCTGTTATATCTAACTATGACATTTTCCGCAAATTCTGTGGTAGTCTGTATGGTATATATACCAACCCCACTGGCATTGGCAAAACTTGCATAGGCCACTTCCTGTGCATTGTTATACATGGTATTACCTTCTACCAAAGCACGCTTGACATTGGTCAAACTGATCCCATCACTACCATTGTTTCTAAGAAAATTATTACGTGCTACTATGTTGGTACCACCTAGTTCCAATCCGCTGGCTGAAATGTTGGATCTAGTAGCGCCATAGATATAATTGTTGAGAAAGGTCTGATTTTCTCCTGTGTCGTTGACAAATATCGAGCTTTCACCGTTATTAACAAACAAACTATTTTGCACACTGGCGTTTTTGGGAAAGAAATATATACCACTCCATAGGTTATTCCTAAACACACAACGATTCACTCGAACAAAGGTACAGGCTCCTGCATAGTTAGCTGACCCACCCACAAACAGTGCAGGTGAACTCACAGTGTTGGGCAAGGGTATTCCGCACACTGCAAACTTAGATCCCCAGATATCCACGTTCTTACAGCCTGCCAAGGTCACTGTGATGTAGGTATGATTAATAAACCCACATTTGATAATCTTCACACCGTTTACCTGTATGAGTGCTAGTAGATATTCTGTTCTACTGGCATTGAGATTACCATCTAATACAATATTTTCAAAACAGATATCAGTCTGAGTATATGTACCCGCTAGACCATTGAACGTGCTATTTTGAAATAATCTAGTGGCAGCACCCATGCCTGCGCCCAACTTGATCACTGTTAATCCAGTGGTATCTCCTAATAGGCGTATGTTACTGGGCAAATTCAATGTACCAGTGACTATGTAAGTGCCCGCGGGAAAATACAGCGTACCATAACTGCTGACATTGCCTAGGGCTGTGATTATACTGGCTGTACAGTCAGTCACACCATTGCCCACTGCACCATAGCTGGTCACATTAATAGTGGCTCCTGCACCTGTCCATGAAACTTCACCCGTGGTCAAGGTATTCACATCAGCAAAACTAGTTGCGCTGGCACTGATGTAGGTGGCTAGGTTCGCAGTGAGGTCAGTTTGGTTACCAGGGGGTTGATCTGTCAAGGTGATACTCACGCTTTCTGCTAGATGATTTATAAACGAATCTCGATCACTCTGACTGATATATAATCTTAAAAAATACCCTTCACCTGACTCTGGTGTCAACCAATCCTGCGCAGCAATCACAGTGATAGTGGCTTGGTTACTTTGAACGGTGGTAGAACCCAAGGGCGGACTGGGATCTACTATGTCATATCTATCAGCAGTGCCTATGGCCAAGGCGGCCCAATATAACTCCGTACCATTGCTCACTCCAGAGGTGGTTACAGTGAAGGTCAATGATGAACCTTCGGTTTGACTTTGTGTGCTTGAGGGGTTGGTAAAGGCGTAGGTTGGCATGATCACATATTTATTGGTAGATAATGAAATTCTTAACCCAAGAACCTTGACTATTAAATACTAAGATAATAAACTAATAACGAGCAAATCAATGAAACGTTTCAAGCATTCAGGCACACATGGTGATATTATCTATAGCCTAGCCGTGGTCAAACATCTAGGTGGAGGTGAGTTTTATCTGCACTTGAATCAGATAGATTGGATAGTTCAGCATTACTATGGGGGTCAACCCCTGCCCTTTCATCGTGGTAGAATGACAGAAGAAGATTATCTACAACTACGTGAATTCATGCTGGCTCAACCCTACATCACCTGTTTTGAACCTTTCACAGCAGACAAGGAAATCACGCATAACCTAGATAGGTTCAGGCCCTTGTTTGTCAATCATCCTGGTAATTATGTGGACATGTTCAGTGGTCTGTTTAATATAGAACCCAAGACTCAAAAAATCCTGCGTGACACACCATGGTTAACTGTGAAACGAGCCAGACGCATAGAGAATAGATCAGTGATTATCAATCGTACTCCGCGTTGGCAAAGTCCGGGGGCTCGAGCTAGTTGGGACCAAATTAAACAACAAGGAGCTGAAGATCACAGCGTGTTCATTGGCCTGGAGGAAGAATATCATAGTTTTTGTAGTGAGATGGCGTGGCGTATTCCTTATGAACACACTGAAAATATCAATCACATGGCAGAAATCATCGCCGGTGCAGATCAATTCATAGGCAATCAGAGCCTGGCACTGAGTTTGGCCATAGGGTTAGGTATTGAATATGCCTGTGAAGCACGAGCCGATCTACCCTTGGTTCGTAATGAATGTTACTTTCCAGATCATCCTCGTGGAGATTATTTTCAATGAAACTAGGTATCATACAGAGCAGAGGCCTGGGCGACATAATCATCGCTCTGCCCATAGCACATCATTATCATCGTCTGGGCTGGGAAGTACATTGGTGCGTGACCGACTCGTGGGTAGCACAGCTGAGACATCATGCTAGATGGTGTACATGGCATGCAGTGAAAGATGACGGTCATCTTTTTTACTATGACTTACCTCAGGCCATACTCAAGGACGTGGGCGTAGACGAAGTGATCTGTCTATACAACAGCCTAACCGGACATCCCGAGTTTGGAGCAGAGCCATATTTTCAACATGTGAGTTTTGATCGCTACAAATATCTCCGAGCAGGAGTGAGTTTTGAAGAAAAATGGCAACTCAAAGACTGCATAGTGCGTGATCTTCAGAGAGAAACTCTGCTCAAACAGAGTTTAGAGATTAAAGAACCCTACGTGATCACTCATTTGACTTCGAGTGAACAAACTGTGCGATTACCTCCAGACCTCATACCCCCAGAATATCGTGTGATACCCATAACCACACAAGGTTGGATCTTTGACTGGCTCACTGTGATTGAACAAGCAGAAGCTCTGATCATGACTGATTCAGTATTTGCTAATCTAGTGGATCAACTGAAAATACCCGTGGAAAAATACTTTATTCCACAGCATCACATACAACTAACACCACAGCATGTCATGCACTGGCAGTGGCTACCTAACCCTGATCTCAAAAAACAGGCTGTGATTTTTCAACCTCAACCCTAGGATGACCTAAGATGAATGACATACTCTGCCCGATCAGTTTGGGCGAACTGATAGATAAAATTACTATATTAGAGATCAAACTGGAAATGATCGAAGACACAGAAAAACGAAGTTGGATACGTAAAGAACACTCCAGACTAGAAGAGATCTATCAAGCACTGAACATCACTAACGAACGAGTTCGTGTGTGCCAACAAGAACTAAAAATGATTAATCGCGTGCTTTGGCAGGTAGAAGATTATAAAAGAGCTTGCGAACAACGTCAGGACTTTGGAGAATCATTTATCACCGCTAGTCGTACTGTGTATTTCCAAAACGATAATCGTGCTAGAATTAAACAACAGATCAACGAAATCTCTGGCTCAACTCTTAGAGAAATTAAAAATCATCAATCCCTAGGATAATATACCCTCAGCCCAACGCTGACTGACACCCTGCACCGCAGAAAACCACTGCTCTTCTTGACTGTCTACACTCATGATCTCATCACCCCCCACTGCACTGATTAACCAACTCTGCTCAACTGTCCAGGGCGCTTGACCACCTAACTCCCCTTCTAATTGTCCCGGAGACCACGCGGCAAAACCTAGAAAGATCTTGTAATCTCTGGGCCCATGACCATGATGCAGAGCTTGAAATATTGAAGGATCCTGTGTGATGCCTAGATTATTAACCAAGGGCTGTGTGGCTGGTCCACGCCAGGAAAGATCATGCATGACTATGACTCTGTCAGGCAATACTGGACCTCCTAACCATAAATCCATGCCAAAGGGCGCTCCTTGAGAATATCCTAGATAATCCCATACCTGAGTACAACGCTCAGTGTTTTCTATTGGAGAATTTACTATGAGACCCCATGCTCCTTGTGCATCATGACTGCAGATAATGACTAGGCTTCGAGCAAATATACTTTCTCGTAATCCTGGTCTTGCTACTAATAGTTTTCCTACTAATGATTCCATGTTATGTTTGAACTTGTTTTAATATATTTACGAGTCTATGGTCACAGACTAATCTACTATATTTAATTAACTGAGAATTCAACAGGCTATTTTCTTTATACAAAACCCCGCTAGAACAGGTTACAGATAATGATAAAACCCCGCTAGAACAGACCTGCTGGGAAACCTTGTTTGAATAGCTTACAGAACACTGAGACCCTAGACCATGATGAACTTGAACTTAGCCAAGAAATAGTGACCTAGGACAGCTGGGGTGAATACTGTGTGAAGATTGAGTGAATACTGTGTGAATACTGTGTGAAGATTGAGTGAAGATTGAGTTGAGTATTTGAGCTTAGCCTATCCCTCCCACCGTGCCCCTAACTGTAGATCCACTGTGATCCCAAGGTAAAAACCATAGTAATCTGGTGGCGATATCCACAGATTATCCACATTTTGAAGCCAAAAACTGGCAAAATATCTTCCAAAATGCCATAAATTATAGTGTGTTTGTCTATATATAAACTGTATTCTGCATGGCAAACCGAGTTGATGATATACTAGCAGCACAGATCAGCTAATAGTATTGCGACTCAGCCAGTTAAGGACTTAGTCCCACGAACCGTGCGGAGAATGGCTGACCAAGGTGATCTGTGGTTAAGCAATGCTATAAACTGTATAGCGGAACAAGGCCAGCGGGCTACGGGCATGAAACTTGCTGAACTGTGGCTTATAGACAACACATGACCCTAGGAGCTAGTCAACTATGATTGACTGTGGCAGATCAGCCACATGTTGTATAGAAGCCACTGTGGGAGTTCCTGTGGCGCAGATGCCACATAATAGCATAAATGCCACTGTGTTGTGAATTCGCCACACAGTAATGAAAGACCCGCCATTTGACTTGGGTATGTCTTTTTGCTATTATATGAGTATGGACAAAGCAAAAGCACCCCGTAAAAAGCGTTCAGATCGTACGCATATTGTCTACATGCTTGTAGTCAACGGGCTTCGCTATATTGGAGTCACTGCTAAGACTGAGACTACTGTACTGAAGTCTGTAAAGTCACGTGCCGCAAAGCATTTCTACAGAGCAAAGACTGAGACTAAAGACTGGACACTATGTCATGCTCTACGCCAGTTAGCAGACAAGAACGAGATTGAAATTCATGTAGTAGAACTATTACGGGGCAAGGCAGTGGCTCATCGTAGGGAAGTTGAAATCCGTAGGGCATTACGGCCCGAGTTGAACACGGATTGTAGGGGAGATTGATGCTCTGCCCCTACTGTAATCGCTCTGTACCTTTGTTTTCTGTTCGCTGTCCAGAGTGTACCACGTGGTATGGACTAGGGCGTCTATGGCTATGGAACATCTTAGTCAGCTTGGGCATCATAATAACCATTGGCTTGACAGGGTTTTTGATTCTTGCTATAATGTGACTACACTAAAGGAGCGTACTCAATGTGGAACTTAGAGGGACAGCGGATTCGTGCTCGTTACTTTGGCGATCAGGAAGTAGAGGGCGTTGTGGTAGAAAGCCGTGTCAAGTATGGCGGCAGAGTTCAGCATAGTGTAGAGTTTGACCAGCCTATTCAGTTACGGTGGCGAGCAATGAAGGCTGTTCGCGTACTCATAGACCACGAGGAAGTCATTGAGGTCGCGGGAGTTCCACAATAACCCTTAGGTTGACAGGGGTATTGATTGGTAGTAAAATAGTGGTACAGTGAACAACAAGGAGCAGATATGTATAGTTGTCTTAGTGTAGTAGGTGGATGGCAGACTATGGTCAAGGCCACTGGCGAATTGATTGGACCCGCATTCCACAGGATTGGTGACTTGTGGGCATGGCAACGTGCTAACCTTTATAAGGATTCAGTATGAGATTCTATGACTATGTAGCAGTGCTTCGTTTCCCCAACGGACACGAGATTGAACAGCCAATCCGTGCTAAGATGCGCTCAGACGCTTTTGACATGGCTATGGCCCTGTGCGACATGATGGACACGGAGTTGATTTGCCTTAACAGAGAGGAAGACCAGTATAAGGAGGATCTCCAACTGGAAGCGCTCTATGAAGAACGTTATGATTTGGGGGACTAAGATGCAATATCCGGATTATATGACACCTGAAGACATTGAGGCCTTTGAACTGGACATGGCTCGCTTCTATGAGGATCCCTCAGTGGAGTTTGACGCGATTAATCGTGTTCTGCGTGAGTTGGCTTTGGAGCAGTTAGCAGAGCAGGCAGAACTGTTGGGTTTTTACAACACCTAGAGTGCCAAAGACCCTAAGGTTGACAGGGTTTCCACTTTTTGCTATACTTATTGAACTGAAACACTACACAGGAGCAAGAAATGAATGTGACTGCTGAGCAAATTCCCCAAATCGTTGCAGAAGCCCAGACGGCCGCTTACCAAGCCGCTAGCAAGTTCTTCCAGGAGAAGTTGGGCGGGCAAGACCAATACGCCTGCGGCTTTGCCTGGGTCAACATCTACGGTGTCAAAGGCAATACGCGACTGGGCAAGGCACTGGCTAAAGAAGGTATCCGCAAGGCCTATGGTGGCGGTCTCCAGATGTGGAATCCCTCAAAGTTCGGTTGCCAGAACGTAGACACCTTAGAGGTAGGTGCAGAGGCTGCGGCTAAGGTCTTCCAGAAGTACGGCTTCACTGCCTACGCTGGGTCCAGATTGGACTAAGGGTGCCAAAGACCCTGCACTTGACAGGGTCTTTGTTTTTTGCTATACTACACAGACACTGGCAAACAAGGAGCGATGATGAGACTTAAGAGCACAGAATTTGATGCAGGCACTGTTATACACAATTTTGACTGCGACTTTACTGTAACGACTGCTGGCGACGGCTTGTGGGGCTGTGAAGCAGGACGACAGGTGCGTGTTACAGGTATCTGCGTTATATATACTGCCTTTGACGACAGCATTAATACACGAGTAGACGTCGCACACGATAGCACCTGGGACATCTACACTGACACGGCATTTGAGAATGCTGTTAGCGGAGCACTGGGCTTTGATGTTGGCTTTACAGAGCAAGGCATGCAGGAGGACGGTGTTGCGAGCATGGAGTGCTAATGTTACAGATTCTAAAATGGACAGCAACGGCACTTATGGTGCCCGCTGCTTACCTTACACAGATCAATAACAGTATGGGTCCTGTAATGTTATACTGTGCAGGTATACTGTGGTTAGTGGCTGCTCTACAGATGCAGGATAGAGCACTGATTGCTACGAATGCGGTAATGTTCGTTGCGGGCACTGCGGGAGTGATACAGCGTGTGGCTTTTTAGCCACAAAGACCCTACAGTTGACATGGGTATCGAAACTTGCTATAATGTGACTACACTGAAACAACAAGGAGCGAACGATGGACAAAGAACTTTTTAAGCGAGATCCCAGAGACTTTGCCTTAAGTCTTGTAGAAGATGGCATGGTAGATCCCATGCTCATGCTTCATGCGGCACTGAACTGGCTGAGCACGGATGAGGTGCGTGACATGTTAGATGCCAACGAACTGAGCCCACGCTTTGCCTACGAAGAGGATGAAGATGATGAGTGAGTATACACTGACATGGATGTTCCGCAATGAACACGAATGGAGTAAGACCTTTGCCAGCGATGACGAACGTTGGGATTTTACTTATCGCTGTGGATTGCAGACTCACCCAGACATTGTGCGAATTACTCTAACAGATCCCAACGGATCCCGACAAGTTCTAAAGGATGTGAAACTGTAATGGAATACCTTAAACAAGCAGAACTGTATGCAGAGGCACGAGGTGACGAGTTCTACTTCAAAAACCTCTATACCCAATTCAGAGAATTCAATGACGTTATAGATAGTGTATGGAAGACACTGAGCTATCTATACTCAAATGAAGTAGCAGATATGCTCACTTGCTGGAGTCACCGTGAAGATTATTAGACCCAAAACCCTATATTATGTAGCACTGAACAAGCCCCGTACCTTCCCGGACGGTGGATGGAGCAACTACATCTCCACGCCCAGTCTGGGTCGTGCTCGCTACCTGGCTCGGAGACTGAAACGAGCAGTGAGACAGATTGATGTGCGGGTACGGGGTCAGCGTGGGCCCTATGTACTCCCTGGAAGTTGGCTGTAGCAAGAAAACAACAAAGACCCTTGAGTTGACAGGGGTATTGATTCTTGCTATAATGTGACTACACTGAAACACAAGGAGAAACTATGTATACCGTAGAAGTCTACAAGCAAGATCGGCGATTGAAGGCAGGCGAGCGTTTGGTTCGCAAGGTAGATCACAGCACCTCAGATCCTAGTGTTTTGGAATTTGTATACAGTAAGAACTGCCCTAAGAGCAAGGGCTACCGTTACGAAATACATAAGACCTTGGTAACCCGCAAGAACTTGATCACGGGCGCAGAGTTCCAAGAGCGTTACGACACGCCCTACTCTTGCTCACCCAGTTCAGAAACCTACTGGAGTGCCTAAAAACCCTACGGTTGACAGGGGTATTGATAGTTGCTATAATAGCATTACACTGAAACAACGAGGAGCGAACAATGGCAAATATGACCTACTGTATGTGCGAGAACACTGCTAACGACCTACAGGCAGTAGTTGACCGCTTGGCAGAAGAGGGCACTGCGTGGATTGACGACATGAACCCTTACGAAGTGCGCGGCTTGCGTGACATTGTGCAATTGGCCAATGCTATTGTGCAGATGGCAGAGGACGGCATGATTGACCTTCGTCGTATAGGAGTAGAATAGTGGAGGGCACTTGTCCAGTATGTGGGGGCACGGGGCGAGTGCCTGCAGGGGGAAACTATCATACTCGTTACCTGCTGGCGGGCTATGATGCTGCTTCAGGCACCTTGCCCTGCACCAACTGCGGCGGTCAGTATATGTACGGTCGTCCTACCGGACGGGTGCGCCTAAACTCCAACGGAGAGCCCTGTGTTCATCGTTATCGCAGTCGTTCAGTGGGTCGTTGTTTGACAGAATACACCTGTGACCTATGTGGTGACAGTTATCAAATTGACAGTGGAGATTAATTATGAGTGAAGTGAGACGCAGAGTAGATGTCCTAGTTCGTATGTGGATTGATGCGGACGCAGATGTCTCAGAGGTCATCCAGGAAATGGACTACGACTTTGAGCATCCTGCTATTGCGGAAACTGAAATTGTAGATGTAAAGGAGTTCTAGAAACCCTACGGTTGACCAGGGTATAGTTTGGTGCTATACTGTGTCTATAGTGAACAACAAGGAGCACGAAATGGCTTATGTATCCCAAGAGATGAAAGCAAAATTGGCACCCACTGTTAAGTCCCTACTTAAGCGGTATGGCTTGAAAGGTACTCTTAGTGTGGATAATCACAGAACCTTGTGCTTGAACATTAGCCAGGGTGAGATTGATTTTATCGGCAATTTTAACGCTACCTGCAGCCAGCATCCTCGTTACAACGAGCAGCCTTTTAGGCCTGCTCGAGATCATATCAATGTAAACACCTACTGGGCGCACGAGCACTTCTCAGGTCCGGCTGCAGAGTTCCTAGATCAGGCTATTCAGGCCCTTAAAGGTCCAGACTTCTTTGATCACAGTGATGCCCAAACTGACTACTTTCACACCAGTCATTATATTGACATAAATATTGGGCGCTGGAACAAGCCCTACGTTGTTGTTTAAATACAACATGCCAGAATAACCCGCCAATTGACTGGGTTACTCATTTTCCGTATAATATGGGTATAGTGAACAACAAGGAGCAAATATGATCTACGCTTTTGAAATTGAAACCCTAGCCAAGTTAGACACGGGTGCTGTGGAGTCAGCCCTGCGTCGCAACTATCCCCAAGACCGTCTAACCTTTAGCAAATTCGTAGGCATCACCAATGGTGGGCAGTTTGCCTATCGTTGTAAGTATAAGGAAGATGGCGAGGAGTCACAGGTAGCAGTGTATGTTTTTCGCAACAACGATGGTGACATCGTAGCAGACTACTAGAAACCCTATGGTTGACTGGGGTATTGATAGTTGCTATAATAGCATTACAGTGAACAACAAGGAGTAATAAATGGGAACGAGATCACTAACTTATGTATATGAGGGCAAGCATCCTGTAGTCTGCGTCTATCGTCAATACGACGGCTACCCCTCTGGGCACGGAGCAGAACTTGCTGCGTTCTTAGACGGGTACGACATCGTCAACGGCTTTGGGCAAAAGCGAGCAAAGTTGGCCAACGGTATGGGCTGTTTGGCTGCTCAAATGGTTGCTCACTTCAAGACTGAAGTAGGTAATTTTTATCTTCATGCTCCTGTGCTGGACAGAGACGATGGACAAGACTTCGAGTATCATGTCTACGAAAAGGACGTCATTATCTTTAACTACAAGCGAGACCTTGTGTTCAAAGGCACTCACGCAGAGTTTGCTCGCTTTTGTAATGATGTTACAGTGTCGGAGGAAGTATAATGAGCCGCTATGTAGTTGACATCATATCCGATGCGCCCGCCTACTGGAGTGCCTTGTTCAATGACGGCAGTGTAGAGCAGCTGGACGCCGTTACCTATAGCGAGGCACGAGAGGAAGCAGATCACCGTTTCGGTGTTGGCCAAACACAACAGGTTGACATCGAAGAAGATTTTCAGTATAATATTTGAACAGTAGCAAATTAATTCACACACAGACATTCACATTTAAGGAGATCAATATGTCTAAGACTTTTTCACATGCTGGTGTAAGTAAACTCAACGGTGAGTTCAAGGTTCGTTTCTGTAATGACAGTCTACGTGTCAAGGTCCTGGCCAAGAACGGCCATAGCGACATTGACATCATAGAGCTGCCCAATTCAATGACCAAAG